AGAATGCGTAAAAAGGTAGCGTATTAAAGTGTTCTTCATTCAGCCCCTGACGCTGTCTAAAAGCATAGCGGAGAACATTTTAATACACACTCTCCTTACCGCCTGAACAGTGGTTGACAGACATAGTCGGAGAGTGTATAATTAATTCATTGGATGTGTAGGAAAATTGGTAACCCCAGTGGACTGTAAATCCGCCGCCTCTGGCACTGCTGGTTCGACTCCAGCCGCATCCACCATTAAGAAATAGCATTGACGGGTATCGTCTATGGACGCATAGACTTATGAAGGATAGGGCCATCTTACCCTTCTGAGAAAACTGTGAACAATGGCTTATGAGGAGAATCGAACTCCACTCAGAAATACGTTTCATCCCATAGGGTGTAATGTTATTTTTTAATGGTAAAAATTTAAGGGTAGTTTATTATCCTGTTGGCGGCTTGCCGTTGACGAAGAATAAGTTGAGTGATCAACCCAAAGGAGGTAAGCCTACGCAACTCCGCCAGCAATGGTTCATGTAAACAAGCCTGCTCACTACCGTGAGGTAGCGTTCACTTATAAGACGGGTGGATGTAACAGCAAAGCTGATGTTAGGGAAAGAATGCGTATCGACTGGCCCGCAAGGGAACCAGGGTGCGTGAAAAGTAACAGGTGGTGCTGACTTCCTAACAAAACCAATCAGTCAGTTGGTATGAGAAAGGGTAGTGTATTGGTTCGAAGGGTCGCACCTAAGAGCTCGTATGCAATGTAAATGGTTGGTGGGACACGTTGCGAAACGTTGTTACACTGGTCGTGAAACATCACTGAGTAGCTCGCGAGGCAAAAGGTATGTGGTGAGTTGTATCGTGTATTCCAAAAGAGTATGCGGCAACTGAGGCAGCTCATCGCGGTAGGTTGTTATAGATCAATGGTAGATCATTTCTCTGTTAAAGAAACTGCTGTAGGTTCAAATCCTACTAACAAATCAAAAATGCAAAGACTGCCTCGGTTATGTGTGAAAAGCATCTAATGCTTGACACGCAAGTGAATCAAGTCTAATGAAGCTCGCAAGGTGACATTAGTTTATACTGGAAGTTTCGTAACGGTTTAGCGACTGTGAATGGCTCGCAAGGTCAACGGGATAGATGGTGTAGAATAGCACATAACGACAAGCCTACTGCCTGGCTTTAAAAACGGCGATGCTGATAGTGGACATAGATACAGTAATGGTCTATGTGGATGTCTAGAGAAGGTTTGCTCGCAAGGCGGACTATAATGCTAGAGGCACTATTGGCTAACGTGTAATCTCAGCGTTAGCACTATTCTAAAACACATTCGCAACCAAATGGGAGTGAAATGTCCGCGGGGAGTGTGTTTCAGAATAGATTTACCCGAGTGTAGGATAGTCTGGTTCATTCCGCCTGCTTTGGGAGCAGGATGTCGCAGGTTCGAATCCTGCCACTCGGACCAAAAGCGCCTCGTTAGTTCACCGGTAGAACGTCGCCCTTACAAGGCGAATGCAGTTGGTTCGACTCCAGCACGAGGCACCAGTTAACGGAGAGGTCCCATAATGGTATTGGAGCAGATTGCTAATCTGTCGGTCGCTAAAAACGTCTTCGGGGTTCGAGTCCCCGTCTCTCCGCCATTTCATTTTTAAGGAAAATAAAATATGCTAAAGCCAGGTCCGAATTATAGAATGAGTAAACAGGGTAAGAGAACATTAGCCACTAATCGAATGATTGATGCACACTATCGAGGTGCTATCAAGCGTTCTATAATTCAAGCAGAGTTGGCTGCCGCTATTCAACCTAAGCGTGAAAAGAATCGTCGAGATTCTAATACCGCAGGAGAATAACATGTCTGATGGTGGAAAAGGGTCTAGACCCAGACCATTCAGTGTAAGTCAAGATACATTTTCCCAAAATTGGGACCAGATTTTTACAAAGGAAAAATCCATGCAGGTAAGAGCAGATCAGATCAAAGAAGGTGGTGTAAGTTGTGGATGCGGTCGTAGTCCTACCGGTCATTGTATTGGTTGGCACGGTTTATCAGAAGCAGCATTCCAAGCCAAACTTCAAGAATACCTTAAAGAACAAAAGACAGCTGATAAGTAATTCGTTGGGGGTTTAGCTCATCTGGGAGAGCATTAGCTTTGCAAGCTAAGGGTGATCGGTTCGAGTCCGATAACCTCCACCAACATGCCCTTGTAGCTCAGTTGGTAGAGCAGTGGTTTTGTAAACCAAAGGTCGGGAGTTCGAGACTCTCCGGGGGCACCAAGATTACCAAAAATGTCTTGACAAAGACATAAAAGAATGTATAATATTTTTGTTACAGTAGAAATACTGTAACCGGTGAAGCAGAAGGTAGATGAGGGTAGACGCTTGTATGGCTTCATTGCCGTACAGACTTAATCTGGCAAAGACGCTTGAAACGTCTCCGTGCTTGGGTGATCCGATTTTATCTAATGTCATTTGCTGATCGGAAATATTCAGGTCTCTGTCGCCTGTATATTGCACGTTGTCTAGACCGACGATATCGAACAATAGGTCTTGTCAATTGTCCGGTCTATTACTTGACCTTTTGCCGACCCGTCACTTATTAAGGAAGCACATGGCTAGGATTTCAGCAGAAGAAGCAGTAAAGGCGATTGGAAACAGATTTGATCTGGTATTGGTCGCTAGTCAAAGAGCCAGAGAAATTAAAAACGGATCCAGACCTAAGATCTCGGATCAAGATTCAACGCCCTGTGTAGCGGCATTGAAAGAAATTGAAGAAGGCAAATATACCTACAACGATTATTTGAAAACTGTACAACGAAAGAAAAAAGGACAAAGAGATGAATATTTCCCTACGTAAGGCCAATGCCATCCAGAATAACATCAACGAGGCTATCCGTGGTATCAAGATCGAAACCACAGTAGAACTCAACGAGTTCCAAGATGTGGCTGCTGAGCTGCAAAAGGCCAATGACTTGGTAATCACCAATGATGCCCGCAGACAAAAACTGTTGTTGTCTCTGTACAACATCAGAGGTCTAGTTGGCACAGCCAATGCCGGTTGTGGTATTGATTTGAATCTAGCCAAGGCCGCGTTTATTGACAAGCGTATTGGTCAGCTAGAAGAACTAGCCAGCGTCAAGCCTGTGACTGCACTTGATGTTATTAAGGGCAAGCTAGAGAAGATTAAGAGTCTTAAAGACGAAGCTCGTAGCAGAATCTATGGGTACGGAGATACTGTGAGTACCACAGTGGTCAGCCAAGATCAGATCGATCAGGCCAAGTCTGAGATCCTTAATCTCAAGAAACAGAAACAAAAGCTCAACGATGAAATTCTTGAGCTCAACATCAAAACTGAGATTCCCCTCAGTGACGAAACGGTCAAACTTCTTCAGCAAGAAGGATTGATCTAACAGACCCCGGGGTCCCTTCCTCGTTATTAAAGGGGGTAATTGACTTCACCAAAACGTCAGGGTGCAAACGGTAACGACCCCAAGGCCTTGTCGGCGACTTGAGACACCGTGGCGGCAGAAGCAGAACTGACGACAAAAACATAAATGCTGATCGACAGGGTAGACAACTCAGTCTAGGGCGGAACAGGGAACCGTGGCTAGACACTTTATTAAAACGCACTGCCGAAGTTGGTTCGGTTAGGCAAGCTGCATCCAACGAGCTATGTCCGTGAGTGCGTTTTAATAAAGTTTATGGTCAGGTGGCAGAGCGACTTATGCGCTGGATTGCAAACCCAGACTAGGTAGGTGGAAATCCTACCCTGACCTCCAATTATCGCAGAGTATGGAAGTGGTCATCCGTCCGGTCTCATAAGCCGGGAATCGCAGGTTCGAATCCTGCCTCTGCAACCAATCACCTCGCTGTAGTTCAATGGACAGAACGAATTCCTCCTAAGAATTAGATCCAGGTTCGATTCCTGGTGGCGAGGCCAAAGCGTAAATAATTCAATGCGGGTGAAGTGTTTGTGGTTACACGTCAGTCTTCCAAACTGAAATAGACGAGTTCGACTCTCGCCTCCCGCTCCATATATTATGAAAGTAATTGATCAAAACGATACCTTTAAAAAATTTGATTTCAGTTCTATTATCACAAAACAAGATAATGACACTGCGATAGGTATCATTCGCGATATTATCGCCAACGGAAATTACTTTACTAATAGTCCTAAATATCAAACCAAAGAGAATTTATTCGCAAGAACAGAATCTGTCTGGCTCAAATATCGAATGAGTTTTCTGTTTTCAGTATTCATGTATCTAGGTCGAGAAGTTAAAGTATCTAATATGATGGCCTGGAGTTTTATGACTAATCTTGAGGGTGCCGAAAATCGGGACAAATTATGGCACCATCACTGGCATCCGCAAAATCCAAATTCTCAAATGATTAGCGGTATATTTTATCTACACATTCCTGAGAATGTAAAAGATCGAGATTACTGCGGAACTGAGATGGCTCCAAATGGTCCGGAAAATGAAGGCAAGTTTTTTGTAAAACCTACGGATTTTAATTGGTTGCTTTATCCGTCAAATCAATGGCACCGTCCAGGTATCGTACAAAGCAAAGATTATCGATTTATACTAGCAGTCGATATAGAATATCTAATCTAGGACCCATTCTTAATTCATCGGTTGACACTATTGTAAAATAGTGTTATAATAACTTATTTAGGAACAAATGAGGTCAAATGTCAAAAAACGATTTAATTGAATTAACAGGCACTATAAACGAAGTTTTACCAGGTAGCATGTTTAGGGTTAAACTAGATAACATGCCCAATGTTATAACTTGCTACACAGGCGGCAAACTCAAACAGCATAAAATTAAAATTATATTAGGCGATCGCGTTAAAGTAGAAGTAAGTGCATATGATCTTACCAAAGGACGTGTGACTTATAGATTATAAGTAAAGTATGTATGAAGTAAAATGGCAAGACACAGCGGGTAGAGGCTGTGTGGAAGAAGTAATAGATCTATCAGCAGCACTGGCATTGGCCACTGCACTAGGAATACCAGTAACCATAAATGGAAACGGTATAGAGCTTGTAGGAACTTTTGGTTCCGCAGGCGTAGAAAATGGACGATTACCAAACGGTGATCCCTACACTTGGTACAAAAGGAGACGACCATGAAACGAGTGATTGAAATCCGTGCCGCAGAGGGCGGTGAAGATTCAAAACTATTTGTCAGCGATCTCGCGACCGCTTACCAGAAATTGGGAATGAAACTAGGTTGAACTACCCGCCTGATAGATGTACGTCTTGGCGAGTGTAGTTTACTTGTTGAGGGCGCAGATCTATCCGGCTTAGACAATGAGCCCGGAGGTCATAGAATACAGCGTGTTCCTCCCACGGAACGCAAGGGCAGAGTTCATACCAGCACCGTTACCGTCGCGGTCATAGACAGCGAGGATGCCTGGACAGCACCAACTATACATAAGTCCGATCTAAAGATTGAATGGTATAGTGGTACTGGGGCTGGTGGACAATATCGCAACAAACATCAAAACAGTTGTCGTATCACACACATTCCTTCAGGAATCGTAGCCAAATCAGAATGCCGTAGTCGCCAAAATAGTTTGGATTCCGCTATGGCGGAAATACAACAGCGCATTGACAGCGAAGCCAAAAGATCGTATAATAATAACATAGCCTGCAATAGAAAGCAGCAAGTTGGGTCAGGCATGCGGGGAGACAAAATCCGCACCTACAGATTCCAGGACGATTCTGTTCAAGATCATCTGACAGGCTGTAGAGCAAAATGTTCCGCAGTTTTGAAAGGCAATATAGATTTACTTTGGAGATAAACATGGCACCATGGATTCAGAATGTATCGCTCAGCGATGTACGTAAAGGTCATCACATCGATGCGGGCATCAATTCCATGTTGATCCAGATCGTAGATCCAGCAATGGAGTTTCCTGCACCGTCTTATCAGTTTCGAGAAGTTCATCAATTCGAGTTCTTGGATCTTGAAAAGAGCGATAATTGTATTAACGACGATTGGAAGATACAAGATGCGCAGGCCGCAGAACTTGTAAGGCTTCTACAACATGCTTTAGAGCATAAGATGAATGTGGTTGTTCATTGTGTAGCGGGCGTCTGTCGTTCGGGTGCTGTCTGCGAGATTGGAGTTATGATGGGCTTCCGTGATACTGAAGTTTTTCGTTCACCTAATCTATTAGTCAAGCACAAGATGATGAAGTGCCTGGGTTGGACCTATGATGAAAAAGAAGCTCATACGATCAATGGTGTGATTTTAGATTCCGGCCTTATTGTGCCAAAAAATTATGAAGGGGGTATTTAATGAGAGACGAAAATGAACTAGAAGTTCCTAGTCACACTATAGAAGCATTAGATCGGTATTGGACTCACGGTTACGAGCCAGGTAGCTTTTTAGGTATGTTACTTTGTGGTGATGTCTACAATGCTGTTCTACGTGCCGATCGTTGGAACAAACAAGCATTAGGGCCTATTGTAGAATACATTGTTCGTAATGCCCCTCGGGGCAGCTACGGTAGTGTTCAGCTGTATCAAGATTGGGTGAATCACGGTGTGGCTTTTCAACAACACCAAAAGAATCGAGTAGTTGACATTTTGAGCACTCCCTAGTATAATAGATACTATGGAATACATTATTGAAGCCCGAAGCCAGAGGACTAAAAAGTTTATTGATATGATCTTACGATCTATGATTAAACAGCTGAAACTCAAAAACAGCAGAAAAGTCCTTTTTGTAAAAGTTAGCAGAGCCGATATTGACAATGACAATGACGGTCAGACCTGCTATATTCCGGGAGTTGATGGAATCGTTATCATAGTCAAGCCACAATCGCTTGAAAAGATGGGGATAACATTAGCTCACGAAATGGTTCATGCTAAACAAATGGCGTCGGGAAAACTCAAAACTATCGATGGTGTAAATTATTGGTGCGGCAAACGCTACACTAAAAGGACAAAGTATCTAAACAAGCCTTGGGAAATCGAGGCATTTTCAAAACAAGAACTTCTGTTTAGGAGATCAATAGAATGAAAGGAGGGCACTATGCCTAGCGTGTTTTTAGTAAGTGATACGCACTTCGGCCATGCAGGCGTGTGTCGTTTCACTCGAGATGATGGTAGTAAGTTGAGACCGTGGGATTCGGCTGAAGAAATGGACGAAGCTATGGTCAAGGCTTGGAACGAGAGAGTTAAGCCTACTGACAAGGTGTATCACTTAGGTGATGTTGTTATTAATCGTAAGGCAATGAGCACATTAGCTCGTTTGAACGGAGACAAGGTTTTAATCCGTGGTAACCACGACATCTTTAGAGATGGCGAGTACAGACAGTACTTTAGAGAATTACGTGCATATCATGTTATGAACGGAATGATCTTAAGTCACATTCCTGTACACAGTGATAGTTTGGGTCGTTTTGGTGTTAACATTCACGGACACTTACACGCAAACCGTGTTAAGAAGGCTCGTGGAGTTGATGCTCGTACAGGAGAAATTTTGTACAGCGATGAGATCGATCCTCGTTACCATTGCGTCTGCGTAGAACAAACACCAAACTTTGCGCCTATCTTGTTTGAAGACGTTATCAAGCGTATTGAAGCAGAAGGCGGATCAGTAGGTTTTAGGAACGGTAACGGTCCTACAATGTGACATTATCTACGTACTTTATAGGGCTCTTCGGAGCCCTATTTTTTTGACTGAACGTTCTGGAACAAATGATATAAATATATGAGCTTGGTAAAGTTTCGGAGTCAAATATGCCCTTACAAATTAAAAGAGGCCCAACAGCAGATAGAACTACCTATACGCCGGTACAAGGCGAATTGGTGTTTGATACTGATGAAAACAAATTATATGTAGGAGACGGTACTACTGTAGGTGGTATAGCTTCTACATCGATCAGCATCGAAGATGCGCAAGATGCGGCAGCATCTCTATTAACCAGCGGTATTCATACCGGAATTTCATTCACGTACAACGACACTGCGGCCAGAATAGACGCTGTTCTAGGCACAGATCTAGTGACTGATATCAAAGGATCTGTATTTGCAGACGACAGCACAATTTTAGTAGACAGTGTATCTGCTCAAATCAATCTAGACGGAACTGTAAAAGGCGATATCGTACCTGATGTAGATTCTGCCTATGATCTCGGCAGTGCCTCTTTTAAATTTAGAGACCTTTATCTCAGTGGGACCAGTATATATCTGGGTTCTGCACTGATTACAGCTTCTGGTTCAATAGTTAATTTACCTGCCGGATCAACTATCGGTGGACTGGACATAGGTTCTGGCAGCGGAGTTACACCCGGAAGTAATTACAATATCAATATCGTAGGCGACGACAGCACAGTAATTCTAAATTCGTCAACTAAAACAATTACCGCAGCCGGTGGTTTTGTGGGCAATATAACTGGTAATCTTATCGGTAACACCACAGGCTATCACACAGGCGATGTCAAAGGATCTATATTTGCAGATGATTCGACTATTCTTGTGGATGCGGTAGGCGCGGTTATTAGAGCCGATATCGCTACCGATGAAATTAAATTAGGAACTCCTAGTTCTTATGATCTAAGAATTTACAAAACTGTTCCAGGAGAAGTCACCTTTGATGTTAGCGGTCTTTTAGATTTTAGATTAAATGCAACAAACCTAAATCTAGGATCAAATACATATTCATCTAGACTCAACATATTCAGAAGCGGTTCAGTCGGTACTATAGCTAATTTTTATACAGCAGTCACAGGTGGCGGCACTTCAGGAAACAATTTTAGTTTTTATAGAGCTAACGGCACACTAGGCAGTCCAACTGCTATGGCCGACGGTGAAAGAATTATAGATATTGACTTTCACGGCCATACAGGATCCGGTTATTTTTCCGCAGCCAATATTCGTGCATATGTAGATGGCACGCCTTCAGCTGGTGTTGTTCCAGGTGGACTTGTATTAATGACTAGATCTGCTGGAGGATCTATGCAGAACTCGGTCACCATAGATTCTACCAATGCAACTACTCTTAGAGGAAATCTTAATGTAGATTCTGGTAACGTAAACGTTACAGTTTATGGCAATAACCAAAGCGTAAAATCTGTAAACTTTTATAGAGCAAGAGGAAACATTTCAACGCCCACAACAGCATTGGCCAACGATCACTTGTATTCGTTAAAATTCAATGCCTATGACGGTTCGGCCTATCAGCAGAGCAGTCTGATCAGAGCTGAAATTGATGGCTCATTATTAGGTGGAGGAATAGTTCCAGGCAAGTTGGTTTTAATGACAGTTGGCACAGCAGGAACTATGACCACTGCCATGCAGATTAATAAGGATCAAGTAGTTTCTGTTAACAAAGCTCTACAACTACCGGTGTATGCAGATTCGACTGCAAGATCAGCGGGTATACCAACACCAGCTACAGGCATGGTATGTATTACTGCTTCTAGTTTTACCTGGTATGACGGTACTGTTTGGCAGACTCTAACCTAATCAACGATGCCATTCGGCATGTAATCTCTCAGAGTGCGCCACTGGTTCTTTTCGAACATTAGTTTGTTTAAAACCAAACTCAGTGGCGAATTCATCTAGCTTTTCAATAGTCCATGGAAAAAAATCAATTGACTTACAATCTTCGTGTTGATGATCTTTGAATCCTGGATTCACCCGCCAATACATTCTTCCAGTTTCTTTCAAACAGCTGACCACTTTAGCTATCTGATTTCTTATGTCCTGTTCTGATCCAAAATTGATACTTCCATAACAGACCGCTACATCAAATAATCTATCTGGTTCATAATCTTCAATAGTGGTCATGATATCTGCCTGATCGAAAGCGGGATCAATACCTACAACATTCTTACATAATGTCTTAAATGGATTGTATCCGCAGCCGACATCCAGGACCCATTCGTCATCCGAAATTTTAGTAGCCAATTCTCTATGAGTGTAATCAGGGCATTCGCCATAGATAGGAGCCCATTTATTAGCAAAATAATTATTAAGAGCATCTTGATTTAATTGTCTTTCTTTCTTTTGCAGTACGAAATAGAATCTATTATTGCTGTCCTTTTTAAAGGTAACTAGATTCAGATTATATTTTTTTGTGAGTTCGTAAACTGTTTCAAATGTCCAAGGGAATATATCAACATATGGTCCGTTAGGCCATGCTATTCCTGGGTTGGCACGGAAATAGATCTTGCCCAAAGGCATTAATAATTCTATAAGTCTTTTAAATCTAATCTCTATATCGTCGAGAGAATTAAAATTAAGGCTGCCAAAGGCAATGATATGATCAAAACTTTCATTTTCTATCTTGAAGTCTAGGACATCTATCATATAGTCCGCACAGTTATTAAAAGGATCAATGCCTATGAGATTGTTTATCCTGCCCTTGAACTGGTTAAACCCGCATCCGAAATCTAATACCGCCTTGGGATTTTCTTTATTAATTTCGTCGACTATGGTCCAACCAGAATACTGATATCTATCAGTGTTAGGTTTCCAAATTTCTCCAAAAAATCTCATCATGTATCTTTGATCTAGATCGCCTATAAACTGTTTAAGTGTCCCTTTTAGGTTAATATCAGTTAATGACAATTCTGATTTAATATGATTTTCAAACTTCTGCAATCTAGCAGGAGTCCAAGGCAGGTCTGTTAAAAAAGTATCTGAATTTATATTTTCTAAAATGCTCTTATACTTGGGTAATCCAAATGCGATTTCTAATTCTTGCCATACAAGTTGTTTGATTTTTTGATTCATAAGCTATCCGTGTGGAATTATAGTAGTATTTATTGACCTTGGAATTACCTAGATAATTTCTTGATGCTCAGCATGATAAATACATTCATAGGTAACGTCTGTTTAGGAGAAAAAAATGCCTAAAATTTATTTTTTAGTTAGTTCTTTGGGTACAGGAAGGAACGTCACGGTCAGTTTGATTGAACTTTATAAATCAAACAATAAGAAATGTATAGAAGAAAGACTAGGTGGTGCTCCGGGAATTTTGCAGTATGGGCAACGTACTTCGGAACATGTCCTATCAGGAATCAGCGAATATATAGGTCTTGTAGACGCTGATGCAATTATCTTTAACGGGTTCAGAATTGCTGAGCATATCGAAGCCATTTATAATCAGTATAAATCTACAGCAACATTTATCTTCACAAGAGAAAGATATGAAGGTGCTGTATCAAATGAAATTAGAAACTTTCATAAGTACACCACAGACGAGATCGTAGAACAAGTAGTACAAGATCAAAAATCAAAAATTGCTAAAGTTGTAGCAGATAATAATCTTGTTCTTACTTATAGACCTGTAAATTGGAATAGTTCTTTCTTCGAAGGTGCTGTGTTGAACAGTGAAGAAGGACTAACTGAAATAGCAATTTTAGGAAACTTAATCTAAGGTATATAAACGGACCTGCATATCGGTCGGTTTACTAACACCATCTTCAAAATAATCTTTTAGATCAAAGTCATGCCACTCACCGGCTCCGACTATGTCTGCCATCTTGTCTAATTCTTTGTAAGAGTGGATAAAGATCTCATATAAATGATCTTTATCCAACGGATACTTACCAAAATTATAGTGTTTAATCAGATATCTGTCTCGACTATAGGGTTCTAAAAATGTATAATGATCATTGATGACATAGTCAATATCTTTATGCTTGAAAAAATAAAATCTACTGCCCCTCGGAGCATAAGGTTTATACCATTTCATGATTACATTTTGCTTTGCATCTTCTGCAAAGTTCTGAACACCTATGTTACATTCTTGCGCTGTAGTGTCGTTCCACATGATAGATTTTACAACATCGTCAAAACCTACTCTCTGAATAGCATTTCCATATAGACCCTTACCAATTTTAGTCAACGGCATTACAGGAGTTGAAATTCTAGGATCACCTGTTAAGATCTTTCTTACGAAATGCAGAGTTGGCCATAATCCTACAAAAAAATTTATTCTCATTTTTTCTTTCCATCAAAAGCTCTGGGATTACCATATTTTATTGTTACAAAACATGTGTTACCTAAATTCCTTCCCATCGATACCTGTCCACAAACATTGTCAATACCGTCTGGATGACGAGGTCTTTCTTCATTCTGTCTTAGTAATAGAGTCGAAGGCTCACCGTAGTGTTGTCTAAAGAAATCAACATTAAGATGCTGTAATTTTAGATTATGCTTGTTGATCCATTTATCAATGTTATCGCATTGGGTCGTAACTTCGTTCCATACAGCTTCATAGTCTCGCTTATAAAAATCATATGCGTCGTGATGTATGTCGTGACCTTCACAGATTTGCCACCATAGCCAACATTTCTGAGGTTCTTGTCTAGTAGTAAGTATATCACATTCCGGAAATAATTTTTCGATATGATCAAAATAATAACTCCAATAATGACTTTTATGGAATCTTACCACAAATGGTGTGACAGATTCATCCGGCGGTTCTTCTGCATAAGCAGAATCTAACATAGTTTCTATCTGCTCTCTATCATAATCCCTAAAATTAAGGACCCAATCATATCCTGGTTCATTTCCGGGATTCCAATATGCACCTAAATGTCCGTGCCAATTTCTTTTAGCATTCACATCTGTGTTATCAGTGTACGGAGCCCATCCCGCTCTCAACCAACGATCGGTGCTGGACCACATAGCGCCTGGCGCTCCTGTTATGAAAATTCTTTTTATTTTTGCTTTTGCCATGTAAATGTATACCTCAAACTATCTGTAAGTCTAACTGGTTTTATAATATCAAAATTATGTTTTCGTGTAAAATATGCGATATCGGCCATAGTCCATTTATAGACTGCGAATTTAGGAGGAGTGATTTCCTCCATTATAGGATTAACCCTCATGTATATTCTACCTCCAGGACGACACCAGTAATGTAGTTTTTCTATTTGTGATTCAATTAATTCAAAAGAATGTAAGTTTGTCGCACCCAACGCGATCACAACATCAAATGATTCTTCTGCTGCAGAATAGTCAAGCATGTCAATTAATACATCAGCAGCAGGATTGTATTTGTCAATGCCTATTAAATTCTTGATTCTTCCCTTAAAAGGATGATATCCACAACCAACATCTAAAACTTTTTCATCGTCGCCGATTTCAGAAACTATTGTATCATACTCTAGTTTAGCCGTAGGGAACTTTTCCGGATCTTGGAATTTGGGTCTCCAATAACCTTGCTTCGATTTATCAAGATTATTAGTAAAATATTCTTTTAGATAATCTTCGTGATTCATAGTAAGTTATATATCTTAGCAGCATTGGTGTAACCTAGTTTCATGGCTAGCTCAACATCCAATTGTCCTAGAATGTCTCTCCATATTCTTACTATTTTTTTATATGATTTCCACCTTAATCTCTTATGCGCATCAGTGGCCCACATGAACCTATCCTGATATTTTTTTAATAATTCTACCCATTCGGGTTTGATTACACCGTCCATATCTATGCAGGCTCCATCTACTTTTTCAAGAAAAGGCATATGAACTATATTGTATCCTCCTATGTCGTCTCCTAGGTGAGATATCCAAAGAGTTTTGGTACGGATTAGTTCTCTTTTGCTTAGGGTAGGATATACATTCGGATACTTTGATAACACTAAATCTATCTGTTCCACAGTGGCGAATCCGCAATGAGGCCAGATAAAATTTAACATAGGATAGCGATCTAGCATGATTTGAATATTAGGCCAATCTCTGTCCCAATGATAAACCTCCCAATGAAACATCACAGGGATTGGATTTTTGGCTATTTCATCTAATAATCTCAAAACATTCGGAGATGATGAATTAACATATCTCTCAAATGTGTCGTTGACTTCACCTGCCTGTTTATCAGCATGCGTCAACATTAATTCACCTATGAATTTAACATTATCAATTTTCACACAATCTAATATTTGTTGAACGTAGTGATCGGTCAAATCATCTCTTTGATCAAATCTTTTGACTGATCCAGGTATGACTCTATGTTTACATTCATTCATTAGATTAACACCGTGATGTCCTGTTTCAACATAAGGCTTGGCTCTGGGGAATAGAGCTATGTATTCGATATTTGAATCGTCTAACATTGATAAAAATTTTTCAGACTGTAACTCAAATTCTATCTGAGACATAGCATCTATAAGTTTATGTTCAAACATGATTATATCTTATGAACTGTTTCTGCCGTAGAGTTATTAAGGATGTCAAAAGTTTCTTGTGTATTGACTCCGGTTATAACTAAAGTAGGTCTAGGAAATTTGCTGGCATTTGCGGTAGCATGAGGCACATTCGGCCAATCAAATATATGAATATCCCCGGCACGCCAATGACTATAATGATATGTACCGTATAGATAGAACTGGCCTGGCCTCCAATCTTCAAGAGGAATAACTATTCTAGAAACTGTTTCTGGTCTATTAATATCTTCGACCTTTTCCCAAAGTTTATCAATGTGTAGGTTGAACATCTGTCCAGGCATCTGTACGTGTACCCAAGGTTTAAAATGTTCTTTCTTCATTTTAAAGTAAGTGGTCATTTTCCATATAGTAGGATAATCCTCTAGAAAATCATATCTATTGGCCATTTCTAGATTTTCAGGTGCTCCTGATTTACGAAGGTCGTATAGTTCTTGTTCAAGCATATCAGAATATTGATCATTGCTATCTTTATAATTTTTACGGCTTTCCCATGTGACGATTTTATTTTTAGATTTTTCAATTATATCAGCTACTTCCTTGGCCCAATCGCCTTCGAATCTACCTAAAGACCGAGTCCATTCTCCCCATTGATCGTGTCTCGTATCATCAAAATGATATTTGCTATGATCTTTAGCCCATTCCCAGCTACTAGCATAGTCATCCTTGTTCTTGAGTATCATTTTCTCATTCCTCTGTTCTCGTAATTTTGCATATTCTTTTTCCATTCTGATCATAAAAGACACGTCGTCTTCATGAGCACGAAACGCCCACTCGCCGAATTTTTTAAAATAATTTTTAATTTTCCCACTTGTCATCGTTTGGCCTATGATAAATTTTTTTGCTTTTATACCTAAATCTGTCACCTTGTCTCCTTGAAAGATCTTCCATGTAACCATCAAGCCAGTGATCGTTTACAAAATGTATATATTTTGCATTGGCATTGTCTTTCAATATGTCTTTGAGTTTTTCTTCTGGAACTTCGATTGGAAAATCTAAAAGTTCGCTGATGTGTTGAAGATATAGGTCTTCATACAGATAAAGAGACTCGGTGCTTAGTATAATAGGATTGTATTTTTTTAAAACGGTTCTGTAATTTTCTAAAAACATTTCGGTAGTTCGTTTGAGCCTAAGACGCATCTGCTGTTTTTCAAGTATATTTTTGTCTCTAGAAATAATAGCAACAACTACTTCAAATCCTGCTTGCCTAGCACAATTTATAAATTCATCGTATTTAGGTATATGAGCTATCTTACTATCATCTAGTACCGAACCATTCGATGCTTTTTGTACATACGGACAACTGATACCTGTATGATAATATTCGTGTGGCCATTCTAGATCATGGAAAATACTAGGATCTCTCCATATTTCTGAAAACGGTTCATGGGGGTGTCCTAACCAATACGTTTCTGTCAACTCTTTCCATCCTTGAACCTTAGGAGATTCAGCAAAGATCTTACTCCATAGATGGTTTCCAGATCCCTGTGGGCCAGTAACAATCAATAATTTTTTAGGCATCTTTTTTACCTTTGACAAAACAACTATATCTATTGTTCTGATATGGGTCTTCTACGTTTCCATTAAACATTTCTATCTTCTTATCAGACAAAAAGTTTTTAACCGTATCGAAATGATTTTCTATTCTGTGTTGTATTTTTTCTTTATTCAACTCGACCTTACTTCTTGCAAGTATATTTTCTAAGAGTTGTTGTCTAAAACTATTAGAGGTCTTTAATGTTATAAAAAAATCACATTTATTAAAAGAAATATATAGCTGTTCTAAACATTCAACAAGTTCCCAACCATAATAGACAAATGTTGTATTAGAAAAAGTTTCAATATGTTCTTGTATAGTGAGACAAATTCTTTCAAAAGGATCGGTGTCTAAATCCATTCTAGAGTTAGCACCAAATTTAAAAAATATCCTTTTACCTTCTAGATCGATATCGAAAATTTTATCTGCATGTTCTATGAGATAATCTTTTCCTTGCCCCATCGGAGAAATTATAAAAATTACTCTATTGTTATTAATCAATTATCATTCTCCCTATTTTCCGAATTAAGTAAATCTTCTATGGCCACGCCTTCATTATTATATTCATCTAACCAGTAATAATCCACAGGCCTAATATATTTTAAATTAGGACTATCTTCAATGAATCTTAAAATGTCTGGTTCATTATAGCCTATAGGAAAATCTAATAATTTTTCCAAATATTTTAGATATTCCAGTTTGTAACTAAAAAAAGATTCTAAACTTATGAAGTGTATTGGAAATTCGTTTCTCAATAAATTATTAATAAAATAATTTTTTGCTATTTCTAAAGTTGCGCCCGATCTAACTCTGTCTTGTTGCAGTCTGTTTATACCTTCATCTCTAGTTATAATACCAAAAGTCACATCTATGCCCCAACCCTTAACTTTAGTTGCGAACTCGATTATTTTTGGGTTATATCTAACACCGTCGAAATTAAAAGGAAAACTCACATCAGTGACAAAGTATTTGTAATCATCAAAATATTCTTTTTTAAGCAACTGAGGATAAAGCCAGCATTCAGCTAGTTCATCTCGGTTATGTTTGACCCAATACGTAGTTTTGAGTTCTTCCCATCCTTTGACCTCGGGATGCATACTGAATAATCTGGCGAATACATGATTTCCAGATCCCTGTGGGCCGGTGAGGATGAGCATTTTTTTATTTGTCATAAATGAAATAATAGCAGTTTACTGCTCTTATTTAAGTTGATTTAGCGATGTTATTTTACTTTCTGATGATCAGCTGAGGTTTGAATTCGCTCTTAAATCCGTAGGCGTTATCATGCCAGTATACTAAAGTCTGAAGTTTCTTTTCAGTGACATCTTTTCTTAGAGAATCAACAACTTTATTACCTGCATCGCCGATTATCCATTCATATTTGCCTGTATCATTTTCAAGAGCTGCTGCTGCTTCCGGATCGTTGACCATACGTGTTAAAGCATCGCGGAGTCTTTTGGTATTAGGATTTCCTTTATTGACCCAAAGAGCTTTCTGAAGTACATCTCTGAACTCTCTGCTCAGTCTATATGCTTCATAGAATTCCCCCTTAGGAGCGACTCCGTGTAATTTTTTAAATTGTGTTTCAAAAGTATAACCAGGTTCAAAGTTTGGATCATCTTTAACTTGTCTAGTCTTTAGATCGTAGACTCCGTGATGGAACCATAACATATTATTTTTATCTTCTGCATAATATTTGTTCCAGGCCACGGTCGTTTCTCTTGTGGTATTGAGTTCACCGCGTTGAAACCCTAATCTTCTTTCAGGACCAGATAACCCATTAACCCATATTACCTTCTGTTTGAAACAGTTGAGATAGTCTTCTCTGCTGGGAAGATTTCCACATAGTAGCATGGTCACAGCCATACCGTCTGGTTCCATACCGCTACCGTTAGCAAATTTTAATTTGGTAATATTTGGATCTGTATCCTTTTTGATGCCGACCATAATATTAAGATTCTGCATACCGATGCTATCATAGTTCTTGTAGTCATATTCTACCTTGTCTACTAGATAACTAACTCCATTACCACCGTGGCTGACCATGATCGTTTTGTTATCAAATCTCAATTTATTATGCCATTCGTTGAAGCCTTGTATGTCTTTGGCTCCGGGAATATGTTGAATTACCACAGTCTCCCCTAGTTGTTTTTCTAGATGTTTAGCAATTATACCTGCCCAGACAGCAGTGCCTTGGCCTGGACCTTGAGGTACGATTAATCTAAATTCTGCATTGGCCGCGCTACAGATACCTAGAGATAAAAGTGCAGCGGTAATAAACTTAATAATTTTCATTTCATTCTCCTTAATGATATTCTAATCCTCTGTTTGGTCTGGTAACACTGTATACTGCTATGCCTATGGCTATAGCTATCAATGATAGGAACAACGGTCTTGTTAATAGATCTTCCGGTGTATACAATGTAAATGTTTGAAGTGTTAATTTTTCTAATCTTTCAGATAAGATAAATGACACCATAATAGCTGGTCGACTTATGCCAGTATACTTACAGACCAATCCCAACAAACTACATAAGATTAAGATGTAGATGTCATTTATAGTTCCTGTATATTCTAAACAACTCCATATTATCACAGATAAAATAAGAATCGCATAAATCCAATAAGGTATCTCTAACAGTTTAACAACCAATTTGGTGGTAAACATGGCCATAATAGCAACTAAGATTGTGCTGATAATAAATGAAGCACCTAGGCTCCATAAGAATTTGGTGTCCTGTAATAAAGCAGGCGTGCCTAATTCAATACCAAAATACATACATATGGCCATCATCACCGCTGCGAACGGTGCAGCAGGAATACCAAATAAAACTGTAGGCACAAGACTGCCTGCTTTCTGTGCATTGTTGGCTCCTTCGCAACCTAAAAGTCCTCGGACATTACCATTTCCAAATTTTTCGTTAGGATATTTGGCCACAGTAGCACCATAGGCCATTATGTCCCCGATAGTCCCACCTATACCTGGTAATAGTCCTGTAAAAAATCCTATTACGCCTCCTCGCATCATATCTCGTCTATAGGTCCAACAATCTTTAAATCCTTGAAATAATTGTCCCCAATAATCTACTATAGGTGCAGCCCTAAGTTTTTTATTTCTAAATCCTTCGACCACTTCAGGTATTCCAAAAAGACCTGCGATCAACGGAATGATTTGAATACCTGCTTCTAAATATGACCAGTCTGCGGTCCAGCGAGGCGAATTTGTTGCAGGATCTAAACCTATCATACCTATAAAGATGCCAACTATGATTCCTAAAATACTCAGCCAAAAATTCTTACTGGCAATAAAACCTACACAGGATAATGCAATTATCATGAATGCCAACATGTCGGGTATAGATAACATCATGATTAACTTACTGTACAAGGGCATCATGGCAAAAGCTATCAATCCCCAGAATACACCGTTGATTGTAGAATCCATGATGGCCACACCTATAGCTCTAGCAGCTTGCCCTTGCAGACTCATTTGATAACCATCTATGATAGATGCTGCCGTGGTGTTCGATCCTGGTATACCGGTTAATATACTGGTAAATGAATCTCCGGTACTAGAAGCAGCGATAAGACTAGTTAAAAATACCACTCCTAGATAAGGATTGGCCAGGAATTGGTCAGACAGTGCAAACACTGTCAAAAGTCCAGTGGTAGCTCCTGCCATAGGAATGATTCCAATGAGTAGTCCATAGGCGGTGCCTAGAAAAATCCACACTGCGTATAATAGTAGTTCCATAGTATTAGGTTAAATTGTTTAGTCTTATATAGTAAGATGTTAAGAAAAAAATAAAATTCTTGGTTTTTTTCTTATAGATCGGAAAAAAATTTGTCTTTTAGAAAAATTTTCTGATCATATTATGGTCAATAAATAGAAAGCTGACTAAGGACCAATTGTGGTAGACGAATCTAAAATTATTTTTTACACTGGCGCACCCGGTAGCAAGTGGAGTGCTACTGCACATCTAATAACCATGAATCCAAAATATCCGATTAATACCTCGGATTATTCTAGTGAACGCACATATACTCACGAAAACCAACCTATAGCTCACCAAGGCGCATATTGGGGTCCGGGTAATGGAATCGGGGAAAACTTTCATAATCTTCCTTCTATGACTAAAGAAGAAGTTCTAGAAGAAATCGATAAGCCATATATGGACAAGTCATGGGACAAATATAGACTAGTCAAATGTCATCATTTTAGTTCCAATCTAGATTGGATTAAAGAAAACTTCCCAAGTAGTAAGATATTAATCGTACTACGTCCGGATATTATTTGTTTAAGAGGATGGTTAGTCACCGGCGGATTTCATAAGATTACCTATCCTAACTACAGTGTTTTTTACAAAAATAAATTTGTTTTAGAAGAAAAGATCTTCGAAGAAAATGCTGCGGCTAGAAAATTTATCTATCAAAATGATCTAGAACTCAACGTGGTTAGAAAAAAGTATTGGAAAAATTGGTGGGGTATAGACTGCGACACCGAAGAAAAAGAAACATATATGTATTCCCTAGAGGGCAAAATCGATCAACCCGATGTTGAGGATAGCCTTAGGTTTGATGTAACGATCGCAGATTATAATTTCTAATTCATCTGCGTAGATCAAAATATCTATCCTTATTCAACAACCAAATATTTTGCTCAACTTCAAATATTGTCTCGGTGCTATGATGATTAACCATACCGTCTTTGGCCATAACATCGAAAGAACGATTAATTCTAGACATTCTTCCGCTGGCGTCGTTATGAGTATTAGTGGTAATATAAACAGGTGTTGATCTACCTGAAATAGATTCGGCATATTCTATCTGCAAAGGTAGATGAGAGTGTATGCAGTACGACTGCATCTGATATTTGTTAAGACCTGTTATGGGTCTTGTTTGAATTTGTGCTCCCCTAAACACTGCCCGCCATCCGTCCATGAATGGGTGTATTCCGCTGACTGAAATTATCTTTTGGTCTTTGATCGTGGCCCACCATGAACCGTTTTGTTCAAGGCACCAACTAAACTTCATAGCTGACAACGAAGCATTGTTATTGAATCCTAATCTATTGCAGGCATCACAGAATTCTTTTAACATCTGCATGTCTTTTCTTTCTATTCTTTTGGTTATAGAATCTGGAGAAAAACTATCCTCTTTGACAAACTCTTTAACCTTAGAATAGTTCTGTTCATTAAATTCTAGATCGAAATGGTCGCATAAATTTTCAAAAAAACTTTGATCTAGTAGCTGTTGAATATCGTCTATAACGAAATCATTTTCATCTAGGTTAGATTTATAATTATCTAGCAAAGATATGACGTACTGTCTTACCCAGTCTGTGTAGTCTGTATCTAAATCCAAATCTTTAAAATATTCATAGAAAGTTCTTTTTTTCGGATCTGAATAGGAATAGACAAAATTAGCAGTGGTCTTTATAAATCTCTGTACAAGATTTTCAATATTATCAGACAACACTACTAGATGTTTTGCCTGCTTGAATAATTGTTTGCTGGCATCTAGACGGGAATGCAGAGGATATACAAAATAAAAAGGATCTAATTTCTTTGACCACAAATTCATGGCTTGGGTCTCGTCTAGATCATATTGATTCCGTTCTGCCATATCTAGCACAGGCGGAACCGTGTATTCGTCTATGCCCTGACCCACGGCGCCTCTAAATCTTCTATCAAAATGAAATTTGCTGATATTTCCCATTTCCATTCCCATAGCAGGTAGCCAAGGACGATCACCGTTTTTAAAATGATTAAACCATATGACATTGTCACAAGAAGATATCAATCGTCCAATCTGATGACCTTTGGCTCCAGGAACGAACGTTATGGGTATGATATTTTTCATTTAACCTTTTCTAGGATCATAGATATCAATGTCTGTATTAGTCCTACCAAGATAAAATAGTGTTCCACCTACATCAATGACTCTGTCTTTAGTCCCATACCAGTCATCATAGATGCATATATCGCCCTTGACAAACAACTCTTGATCTCTAATTTCAACATCGCAAAATGCTGTATCTCCCATGATCGTAGATTTCAAAGGTCCCAGAGAAGCATATCTTTCTACAAGATCTAGACAATCAAACGTCATGTTGATGGCCAAAGGTCCTATTTCTGTCATACCCCAATTGGTTATAAACTTGGCTCCTTGAGAAACAAATGTTGTAATAATATCCCAAGTAACTGGATCAGCGCCGCAGGTAATTGTTATCCCTTTAAGATTCAAATTATAAAAATTTTTGGTAGACATTATGGCCTTGGCATGCAGGGGGGTGATATGAGTGTGAGTATAATTTTGGATGTCTCTAACCCAATCATAGGCGCTGAAATTTACAATATCAACTTTTGCTCCAATTTCCAAAGCAGGCAGAGTCTGGGCCAAAAGTCCCCCTGCATGTGTGATCTTACAGCAGGTATAAATTCTGCTATGCTTGTCGATTTCTTGAATGTGTCTAGCGATATCATTGGCCACTTTAAGTTTTTGAGGCGGTTGAAAAAATCTTTTGGCCGTGCCGCTGGTGCCAGAACTTGATATGGTTATGCCATTTTGAAGTATAGATAGATGATCGATCATGTTTGGTACCCTAGATTAAATATTTAATGCATACAGGGTTGTTCTTATCAAAATAAGAATATATAATATCATTGTGGTCGTGAGTGGAATACAGGCAGACCTGCCGCCTCTCCGAAAGGAAGGCTGGTGATGGGGCGCCGTCTTAGACAAAGCCTTTGTAGGTTCGAATCCTACCGACCACACCAAATTCTATTATAAGTAGAATACTACTAACAAGAGGAACATATATGTCAAACACAGTAGAACAACTCAAAACCGCATTTGAAGAATTCCTTTCTGAAGATGCAAAATTCTCAGCAGGTAACGGTGCAGCTGGTACTAGAGCACGTAAGGCTCTACAAGAAGTAGCTAAACTAGTCAAGGCACGTCGTAATGAAATCACCGAAGAAAAGAACGCACGGAAAGAAGCCAAAGCCACAGCAAAGGCCTAATATGGACGATAAGGATAATTTCATCCTTACCGGCAGTGGCATAGACAGCATCACGACCACAGATTCAGTAGTTTTGGATCTGGGACTTGGTGCTGGTCAACCGGCACTGAATTCGGCGGATTTGGGTGCCATCACCCTAGATGATCTAACTACTTCTAGTATATCAACTATCACACTACCATCCTCATATACAATATCCGGAGGTGTTGGTATTAGTAGCAATTATACTACTAATACTGCCTATACTTGGAATCAATCATTCACACCTACTGTGAATATAACTCAAGACGGAGTGAATATCAGTGATGGTGGGGATTTGAAGATCGGGAACAAAAGCCTTAAAGACTTCATCACAAAGATGGAACAGCGTTTGTCAATACTTGTGCCAGATCCAGAAAAACTTGAAAAATTCGAAGCACTACAAAAGGCCTACGAACATTACAAGACCATGGAAGCCTTGTGTTTTCCGGAAGATAAAGATAAAAAGAATGAATGTTAAACTTGTATCCTATTCACAACCAACAGGCGAATTTAGAAACATGGGCATCTCAGATGCGCAGGAACTCATTGCGTATTGCGCCCGTGTTTCCAATCCAGCCAATCAATTTAATACCGAGACATCAGAGAAGCTTATACGATATCTTGTTAAACATGCACACTGGAGCCCACTCGAAATGGTCTCAGCCTGCGTCGAAATCACAACCACCCGAGACATCGCAAGACAGATCCTTAGACACAGAAGTTTTAGTTTCCAAGAATTCAGTCAACGATATGCTGACCCTACTAAAGACCTCAATTTCGTTCTTAGAGAAGCAAGGTTACAAGACGTTAAAAACAGACAAAACAGCATAGACACAGAAGATCACGAACTACAGTCTGAATGGAAAATCAAGCAGATGAATGTAATCGCTGCTAGTCGGGAAGCCTACAAATGGGCTATTGACAACGGTATTGCCAAGGAGCAGGCTCGTGCTGTACTTCCCGAAGGACTGATCGAAAGTCGCTTATACATGAACGGAACCCTGCGTTCGTGGATACATTTCATAGAACTACGTTCTGGTAACGGAACACAAAAGGAACATCAGCTGGTAGCATTAGCCTGTGCCAAAGCCATTGCTGAGATCTTTCCAATGACCGAAAGTCTAGTACAAAATGGATGAAGAAGTAAAAAAATTCTGTGAAAACTATGAGGTTCGTGTCCTAAACGATACCAAACGCAGGGCACGATATCGTCCTCCTAGGTTCTTTACAGACCCAGAACGTGCTGATATTATTCGAAATGATATAGTAGAATACGAAACAGAACGTGTGATTACTTTGGAAATTCCTGAAGGAAGATTACGAACTTTAGTTGAATTAGAAAAGCGTTTTTATAAATGGCAACATCATTCTAAGGGAGAAGTTGACCTGTTCCAAACTCTTATGGATAAAGAACGCGAAGAAGCACTCTATCGTCATACCAATCCTGCTGTCCAAAAAGCCTATGAGCAGTATTCTATCATGCTCAATTTAGCAGGATACCAAAGAAAATTTTGAATCATTTTTGAATCATCTTGACAGGTTTTATAAAATATCGTATAATTAAAGTGTTCGACTACTAAGTCTGAAAAGGATTATACATGAGAAATTATTGGACCTGTTCAAAATTTGCCGATTGGATTCGTGGCACCACTAAGCTAAAGTGTGGCACCGGCAAGGAATGGGCGGAATGGGAGCGAGCTGCCAAAGCCCAATATCCAATCCGTTGGTGGATTGCTGAAGAAGGTTTGGACAAATTACAAGATGTTTGGTGCTATATCCCAGAAAGGTTAAATGATGTACGCTACTATATCAACAATCGCTGGGTCACTAAAACCCATGCTCTTACTGCTAGTCCAAGCGATATTCCTCGCGGCGAGTGGCGTGATGTTGGCAACCGTTTTCTTCCATGTCTTTTTAATGAGCTTGTTGACTTTGTTGAGATAGAACAAGCATGGCATCATTGTATTTGGGACGATGAAGCACGTAAGAAATATCAGACTCCATGGTGGCGCAGCGGTTGGCTACGCTGGAGAACTTGGCGCTGTCCAGAAGCCGGACTTGCCTATCTAAATTGGGCCAGTACTCTGACCAACGAAGAATTTTTGGAAGAAGATGAAAAGCATAAGGCAGAACCTACCTATCAAGCTAAAGCCGCTAAAGAAATTTTAGAACTCTACAATTGGTGGAAAGAAGTTTATCCAAAGCGTCCAGACGTACACGATGCCAGCGGTTGGCATGACTATTGTGAAATGCGCCGTAACAAAGGCTATCATTTGTTAGACATGGAAGATAAGACACCAGAAGAAGCAGAAATGTGTCGAACTGCTCTAGACAAGAGTCGTGAGATCGAAGAAGCCTACAACAAAGAAGATGAAGAAATGATGATTCGTTTGATTAAAATTAGAGAATCTCTATGGACCTAACAGACAATTCATCTAGTGAATTAGACGACTTATATTCTAAATATTTGCAATTCACGGGTATCATGTTAGAACAGTACGATGCCATGGAGGTGGCTGCTATTATGGCTACTCAGGCCATGAGCTTGTATCGAACTTGTATGAGCGAAGAAGACTACCAACTGATGACAAAATCAATCTATAATAATCGCAACGAGGTAAAAACTTTTGGATAAGATCAAATTACAAACACCTGCAGAAGGTATTTTAAAAACCAACGACTGGGGTGACTCTCGTTCATACCATATTGTATGCGACTGTGGATCAGATGATCACTCTCATAATCTATGGATCGAAGCAGAGGACGTTGGCATCACTGTTACCATTTATGCTACGGTAAAATCGCCCTGGTGGTCTATGAATCGTTGGAAACAAATTTGGACATTGATCACCAAAGGTTATTTAGAACATCAGACAGTGTTAACTATGAGTCCTCAGACGGCCTTGAACTACGCAGAAACACTCAAATCATCTATCAAAGACGTAGCACAATTTAGACAAGAAAGATTATCTAAAAAAGACAATGCCAATCAAGCAGCATCTAAATTGGCACAACAAACAGACTGTGTATGACTAATATCTCTAAAAGCCCTCAGCGGCATACCTTCCAAAAGGAAGGTTATATCAAACGTCAAACCGAAAAGAACGAGCCTATTAACGAAGCATATCTCGATATGTTTGACCAAGTCTTAGAGCAACACGATCACAAGTTCGACGATCCCCAAAGCCGCATCAACAATCTAGAATACGATCTACTGACCACTGATTGGATTTTGGAGAAAGTTCGTACCAACAATGCCTATGCCCAAAACTTATATGCGGCAATGTGCAACAACGGATTTATCCGTTTGGAAGTCATTCCAGTATTAAAACAAGAAGAATGGAGTTGCTCATGGCGTTATGCCGGTGGTATAATTGCCGACATGCAACAAAAGGGCGACTACATCGATTGGTACTGTTCAGGCATCCGAAATGATTATGAAGATGAAGATGCTGGGAAACTATGGGATGGTAGAAATTATGTCGGCGAAGGCTGCATAACCGACGAGATCCGGAATGATCTCCAACATCTTGGCTGGGCGGTGGCGCCCGGTGGAGATTGGGAAAACTTTAATTAATCTAAATAGGAGATAAGTGAGTCAAAATGACCTGGGAACTCTATGAGGTCTGGTCCGATATCGACGGACATGAAGAATTGGTAGACACTACCAAAAGTCGCAAAGAAGCAATTAATCTAGCCAAAAAAACTCTCAATGAGGGCGCAGACGAGGTCTGGGTCTGCAGAGAAACCGGAGACGGGGACTATGAAGAAATTGAGCGGTTGACATCATGACAAATTGGTGCTATAATATATACATACAGTTAATTAATAGGAGCTCATGATGCCCAAGGCAGCAACCAAAACTCGTGTTACTAAAAAACATGTAGCTGAACATCGTACAGCATCTAAGAGAGATCTAAGTCCAAAATGGGACGGTCATGAATCTTGGAATGCAGATCAATTCAGTAAGCATTTTCGAGTCGCCATGGAATATTATAGGTTAGAAGGCAGCGGCAAAGATCTCAAACCCAAGGTAATTAATTGGATGTCGGCCAACGGTTATACCAAAGATCAAATCAAGGCATTCAAAGATACCAAAGATTTTCGCTGTAATGTGACCATGGGTGCTATCGCTGCTAATCTTCTCAGAGGAATGCCTCCTGTACGTGCTGATTTCAACGAGGGTCGAAATACAGCAGACTGGCTAGGACAGGCTATTCGAAAAACCATAGAAGAAGGCAAGGACGATGTTGAACCAGAAATCGTAGAAGAAAAGGCTGCGGTTCCCACAATTTCAATCCAGGATCGTGTGCGTGAAGCTACATTCGCTATGACTGAAGAAATCGAAGATACCATCGAATCGTTCAGCCAAGATCCCGAAGCATTTGACCCCAAAGCCTTTAAGGTTCTGAATCTGTTGAGAGGTAAACAGACTAAGGCAGCACATGCTCGCATTATCAAAGATTACTATCAGCGTCAATACAATGAATATCTAGAACTTCAAGAAGGCAAATGTGAGCAACTCAAAGAAGCATATAGTCATCGCACCAAAGCGCAGATCAAAAAAATCGTAGCCTTCTATCAAGAAATTCTATCAGCCTGCGATATGCTCATGCAGGAAGCAAAGGTTAATCGTAAGCCTCGTGCTAAAAAGGCACAGCCCGTAGAAAAGATCGTGGGTAAACTCAAGTATCTTAAACAAGACGACAAGCTAAAACTTGTATCTATTTCTCCTGCTGATATCATTGGTAGCAAAGAACTATGGGTTTTCAATATCAAGACTAGAAAATTGGGCAAATATATGACCAGCGAATTCAGCGAACTCAGTGTAAAAGGCACAAGTATCACAGGATTTGATGAGCATAAAAGTGTACAAAAGACACTACGCAAGCCCGAGGAACAACTTAAAGAATTCAAGGCTGCGGGCAAGGTAGCTCTACGCAAGTTCCTCGAGGACATTAAAGCAGTAGATATCAAGCTAAATGGACGTATCAACGAAGATACGATTCTATTGAAAGTTGTCTGATGTTTGGATTAGAGTTTGATAAATACTGGTATGAACAATACCAATATAGACCAAACTCTAACTGACCTCAGCAAAGTACTCAAAGACCTTGTTGAAGCTGCTCATCAACCCGTAGCTCAAGAAGTCACCCAATTTCTAGAATTTAGAGCGAAAAAAGGCACTGGCAATTCTGGAAAAGGTATTATCTGGAGTGGCCAAGGGCATACTAAACAATTCGTTTATAATCAGGAACCTGATAGATTTTTCTCTTCTGAGTCTATTGATCTAGACAAAGACAAGAATATTTCTATCGCAGGAGTAAAAGTTCTAGACAGCAAAGAGCTTGGTTCCGGAATTACTAAGAGTAATCTGCAGACAGTTGGTAGATTAAAAGGTCTTATAGTTGACGGTTCAGTCAGCATCAATCAATATCTTATCTATAATGGTGCCAGTGATCGACTAGGTCTTGGTACTGAATCTCCCAATGCTGCGCTGTCAGTAGCGGAGATGGGTATTGAGGTTATGCTAGGCACTACCGATGATCTACAGGGCATGGTAGGTACTTTTGCATCAACAGATTTCAATATCGTCACAGATAACACACCTCGAATCACCGTCAAAGCCAACGGTAATGTAGAACTAGGTAATTCTAATCGAAATCCAATTCAGGTTAAGGTCAATGGTAAAATGAGCATTGGTGTGCAAGTGCCAGATCCTAATGTTGATTTACACGTTGCCGGTCCGGTCAAGTTTAATGGACATCTTCAGATGTACGCATCTGCACCTCCAGAGTACGGTACTTATTCCCTAGGAGATATTTTTTGGAACGAAGCTCCTCGAGTAGGTGCTAATATTGGATGGGTGTGTCTAAGAGCAGGTAGTCCCGGAGCATGGTATCCGTTCGGAGAAATCAAAGAACGAGGCTAAATTGTCTGCGTTGGTAATAGGTAATGGTGAGAGTCGATCAACTCTAGACCTAGTTACACTGTCGCGTGATAACATCACTATCGGATGCAATGCACTGCATAGAGATTTCACTACCGATCATTTAATCTGTTGTGATGCCAGGATGATCAGAGAAGCCTTGGCAAATACCGAAACAGCTAATACCAAAATTTACGTAAGAGATTCTTGGTATCCTACTTTTAGAAAAATCCAAAAACATAAAAATATAAACCCGTTGCCGTCACTCCCTTACCAAGGAAATATGAGACCGGATAATCCTGTGCATTGGGGCAGCGGAAGTTATGCGGTATTACTGTCAGCTCTATTAGCAAAGGATATTATTCTTGTGGGATTTGATCTATACGGACAGCAAGATCGAGTCAATAATATCTATAAGAATACCTGTAATTATGATAGAGATACATCACCGGCCGTCGATTACAGTTATTGGGTTTATCAAATCTCTAAAGTTTTTGACTCTTTTCCAGATTGTAATTTTACGATCATGAACAATCACTACTGGTCTATGCCCGAAGAATGGCAGAAAAATAATGTAAAATTCGTTGCATTATAAATATTCTCACAGTATAATAACTTACACACAGACAACAGCGGTCTCCAATGGCATTCAACCCGCTTTATAAATTCTGCATGTCATCAAACTTACTCGCTTAATTTTACAGGAGGCAAGAGATGGCGAAATTTTACTCAACAAAAACTTATGGCAATGACAGAGGACTGTCATGTTGCTTTAGACAATGGCGTGCCACACACAGTCATTGCTCAACACTTCACGGTTATTCAATTGGCATTAAACTCGTATTTGAATGCGATACACTAGATGATAAAAACTGGTGCATGGACTTCGGTGGGCTCAAAGAATTTAAAGCGTGGGCCGATCACATGTTTGATCACACTTTGGTAATCGCTGAAGATGATCCGATGCTAGATCGATTCAAAGCAATGAGTGGCTGGAGTTCAAATCCAGAACATGACGGTAATCCAGAACGTGTTCAAGTTGAACCATACCGTCGTCAAGGCATCTGCGATCTACGTATCGTTCCAGGCGTAGGCTGTGAAATGTTTGCTAAGATGTGCTACGACAAGATGGCCGAACTTCTAGCATCTGGCAATATGCGCTACCCAATCAATCCCACAGTGCGTGTCAAATCTGTAGAAGTATTTGAACATGGTGCTAACTCAGCGACCTACGAGGGAGACTATCCAGTAATTCGAGGATGAACAGTTTTGAAAAAATATGGGCTCGGGCAACCGGGCACTTGATGGGACAAACGGACGACGATCGTCCTGTTGTTCCAATCCTAACCAAACGTGAAGCACGTATAGCATTATTTCTAAAAACATTTTGGGTTATAATACACGTGGTCACATGTTTTTTTATTATGGCTAACACTATTAGGCACTGGTAATGATTAATGTAATCTGTGTTCGATTGGGCAACAAGTATGGCAGAGAGTATGTAGAGAAACTACGTAATATGGTTTCTAGGCATCTTAGCCTGCCATATCGTTTTAATTGTCTCACAGACGATCAACACCCCATCGAAGGCGTTAATTTAATATATCTTCCTAGCCAAAGCTACAGCAAAATGTGGTGGCATAAAGTTCATCTATTTGATCCTAATCTAGGCTTAGAGGGTAGGATATTATACTTCGATCTAGATGTTATTATACACGACAATATCAATAAATTAGTAGAAGGCTATAAAGATGAATTCTTGGGTATAAGAGATTTTAATAGAAAATTCAATCCCCAATGGAATATGTTGAACAGTTCGGCAATGAGTTGGTCTTCGGGTTACCATCCCGATATCTTTACTGTTTTCAAAGATAATCTAAAGAATGCTCAAAGACTACATGGAGATCAAGATTGGATTTGGCAAGTGGCCAAGAATAGAATAACATTCTGGCCTGAATCATGGATACAAAGTTATAAATGGGAAATCCGCAATAGGAATGATCTAGCCTACGAAGGCGGTAAACGTTTTTTCAAAACAGTAAAGAATGTCAAGATACCAAACGAATGTAGTGTCTGTGTGTTCCACGGTGATCCAAATCCTCACGATATACAAGATCCTTATGTACTTGACAACTGGCGTTGATTCTGCTATAATAAACTATGACAAATGTTAAACGTATCGGCTTTGCCTGTAAATGGATCGACAGTCACGACCAAGTAGACGGTATTAAGCCCAAGGACGATTGTAAAAAATACAATACTGGATCGACTACTGTGGCCTGGTTAAATAGACAGACCAAGGATGCGGCCTGTGAAAAACTGTGGTCTCTGATGCAACAAAACATAGAAGCATCTCGCCTCCTTGTTGAACGAGTAGGAGAATTAGATGAAAATCTTAGAATGGTACGACTCAGCAGCGATATCCTGCCTGTCTACACTGAGCCGACTTGGAGCTGGTTTTGGCGGACTGCCGATGTGCGAGACTATTGCGAAAGAGCATTTGGACAAGTCGGAGCTACAGCTCGTTCGCGTGGTGTTCGCTTGTCTTTCCATCCTGGCCAGTTCACTGTGCTGGCTAGCGATAATCCAGACATCGTAGATCGATCTATTGAAGAATTCGAGTATCATGTAGACATGGCTCGATGGATGGGCTATGGTCAAAACTTCCAAGACTTTAAGATCAACGTCCACATCGCGGGTAGACGAGGCCCAGATGGTATACGTGCTGCCTTGAGCAGATTAACTCCCGAAGCTCGTAACACACTCACTATAGAAAATGAAGAAATTACACACAATCTTGATACCTGTTTGGAACTTGCAGATGTGGTTCCGATCGTCCTTGATATACATCACCACTGGATTAACTCTGGAGAATATATTGATCCTAACGAGGACCGTGTTAAAAGGGTCGTTGATAGTTGGCGCGGTGTGCGTCCTACTTGCCACTACTCTGTTTCTAGGGAAGATCTACTCGGAGGTCATCCCAGCGGATCACGTCCCTCTCTTCAGACCCTCTTAGATTCCGGTCACAAGAAAGCTAAACTCAGAGCTCATTCAGATTACTACTGGAATACAGCAGTGAACGAATGGGCACTGAGTTTTAGGGATAGCTTTGATATCATGTGCGAGAGCAAGGCTAAGAATTTAGCCTCATTCGCACTTTATGAACAGGCTAAAGGACTTACTCTGCCTTTGGCTTGCGACCGCGAGTTGATACTTTCTTAACAGTTTCTTTGGCTTTTTTGGCTTTGGCCTTAACTTCGGTTTTGGCCTTTTCTACCACGACTGCTGCATCAACCTTGCCATCCTTGTTAACATCGGCATCTGCCTTGACACCTTCTACTGCTATTTGTACAGCAGCTTTAGCATCTTGTGCATCAACCTTGCCATCCTGATTTACATCAAAGCCTTTGCTGTTACGGTTATAGTACCAAACGGCCCCTACTGCTAAGACTACGATTGCTATGAGAAGTAATTCCATGAGTTTTTTCTCCTTGTAGGTTATTTATTAACTGCTGATAAAATACTAATTTTATGAGCCCCGTTAGAGGGCATAATTCTCAAATTATCTATAATTGGCTCTAGATCTGCTGAAAACCAATGATGTTTATCAGCATAAAAAGCTTCTAGTATCTGTGTCATTTCTTGTTTAACTGCTAGATGTGCCGGACTCTGATCCCAAGAATTTGAAAAGTATTTGCTGTCAATTAGATGGTCATAGTCTTCGTTTAATTTGATACAGACGAATTCAGCAGTATTTTTGTAGAATTCAAATATATGTTTTATATGTTTATTGATTTCCCAACCACTCATAATTAGGACATCGTATTCGTCTTGATAAAAATTAATGTAATCGCTGATATAAGCCAAAGTTTTTTCTATCGTAGATTCGTAATATAATCCAGCATCTTGTACTTTGGTACCTAACATCTGCTCGTAGATACTATACTCCGCTCGAGAATAAGCAGCAATTAATCTCTCTATCACTAGATGTTTGGTTCCCGAATTGCCCACAGCAAAAATTATTTTCATATTAGGCTCCTTGCTAATATAATTATTCTGTCCTAAAAAGACAATAAATATTTCATGACCTTACATTTTATACGATCATTAACAGAAACTTCAGACAAACGAGAAATCTATCAGGACAAGCTCAAATTTGATAAAAAAGAACTAGAGCCTGTAATGAGTGAAGCTACGGTCAAATACCATTACGACGGATTGGCCAGCAAATATTCCGAGCGTTATAATAAGGGCGAAGGCGATCCAGATTTTAACTACGGTGGCGCCATGCTACACAATATTTTCTTTGCCAACTTAACCCCACCTAGAGCAGCTAATAAACCAGAGGGGCTCAGTAAATCTATCATAGATGAAAAACATGGCAGCTTTGACAAATTCAAAGCAGAAGTTGAAAAAACTGCTATGTCAATACAGGGCAGCGGTTGGCTATATATGGATACCACCGGTGAAATAAAAACCATTAGCAATCACGAATACAAGAAGAACATGAAGATTGCTCTGTTGATAGATTGGTGGGAACACTCGTGGGCCTTAGACTATCAGCAGGACAAAGCCAAGTATCTAAACAACATTTGGCGTATCATCAATTGGGAAACCGTTGATATTAGACTACAAGGAGCATGATATGTTAGAAACATTATTTTGGTTAGCGTTAGGCGCATTTATTGGTTGGAATTTTCCTCAACCAGAATTTGCAAAAACTATACAGGCTAAAATCGTAACAATTTTTTCAAAGAAATAACATGGCGTATTCAGACAAAGTAATCGATCATTACGAGAACCCTCGAAACGTAGGTAGCTTTGCCAAAGACGAACAAGGCATTGGCACCGGAATGGTGGGAGCACCTGCCTGCGGTGATGTAATGAAACTACAGATAAAGGTGGACGATGATACAGGTATTATTACAGATGCGAAATTTAAGACGTATGGCTGCGGATCGGCTATCGCAAGCTCAAGCCTTGTCACAGAGTGGCTCAAGGGCCGTACCCTCGACGAAGCAGGATCAATCAAAAACAGCCAAATTGCCGAAGAACTAGCATTGCCTCCCGTTAAGATACATTGTTCGATACTTGCAGAAGATGCGATTAAGGCGGCAGTAAAAGATTATAAGACAAAGTATGATATCTCTAACACCACTAGCAGCTGAAAAGGTTAAGAAAAATATAGAGCGCAGAGGTAAAGGCCACGGTATCAAAGTAGGTATTAAGACCACAGGCTGCTCGGGATTGGCCTATACGATCGAATATGTAGATGATCCTACCCAGGAAGATATGAGTTTTGTCAGCGAAGGCGTACATGTATTTGTAGATCCCAGAGCGTTGCCCTATATCAACGGTATGACCATGGATTGGTTCAAACAGGGTTTAAATGAAGGGTTTGATTTTATCAATCCCAATGAACGAGATCGATGCGGCTGCGGCGAAAGTTTTAGAATTTAGATACTGGTAGCTCTACACTAGCGGGCATATCCCATATTTTCTTGCGTTCTACACCCTTGCGTTGTGCAAACCTCTTAGCATCACAATCTGTACAGCAGTGAAAATAATTATTGCTGAGACGTTTACTAGAGACCTTTTTTAGCTCTCTTTCAAAATTTTTATCACAATTATCACATCTAAAAACTGCTATAGTTTTTTTTCTAATATATGTATGCTCTATACCTAATTTACTGATTCTAACATACTGACTTTGTTGTGATTTTGTTTTCAAGAACATAACTTATTTACGTTAGGCTTATAAAATTTTTAGATAAATACCATAGAAATCCAATTTAATCAGGATGAACTATGGCACGTAAAATAATTGATATAGGTATTGTCGGCAATGACGGTACTGGTGATAGCATTAGAGATTCGTTTAGAAAAGTAAACGATAATTTTAGAGAACTGTATAGTTCTCTCGGTTTAGGCGAGAAGCTGACCTTTATCAACCTCGACGATACTCCTGCAGATTATCTAGGGCAGGAAAATGCTATCTTATCTGTTAATAATACTGAAACTGGTCTAGCATTCAAACAACTAGTACCAGGTTCTGGTATCAGCTTGGACTTTGCATCTAATTCCAGCGAAATTCGAATTTCTGCAGAGTTCTCTAGAGTATCGGCTGATCCTGCTCCGCAACTAGGTGGACCTTTAAATGCCTTTAGCGGTGATACCAGATATGCGATTGCTAATTTGCCGGATCTAAACGATCCTGCAGAATTTTCTGCATCTTTCGCTAGAGTCACTAGTATATACGGCACAAACAATAACGTAGACGATCCAGATAGAGTAGCAGTTAATAAAGGTTACGCAGACAGCAAAATATCTCTAGCAGGTATAGACGGTATAGATCCGGTCACCGGAGATGCTAATCCTGCATTTGGACAGATGTCGGGTCCATTGATTTTATCTAGAGATCCTATACCAGATGATGATCTTGTTCACAATGGATTGATTGCTGCTACTAAAAGATATGTAGATAATTCCGCATTCGGTAGCAGCGTTAATCTTTATGTTGCTACTTCAGGGCAAGATGATAGAATTGGAGTCAGCGCATCCTTACAAGGACGAGCTTTGGCCTATGCCTATAGGACCATTGAAGCTGCCTGTAAACGAGCAGAAGAAATATTATTAGAATCAAGACTAGAAATAGGTCCTTATAAAAAGCTATTGACCTTTAATCAAGGCGCAGATTTTTGTACTCTAGCAGGCATCACAGAAGCACCAGCTTCTGGATCTGGTTTCTTGGGTCATGCGTTGATGAGCGTAGATACGGCCACTGTTCGCAACGTTGGTGTGAATTATAAAATTAACGACATACTAACTATTACAGGGGGCACAGGCACCCAGCCAGCTAGATATCAGGTGCTGTCGATCACAGAAGCAGGCGGCATTATCTCAGTATTGCAATTGAGTTCTGGAGTCTATACTACATTACCTGGCTCTACAAATGTCGCTACCAGCGATAATAGTGCATTCGGAGACGGAGCAACCTTTGATTTAACCTATAAAGTAAACAATGTGATAGTAGATGCGGGAGGTAGCGGTTATGGACTGGTATCTGTTCGTATTATTCCTGCACTAGGCGATACCACTGGTTCGGGTGCTTTTGGAACTGCAGATGTTCTAAGCGGAGTGGTTCAGAGTATAACCATTACTGATCAAGGATCTGGATTTACAGATCTACCATCTGTGATCGTAAATCTACCAAGATTCTTAATTAGAACAGATTTTTTTAGAACAGACTTTACCGGAGATGTATTAACCAATACACCCACTGCTATCAGAGGACGAGATATCAGAGAAGGTCTATATCTTAGAGGCGAGACTTCAGGAGCATTGGCTCAAATTCTAGCTCATCAGGGCGCATTGGACTCTGACGGTAACGAGATTTTTGATGTAGATATCAAATACGGTTCATTCCAAGAAGATGAAATTATATCCTATGGCGATGTGGCCAAAAGAACGCAAATATCCATTTTGGTAGAATCTGGAATATATGAAGAGAATCTACCGATACGAATTCCTACAAATACTTCCATAGTAGGAGATGAATTTAGGCGAGTTATAATCAGACCTAAACCAGGACGTAGTTCAAGTCCTTGGGCATTTATTCACTTTCGCAGAGATCTCACTGTGGGAGAAAATAATACAGATCTGCTCACAATAGCTGATAGACTATTTGGTTACCACTACCTAACAGACAGCAGTCAACCTGTTTACCCTATCGTTAATAACAAAGGTTATTATCGTTCGGCAGCACAGCTATTGTACCTTAACAGACAATTCATTCAGAAGGAAGTCATTGGTTGGATTGAATATCAGATCCAAAATAATATAGATCCATATACCAGTACCTTTACATATGATGCAGAATTATGTGAAAGAGATGTTGGTTTGATCATAGATTCTATGATCTTCGATCTCCGATATGGCGGATCGAACAGAAGTATTTCCGCAGCCCTTAAATATTTTGCCAACGCCAGCGGCCTAGTAGCTATTAATGATCAATTATCAGAAACTGTAGCGGGTATAAGAAGAATTAATACTTTGGCTCAACTAGTGATTAGAAATGTAGAAGTTACAGAAATATATCAGACATCTATCCCTCAGATCATAGACGGCGCATACATCTCCGAAGTGGGTGCGGGAGGATCATCCATTAATATATCACTGGTGACTAGCGCCAATCCTGTAGTAATCACTGCCAGCACTGCTCACGGATTATCCAACGGAGATCAAGTCTTAATCAGCGAAGTTGGCGGGACCACCGCTATCAACGGCAATGATTACTATGTTGATGTTATCGACACAACATCATTCTATCTATACAATGATCTTGCTCTTACTGATGCAGTCGATGGTACAAACTTCGCTGCCTATACCACCGGTGGTTACATAACAAACAACGGAGGAGTAATTGGAGCACTGACTGATCTTATAATTGATGTTATCAGTGGTTCTGCTTCTGTAAATTATCCTAAGAACAATAACGAAATGGATGTGTTCTTGTGCAATGATGCGGTTAGATTTCAAGCAGTTACCTTCCAAGGCCACGGCGGGTTTGCCATGGTGCTGGATCCGGAAGGACAGATCCTTGCTAAATCTCCCTACGCACAGGAATGTGCATCATTTTCAAGAAGTACAGGACGTCAGACATTTGCTGGCGGTCAATATGTAGACGGTTTCACAGGAAATCTAAAATTTCGAATTCTAAGTAAAGATAGTAATACTTTTCTAAGAGTTGGTGATCTACGAAGATTACCACAATTGCCTGCTTCATTCATTGTTCGAGACACAGTATATAGAATCAACTATGTTAGAGATTATGTATTTCATCCGTCCGGATCAACAGCATCTCTAGTATTAGACGAATCAACTCCTTGGCCATTTGATATATTCACATATAATTCTGCTATCTGTAGTAGAGATGTGGGATTAATCATAGACGGTCTAGGATATGATATAGTTCTAAATACAAACTATCATTCTAGAAAATCAGGTCTAAGTTATAGACAGGCTAATGCATCAGTGGTCATTGAAGACCAATTACAACTAACATTAGATGCTATATCCTATGCACATACCACAGCATTTGGCCTGTTAGATTCTTATCCGGCGGCACAGTCTACCGTACAATCCAGTGAACTAATAATTCTAGATATCGTAGAAAACGGTACGACATTTGCCCCTGCTCTAATTATCACAGCTCCTACAGGTTTATCAGCTAATCTAGTCAAAGCTAAAAATCAATTAGAAAATAATATAGCTTATATAAAGGCAGAAGTTTTAGGATATATGAATACCACATATCCAGCGTTGGGTCTAGATGAAGATAGATTTAATACCGATATTCAATATATCATAGAAGGTTTGATCTATGACCTAACCTATGGCGGAAACAGCGAAACTAGAAAATCTGGTTTGAGATTTTACGATGGAGTAGGTTCTGCCGTAGCTTTACAGATTCCTTCCGGTCAGTTAATTGAAACAAGTCAAGGTGTATTGTATGCCAGCTATCTAGCACAACAAGTTGTTCGAAACCTTGCACCTGCGGTGACCTATTCGGCTGTTCCCAGAACTTCTGGCGCAGCAGCATCTGCCACAGAGGCTACTTTAATAAACACCTTAGTGGCCAATGTCAACGGCATTCTACTAGGAGGTCCGGGTGCCGCGGCTGCTGAAGTGCTGCCGGACCTTACCGCTTATCCTTATACGGTCAACGATCTTAATGCTAGAACTATTCTTGTAACAGAAAAGTCAGATATACAACAGGCAGTGATAGATTATGTTGACGAAAACGCCAATGTATATGAGGTATTGATGCCGGGCAATAGATCTATGTTAAGCAATGACTTTACACAGATCAATGACCTCGGTTATGGTATTGTGGTAAACAATGGAGGTCTGATAGAGGCTGTTTCTATGTTTACCTACTACTGCCATATATCATATTATTCTATGGGTGGTGGTCAGATACGTTCAGTGGCTGGATCTAGTGCTCATGGAAATTATGCACTAGTGGCACAGGGTGCGGACCCACTAGAAGTTCCTACTCCGGTTACACTGTATTATAATCTAGCACAGGGCATAACCTGTTACTTTCCCTCTGGCTCATATGCTAACGCTGTAAGTGGGTTGGTTATCTTTGTTACCTACGATGACTATGTGCCTCTCGACGTCAGCGAATTAGAAATTGACCACGGACTAGGCCAGGTGTATAGGTATCCAGTAGTATCTGTCAGCACTGCTGATCTTCCTGCAGGCGTTGCTAGACTGGGTCTAAGAAGCAGTGAGGGCACAGGAGTAGATGGACTTGCAGCAGTAGTACCAAACGGTACTAGAATGACCATAAGACAGAATGCACAGGTAGTACTCACAGGAGATGTAGTACAAGTGGCTGTGCGTCCTTCGACCGGTCTGGTACTTGCAGAAAGCGTAGATGTTTATCGTATTCTCCAGTTTGAAAATTATACTGATCCCGCCGGGGGAAGAATATTCACTATCTCTATAGCATCACCTGCGGTAATTACCAGAACCTCACATGGTTTGAGGCCAGGTTATCAGATCAGTTTAACTACTACGGGAACACTTCCAACTGGGGTAGACACCTTAACTACTTATTATGTTGTATCTGATGGTTTCACAGCTAATTCTTTTAGAATTTCAACGACAAAAAACGGTTCTCCCATAACTACTTCAGGCTCACAATCAGGAGTTCATAGCTATATTGTAGAAGGACTGGCAAGAACTACTTTAAGAGAAAACTATAACTATGTCGATTTATCTCTGTGGAGCACACAAGAGTATAGTGGTTCGACTAACACCTGTACTATTACCATAGCGGCACCGGCTGTGGTCACCTGTGCCAGTCACGGATTTATTGCAGGGGATGTCATAAGATTTACAACCACGGGCACATTGCCTGGTGGTATGAGTACGAATAAACATTATTTCGTCACTGCTACTCCGAGTCCGAACACATTTAGATTCACTGATGTGGCCACAGGTGCAGGGGTTGATCTTGATACCTTTGGTACACAATCGGGTACTCATAGTGTAGGAAAAGTCAAAGGCTATGCCGGCGATAATGTATTGGCTATAACTGCGCTAGGTACAGCTGATGCAGAAAGAGTTCTCAATACTAAATTTGTATGGAAAGGAACCACTCACACAGTAATTTCATACGAAAACGAAACTGTTACTGGTCAGCCTTATGCTAGAATAACCATAAGTCCTGCATTGTCTGACAGTGTGGTATATTTTACGTACCTTCCTACTTTAAAATCTGCTACATTAAAAGATGAACCGGGTACACTAACTATTAGAATTTCTTTAACTCGTGTTACATCACACGATTTATTAGAAATTGGTACAGGTTCTTATGCAGATACTAATTATCCTAACGAAATCTATGGTCCTCCGGTAAATTCAATCAACGATGCCAATGAAACAGAAGAGCGAGGGGTTGGTCGAGTTTTCTATGTTACTACTGATCAATTTGGTAACTTCTCAGTAGGTCCATATTTCCGTGTAGACCAAGGCACTGGTACTGTTACTTTTGCAGCAGCTATCGCTCTAAGTAACCTAGATGGTATCGGTTTTAAACGTGGTGTACCAGTTTCAGAATTCTCTACAGACACTGGATTTTCGGATAACGCCACAGATACTGTACCTACAGAAAATGCCACTAGAGGTTATTTAGATCGACGTTTGGGTCTTAGCCATACTGGAGATATAGTATCAGCTACTAGCCTTATTCCTGCGATAACAGGCGGATTCATGTCCTTAGACGGTCAACTGAGCATGAAGGCCAATATGGATTTGGGCGGTAATAAAATAGAAAATCTCGGTGATCCTATTGGTCCTACAGATGCTGTGAACCTCCGAAGCCTTGTAGCGTCAAATTTCCAAGAATTTACAGTGGTTGACCCCCGGGCTGGGGATCTATTGGTTTATACAGGGGCGGGCAACGATGCAGAAAATGCTTCAGTTGTAGGTGATATTAGCCTAAGCCTGGACAGCACTGCGCATACTATTTCTGCACAGATCACACCGGGTGTCATAGTTAACACAGATATTAATTCAGCAGCAGCGATTTCTCAGAGCAAATTAAGTCTGCAGGCAGCCACTACCAGAGCTAATGCCACAGGTATCACACAAGCTGATAGAGGATTAGTGAGTTTTGATAGTGCTCAATTTGATGTTACAAGTGGTTGGGTCACCCTAAAAGATAATGGTATTACCCTAACAGATCTGCCACAGATAGCCACTAAAACTGTGTTAGGTAATTCAACTTTAATCACAGGCAATGTCAGCGCAGTACCTTTCAGTGATGTGGTCAATGACGGTGGTGCTGTCAAGAAAAGTCAATACAGCAGCGGTACTGGATATCTCCGCAGAATTGGTTTTACATTTAACAACGACGGTGATTATTCTATTGTAGACGAATCCAGTGCTAACACACCCAGTACTTTGGTCAAGCGTGACAGCAACGGTGATTTCTCAGCCAGAAATGTCAGTGTAGAAAGATTGGTAGTAGATACAAAAACAGTATTAGATACCACAACTTCAGCCACCGGTGGTTACACTCAGGTATATGGTTTCACTGGCCAAGTAGGTATATTGATAGGCGACGGTTCAGTAGCCACAGATAAACGTTCATTTTATGATAATGACGGTCATGCATTTAGAACACAAAATGGATTGGCCTATGCTCCTATAACCTGTTCTAGCGTACAGGCCACAGTATTAACTACTGGATCTACTGCTACAGCAGGAACAGTAACAGGCACATGGAGTCTCAGCTCAGGATCACGGTTCCAGGCTACCTATGCTGACCTAGCAGAGTACTACGAAGGCGATAAAGACTATGAAGTAGGAACTGTGTTGGTATTCGGTGGCGAAAAAGAAGTTACAGTTACAACAATGAAAATGGACAGCAGAGTGGCCGGAGTGGTCAGTGATACTGCGGCCTATACCATGAATTCAGCCTGTCCAGGATCAAAGAATTTAATTGCCTTGCAAGGTAGAGTAAAATGTAAGGTCGTAGGCAGGATCCGTAAAGGAGACATATTAGTCACTACCAGTATACCTGGTGTAGCAGGATTACCAGAAAGTCAGGCCCAGGCAGGAACTATAATCGGTAAGGCTCTACAAGACTATGATTCAGATCACATTGGCACCATTGAGGTAGCCGTAGGAAGGACATAATGGCACGAAGAACAATAGACCCCAAAAAGGCTCCGATATTATGGAGTACCATAGATCAGGCCTTCGAGGATATCAATTTAAATTTTACTGAGCTTTATGCTACAGTTGGAGGTCCCGGGGGTGTTGTTGATTTTGGTTCTCTTCCGACCGACGTTATCCCCAGCGATAGCGGAACCTACGATATAGGTTCTCCTACAAAACGTTGGAGAGATCTTTATCTCACTGGTTCAACCATTTATCTAGGATCGGCTGTTATTTCGTCAGTGGACGGGAAAGTTAATCTTCCTCCCGGAAGTTCTATTGGAGGATCAATATTAGATCAAGAATATTTTAGATCTATAGCGGTAGTTGGACAAACAGACATCGTAGCAGACGCAGGCGGCAACGATGTTTTAAATATAGCGTCCGGTAGTGGTATTTCTATAACTACAAATGCTAGTACTGATACATTGACCTTTACCAACAGCGGAGTAACATCCGCTATTGCTGGAACTGGAATAAGCGTAAACACAGCTTCAGGAGCAGTTACATTTACTAATTCCGGAGTAACAGGTCTAGTCCAAGGCGCAGGTATAAGCGTCAGTGCTGCTACAGGAAATATTACCGTGGCCAACACTGGTGTGCTCAGTGTTGTAACAGATCCTGGATCTGGTATTACTCTAGATACCACAGTACCCGGAGTGGTTCGTGTAACCAACAGTGCGCCAAATACCACTCAGAATTTATATAGAAATATCGCAGTTTCCGGACAGGTCACTCTTATTGCTGGAGATCCATTAGCGACATTGACATTAGTCAATGGTAACGGTATCAATATAACCACAACACCCGCCAGTGATTCTATTACAGTAACCAATACAGGTGTAACTAGTCTGGCTGTGTCTGCTCCAGGTCTAAGTATCACGGGTAGCACAGGTAGTTTAACTTTATCTAACACAGGTGTTACCGCTATATCAGCGGGTAATGGGATTTCTACTATTAACACTAGCACAGGTACAGTTGTTATTTCTAATACCAGATTCGGATTTACCAATATAGCGGTCACAGGCCAAAATCCCATCCAGGCAGACAACACCACAGATACATTTACTTTGATCGCAGGTGACGGTGTTGTGTTGACCACCAACGATGTCAATGACAGTTTGACCATAGACGTTAATTATGTCAAGGGAAATGTGTATTCCGAAAGTTCTACAGTTTTAGTCAATGCTGCTCTAGGTAAAATTGTAGGCGACATAGAAACAGGTTCATTGAGAACATCTGCTACCGAAATAGCCTTAGGCGATGGGGCTGGTGAAGCTAACCAAGGATTTGCCGGTGTTGCCATAGGTAGATATGCTGGGGGATCCTCGCAGGGTAATAGATCGACCGCAGTTGGATTCAGTGCTGGTTCCTATTCTCAAGCAGCCTATTCTTTGGCTGTGGGCGATTCTGCAGGTAACATAAATCAAGGAACTAGATCAGTAGCTCTAGGAACACAAGCTGGTCAAAGTAATCAAGGCACCGCAGCAGTAGCCATTGGATATTCTGCAGGAGTGAATAACCAACCCGCAAACAGTATTATTATAAATGCTAGCGGAGTTGCACTAAACGGTAGTGCCTCAGGATTCTATGTAAATCCTGTGAGAGAGGTTACTGGTCCACAGGTTCTATATTATAATCCTTCTGACAAAGAAATAACATGGGGTCCTGTGCCAGCAGGAGGATCAGGAGGCAGCGGCGGTGGTGATTTTGAACTTAATGTTGCTGCAGACGATTCGACCATAAGAAGAATCTTCAACGGAGAAACATTAAAATTCGTAGGTGCATCTGGTATTAGTACAGCCACCGACGGTGAAGGCAAAGTAACTATCACAGGTCCGTCATTGTCCACTGTGGCCAATACTGGCAGTTATAATGACCTTTTGAATTTACCCTCTATCCCAGCAGCCTACTCAGCTACCAGCATAGATGCACTATCAGACGTAGACACTTCCACTACACCGCCAACCAATGGACAAAGCCTAGTATGGAGTTCTGTCAGCAGTAAATGGCTGCCCAGCACGATCAGTGGAGGTGGAGGTAGTCTACAATCAAGATCAACCGTTGGCACTTCGACAACTAATTTGGCCAATGGTGCTACCGGTAATATTACTATCACAGGTTATAAAGGATACATGTTGTATAAGATACAGACATCTGCAGCATCATGGGTTAGAATTTATACTGATTCAGCATCTCGAGCAGCAGATGCTTCTAGAGTAGAAGGTTCTGATCCTTTACCAGGATCAGGAGTTATAGCAGAAGTCATTACTACAGGATCTCAAACAGTCTTAGTAAGTCCGGGAACCATAGGTTTCAGCAATGAATCAAGTCCTTCTACAAATATAGAAGTGGCTGTTACCAACAAGAGTGGTATCACTACAAATATCACTGTTACCCTTACTGTGGTACAGCTAGAGGCCTAAGATGTCTGAACTCCTACATCTCATAACAACTAGAAAATATCTAGTTATAGCCAATGAATTTCAGGATCTAGATTCTATCTATGATGACCTCGAAACCCTAGGAAAATCACCTACAGGTCTAGATTTATTTAGAGATATAGAGTGTGTGGACAGGAAGCCTAGTAGTAGGAGCACCGTGTATAGGTTGACAGATTATGAAGCTGATCAATTAAAACAAGATCCCAGAATCAAAACTGTAGAAGCACATCCCGATGAGCTTGGTATCACTGCTGGCACCACAGCTACTAGTCAAACATCATCAAATTGGGACAAATCAGGTTCTACAAGTTCGTCTATGAAAAATTGGGCCTTGCTACGTTGCACAGAAGGAACTCAACGAGCAGGTTGGGGTGGAGTTGGCTACGAAGGCAACGGCACCGGTACTGCTACAGAGTCAGGAACTATAACACTAACGCAAACTGGTCGTAATGTAGATATAGTAGTCATTGATGAAAACGGACTAGTTTGGAATCATCCAGAATATGCTGTCAATGCAGACGGGACAGGCGGCACAAGAACTGTTCAATACAATTGGGAACAACATAATCTAGCAGTCAAAGGAACAGCGGCATCAAATTATGTCTATGGCACTGGTTCTCATTCCACCCATGTGGCGGGAACTGTAGCCGGTAATACACAAGGCTGGGCTAGAAATGCCAATATATATAATATCTATTATCTAGCTGGTGATTCAGGTAGTGGTGATTTTCAGTATGTTATAGATTATGTTAGACAATTTCATGCCAATAAAAGTATAAATCCTGCTACTGGAAGACGTAATCCTACTATTACCAACAACAGTTGGGGCATGAGTATATTTCCCAGCGAATGGAGTTTCTCGGATATAACTGCTGTGACCTATAGGGGTGTTAGATATGCTCCCGCAGGTACTACAACCTATCTAGGCACCAGCGGTGTTTGTACAACCAATACAAAACTTGCCGATCTATTAGGTTACGAAAACTTTGGAAATAGAATCGTTACTTCAGGAACTGCTACAACACCAGGCGGAACAATAACTGCTAAACCAGCGTCATGGACTCAAGACAGCAGTCAAAGTGTTTATATAGCACAGTTGACAGCTCCCTCAGCCTCATATTCTGTGTCGTTGAATATTACAGGTGCTAATACTGTGGTAAATGTGCGCAGTGATGTTGCGTCCGGAGGATCATTAGGTATAACTACCTTAACTATAAGCATCCAGATATTAAGAACATCAGACAACACTGTCGTGGCTAGTTTTACACAAGGTCCTACATCTTCAGACAATGGAGGTGAAATCGGTCTCGTCATAGACGAAAATGTTACTCTATCGGCTACAGGAAATTATACAGTAACCTATACCACTGTTCTGCAAAACGGTTCGGTGTCAAATCCTCTAACTGCCTTTAATATGTTAACACATATTAATACTATACCTGTCTCAGAAAATGCTACGGTTACTTCAATAACAAATTCTTTACTAGGAGCAGCTAGCCTAACTGCCTCTACATCACCCACTACCGGCAATAACGACGATGGATATTGGTCTTTGTCTTTGCCTTTCTCTATAGAATATCTAGGAATAACTTACAATACAGTATATCCCGGAACAAATTTCTATCTTACTTTTGGCTCTGGTTCAGCAGTTTGGAGTGGGATAAACATTTCTAATCCGGGACTGCCTAAAATTATGTGGTGTGCTAGAGATAACTCGGTGCAGAGAATTTATTATGGTACAGAAGGATCTGCGCCTAATAGAACCTATAGAATACGCATGGAAGGTACATCAGCTACTTCAGGAACCCTAGGATCTCCTAATATGGTCTGCGAATATATATTCTATGAAAATAATCCTAGCAGAATAGATTTACAATTAGGAACAAACAATGCCAAACAACTTACAGGCAGTTTTACCACACAACAACTGAATAATTTTGGATTCATTTCAGGACAACGTATTCCTGCTAGAGTGGCCAGTCTTGATGTTGATATAGAAGACGCCATAGACGAAGGCATAATATTTGTTGGCGCAGCCGGTAATGGAAGATGGAAGCACTGCCTACCGGGCGATCCAGATTGGAACAATACATTTGAAATGTCTGTAAGATATCCTGCCAGTGTCAGCAGTCCTTATTATTACATGCGTGGTACTAGTCCTACTGCCAACGACAATACCATAGACGGTGACTATGATATACCTAATATCTGTGTAGGATCGATAGATTCTATCCAGATAGACCAAAAGGTATTGTATAGCGATTGCGGTACAGGAGTAGATATATGGGCACCAGGCACTAATATTATAAGTTCATTACCCAGCGGTACTGCTGATCCAAGAAGCGTCAGCTACTATCTGGGCAAATACAATGGGACTAGCATGGCCAGTCCACAGGTGTGTGGTGTATTGGCCTGTGCCTTAGAAATTTATCCTCACTGGAAACAAGAAGATGCCAAGGCCTACATAACCGGAATAGCCAAAACGAATCAACTATCAGCCAGTGCTGGGGGCTCTACGGATGGTCAGGATCTGCAGGGAGCTCCTAATAAAACCTTGTTTTACAAGCGAGAAAGAGAAGATTCAGGAAATGTATTTCCTAAGACAAATTATAATGTAAGACCCACAACAGGATCTGTGTATCCTAGACCTAGAATACGAAGAACAATATAACGGAGCGCAACATGGCCAAACAAACGATTAATGTAGGAACAACAGCTAATGACCGAAAGGGCGACAGCCTCAGAGCCGCGTTCCAAAAAGTAAATGCTAACTTTTCAGAACTTTATACTGCATTAGGTTTAACAGGGGACGCTACATTAAATTTAGGTGCATTTGAATTTACTGGTAGTACGATGAGTACTACAAACAGTTCGGCTATTGTTATTGATCAGGCAACTACCGTTACTAGTAATTTAACCGTAGGCGGTGACATATTGCCAAGCATCGATAATAATCAAGATATCGGTAGTCCCGCAAAACAGTGGCGACACATTTATATGTCAGGCGGTAGTATCTACTTAGACAACATCAAACTGACCAACAACGCTGGTAAACTTGAGATCATCAAGGTTATCAATCCGGGCGAAGAAAACGAAGCACCAGACCCAGAAGACAGCAATGCCGGTAGCGCAGTTACAAATAAATTAGTTAACGGTGAACAAGAATTTATTTTAGAAACAGATGGTTCTGTGACTATACCTAATGGTGGAAAATTGGGTCCGGTACAATTTCCTACAGGTAATGAAGTATACACAGAAGGAAACGACGGCTATAGTCAATTGAACTGGGATAATACTAACTTTGTTTGGACTGATAACGCAGGTGCTTCAGTTCAAGCAGGATCTAAAACATGGGCGTTTGGTAGTAGCGGTAACTTGACATTACCTCCCGGAGGTGATATCCTAGATAGTGCCGGTAATTCGGTGCTAGGAGGTGGTGGTGGATTCTCATTGCCACCTGATACAACATTTGATGACTTTTATGAAGACGGTGGCGCCACAATATACAACAGTGGTGGCAAGATACAGTTATATTCTCTTGTCAGCGAAGGCAATGACGGTGTTAATATTCGTGTCAAAGGTGACGGCGGCGACAGTACTTGGGAGTTTAAGAGTAATGGGTCTATAACATTCCCAGACAATGAACTTAAAACATCTATAGATAATGATCTATCTATAGTAACTGAAAGTTCGCCAACAGAACCACCAACAACTATAGAGATAGTTGGTGCTGATTTTGTAGCAGTGAATCTAACCTACACTCAATCTATCAGTGATCCCAATGCTTGGATTCCTGCTAATTATAATCCTGCTACTGATCCTTACATACAGTTTGATAACGGATATGGAATCTGGCATCCGGCGTTTGAACAACCAATATATGTCAACACAGGCACATTGAATGTACCATTGGAACAGTGGAACACCAATCCTCCACTGGGCAGTGTGCCTCCTACAGGTGTTTATACCTATCCTAATACCTATACTAAAACTTGGACATTTGACAACGAAGGTGCTATCAACTTACCAGATCCTGGAACTATTAGAAACACCAGTGGAGCCGCAAATCTAGTAGCAACTGACTACGCTCAACTACAGTGGACTACACAGGCAGGTGCTAATGATCCAGATCCTAACGGTACACAAGAACCAAAGAACTGGGTTTATGTCGAAGTTGGCGGTGCATATATTGAAACCAACATAAATGGTCTAGGATCATCACACAGTTGGCATTTTGGCAACGATGGTGTTCTAACTCTACCACAAGGCGGTGACATTCAAAACAGCGCCGGAAACTCAGTATTAGGTGGTAGTGTTGTTGAACGATCAGTAGAATTTCCATTAGGTGAATCTGGAGACACTAGAGGCACAATCGCTCTAACACCCAACGGTACGACCTACATCTGTACAGCAGATTGGGTTGACGCATCAACAGGTCTACAGGGCACATTTACTGCTGTAACTCTTGAATTATACGATATAGGTCAAGGGGGCGGAGTTTATAATAGTGCTATACTATCAATAGCAGACGAACCAGAAATTTATAACATTTTAAGATACGGTAGTTGGACTGAAGGACAGTTCACCATTGATGCTGGTCCAACCTGGGGCGGTGCCAAGAACGTAACCTCTACCGGTTACAACGATCAAGCAGGAACTATGAGTGTGTTGTGGGCAGTTGGCCCTGGAGACCCTCAACAGATTCCATTAGGAACCAGCGTAACTGTCGTGTATACTGGCGGTGGAACACAAACACCAATCTGGAAAAAACTAGTAGATCTAACCAGTGAAGGCTACGGTGATGGTACTATCAACTGGACCAACGAAGGCGACTTGACTATTGAAACACTACGTCCTCAAGGTTATAACGGTGACTGCGATGTCAACATCTATGGCGCTGACGATATTTGGATTGAAGCCAAAGGTGATCAAGCAGAGATCAAGGCTTTTTCCGATGTTCGAATTGCCAGCGATGGCGGTAATCATCAATGGACTTTTACCAAAGCCGGCGCAGTACAACTACCATATCTAAACAATATAGGTTATCAAAACGGTTACGGTCTAAACGGTCCCACACTACGTCTAGGTGGAGAAAACGATCCTAACGATCAAGTTATCATCACAGGTCCAGTGCCAGACAGCAACAATGCCAGCGCACAGCGACTGGTCATCCAAGGACAGCGTGGTTTCGGTGATTGGAATCAGCCTGCGGCGGGTGAAGGTGGCGATGTCTACATCTGGGGCGGTACTGGCGGCGAAGGATCCAACGGCGGAAATTATTACGGTGGTTCAGGCGGTGACATCAAGATACGTGGTGGACAAGGACAGAACAATGCTGGTGGTTATGTAAAGATTGAAGGCGGTAGTGCCGCAGATTGGAACGGTGGATCACATACAGGTGGTTACATAGAAATCTCAGCAGGTGATGCTACTGGAGGGGCCAATGGCAACGGCGGTGATGTAAACATCCGTGGTGGTAGGAAACAGGGCACTGGCAACAACGGAGAAGTTAATATACGCACAGGAGCCAACTCAGAACACGAATGGCGGTTTGACAACGGTGGCGGATTAAATCTACCAACCAATGGCGGGCTCAGTTTTAATTACGGTTACATAGATCAAGATACAACGTTTGACAATAACACCCTGCGTCTAAGCGGCGGTGACCAAGTTGGTATCTATAGCAACGAAGATAGTAAACGTTGGCTATTCAAAGCAGATGGTACATTAGAATTACCTGCGGGCGGGGACATCGTAGACAGCAATGGCGACAGCGTATTAGGTGTTGGCGCTCCAACTATACCAAGCACAGTCAAAGGTTGGTATCAGATACAGGGTCCAAGACCCAATAACAATGATGAAGTAGCCTTTCAAACCGTGGCTGTCACTCCAGGCGGAGAAGCGTTCACAGCAGGCAAGAACTACTATGCTGACAATCGTGGCGATGCTACCATAGTGATACAAAAGCACAGCACTTCAGGTGAAGTACTGTTGAGCAAGCGCATTGGTGCTGGCTACGGAGCAACACTCACAGTGGTAGTTGCTGGTGGTGTGCTCAGCGTCACAGGTGTTACCAATCTTGGCAGTCAAAGATATCAGGTCAACGAAAAACTGGTAATGTGGGGCGCACAATGGAACGACTACAGTTATAGTTCAATATGGACTGTAAATGTAGACAGCGTAGACGGTAATGGCGCGATTCTCACAGCCAGCGTAGTTGATCAACCTATCACTCCTCCCGCAGACGGCACCTATAACTCTAACAGTCCTGTGAGACCTGATCTGACTCTGTATGCGAACTCTATGGTCTACAACAATGAGTGTGAGCAGGTGTTTTTAGTAGCAGAATATCAATCAGGTTACAAATCTCAGTATGACAGTAATGTTACCTGGGCTATGGTCTATGTGTTGGACAGTTCAACACTAGCAGTAATGGCAACATATCTATTGAGAGACGAAGCAGACCTACATCCTATCAGCATCACAGCCAACGACAATGGCGACATCGCCGTAGTAGGACAAAAGTTCAACGAGTATAGAACGATTCCAATCACTGGCTACACTGGCGGTAACCAGTATCTAGCGGTCAGCAAGACAGTAATGGGCGAGCATTTCCCCGAAAGTGGCATCCCTGGCGATGAATACTACAACTTCTTTGTACAGGGCACAGGCATCACTGGTCAAGCACAGGTTGATTCTGTCAACTTATATCCCTCATTGGCTACCACTGTGCGTGAAGGTTCAGGTGCGGCATTTAATATATGGAACAATGGTGATGGCACTTATGGGTGGAACGGTATAACCTATGGTACCAACTATCGTGTAGGACACAAGATCAAACTGTTAGGCTCAGACCTAGGCGGCACCAGTCCTGCTAACGACGCTATCGTCACTGTGACCGGCATAAACAACGATGTACAAGGCGGTATTTCTAATATATCAATCTCAGGATCAGCCGCAGGTGTTGGTCCTCAAGTAAACTATCCTAATGTTTCAGGCACTAACTATCAAGTTGGTAGCGGTGCTCGTGTGAACATAAACGTTGATCCAGTCACGGATTTGATAACTTCTGTTGGCACAGACAACTTTGGTGACTATCACTATGTGGTAGGAGATGTACTTACCGTGTCGGGTACGGTTTTCCCAGGTGGCACCAGTCCTGCCAATGATGTAGTATTGACAGTGACTGCTGTATATCTAGGTGGTCCTAACGGTTATACAGTGGTCAGCGGAACTCCGCCAACAGATATACTGAGATTAAACGTCAGCGGCTATGATTTTAGCACAGGTACCTACACGATGAGACAGAGCCTGAACAGCGAAGCCTTTGTGTGGACACCCGGTTGGAACAAGGCCATTGGCGGCGGCAGTGATGACTATTTCCAATCAGTGATCTTTGGTTCAGACGGCACACATATATATGCTGTGGGTAAAGGTCGCTACGAAGTCACTTATGATCAAGCCCTGGTAGTCAAGATGACCAAAGGCAACGGCACCATTGTCTGGAGCAAGTATGTAAACAGTTATCTATCACCAGGCAGTGAAGTTGGTGCCTGGGCATCCAGTGTGATACAGTTGAACAACAACAATATCGTGGTCAGTGTCTACCAGTACAACAACAGTTTCAGCAGTAATGAAATAGGTCTAGTGGCACTAGACACTGACGGGGTTCTACAATGGACACGAACCTACTTGTTAGACAACGGAAGTATGGATTCAGAACATCGACTACTACGTGATGGCTCTGACAACATCTATATAGTATTCCGTGGCTACAACGCTCGCAATGGCGATGATGCCTACAACATCTTGAAGTTGGATAGCACAGGAGCCAAGATATGGGCTCGTGCTATAACCAACAACAGTATGTATATGGATTTCGCCTACAGTTGGGGCAACGAGTTTGCGGCTATCAGCAACACACACCTTTATATCGCAGGTTATACTTCCGCACCCAACGACAACTACTACAGCGGTCTACTGATACGTTTCCCCGTAGATGGCTACAAAGAATTTGCTGAAGAAGGTTGGGCTCGTGGAGAATCTTTTGGCGACCTCAGCCTGTTCAAACCTACGACTATTACTACTACACCCGTGGCCACACCGCAGACATTTACACCAGATGTACACAGTGATGGAATAACCACTGTGGCCAACTACAATATGGGCTATACCTATACAGATGATTGGCAGGTGCCTGCGCTGTTGGTCAAGATGACCCGTGATGATCTAGGCTACCTAGAGTTTGGCGATGGTTCTAAACAGAGTTTTGCCACAGATCGCATTCCGCAGATTCTGGTTGGCAACAACCAACAGATCAAACTAAGTCCACAAGATTCAGGCAAGCACTATTTTATAGGGCCAGACCAAGCCGGAGTTGATTTTATCATTCCTGAGTATGACATAGAAGATCCATATCCAGTAGGCTACACAGTGACTATCGTGAACTGTTCAGGTGGTGATGTCTATGTCAATATGTATGCTCCAACCGACGGCAACTACTATTATGGTAGCATCTGGGGTGCAGGACGAGACATACAGACTCGCTATTGGGGCATTCCAGACAGTGGTTCAGGAAGCCTAGTCACGCTGATGAAGGTCAAGAATGCTGAGTTCACAGGCGGTGAAAATATTTCAGGCACGATCTGGATGATCGCTGGTCCAAGTGACATTTACAACAACGACTAAGGATCGATCGTGAGTATAGTTCAAACAGTACAGGCCGCGATAGTAACAGGCGCACCAGGAGAACCTCCTGCCCCACAACCAGTGGGTGTATACGCTTGGAACGGCGCGATGACTCCTTGGTATTCGCAGAGCAATCCCACCCCTGCCGACTCTCCTGTGATATTTCCAGATGGCTTTCAGAGTTCAGCACTGACATTCAGTAATACCTGGACAGTGAGCCAGAATCTGGGACTGTGTAACGAAATAGAAGTACAGATGTGGATCTATCCTACCAGCAACAACTGTATCATAGTCACTGAACAGGGACAGGCCGCTGAAAACACTGGTTATCACTATGCTATGATAGAGATAGACAGCAGTAATCGTATCAAGGCTCGTAGTTGGCCACAGAATGGCCCTCAAGCATTGACCAGTGATCCTATCACGATAAATGCTTGGCATCACATCTACTTCCGCCACAGCAGTGGTACAGCACGATTAGAAGTAGATGGTGTATTGGTAGGCACTGACAACTACGCAAGATCAGCACCTGGCAACTCCTTTATAGGTATTGGCTCATACTCTATCACAGGTATAACCAGTAACAATAGATATCAAGGTCGCATACACAATGTACAGATACGTAACTACAACTTTGTGGGTAGTGCTTATGCTGGTAGCAACACTACCTACAGACCCAGCATACAGTTTGATCTAGATGCTAACAAGAACTACGATCCTGCCACACCCAATATTTGGCACAACTCGGCGTTCCCCGCCTATGACTGTACGCTCTACGGATCACCTACTTATGTAGCAGACGGTTCTGCTACAGGCACACCTGCGGCCTACTGGACCTTTGATCGCAATAATCTACAGTTTGGACAGATACAGAACATTCCTAACATAAATGTTTGGACCATTGAAGGACTGTACAGATTAAGTGCTTCCTATTCAACTATCAATGCCACAGCAGTTATCACTACTATCTTTGATCTTGACGGAGGTGCTTCGCCAGACTATGGTGTGGTCAACTTCTGTTTAGGCACTAATGGTGATCAAGTCTTTAATGCCAACTGGTACGGTCAGTTTTTTGCTGGTGGTAACTGGCGCAAAAGTATCGGCAGTAATGTCAGTTATACGAACAGTTGGTACCACTTGATGGCTACCTATGACGGAGTCTATCTACAACTGTACAAGAACGGACAGCCATTGGGTTCGCCAGCACAGTTTAACATAGCCAGTTCAGCCAACGGTGGTGCCATACGCATAGGTCGTCGTTGGGATGGTGCTGACTTTTCCTCTGACAACTACTTCCCTGGAGACATTGCCAAGGTTGGTCTATGGTATGGTGCTATGAGTCCTGGTGATGTCTACAAGAGATATCAAGAAGCAGTAGCACAGGGCTATCCACAGATCTAGTTATCTAATACCCTGCTTGCGTAGTTCTAGACAACTATGACACTTGCCGCAGGGCAGTATCTGTGTTTCCTTGTACTGCGGTGTGCGGCAACTCCAAAACAGATCACGTAGTGTTTCTGGCAACATCAGATGTATTTGTTGTTTGGTCATAGTCAACACAGGAAATATCTTTTCCGCTCCCGTGAATGCTGAAAATATGATGTTGGCTCTACGACGTCGATCTTCTAGACGCTGATTGGCATCGTTGGCTGTCATTCCCATTGCCACTTTCTTTATGCGACTATCGTTAGAGCAGATAAATCCCGCAAAGAAATTCATAGTGTCTGTGTCGTAGAGAAACCCTGGGCCTATGTGCGGACTGCGTATTTCGCTTTCTGTGTACTCAAAATCATAGCCCAATCTCCGTATTTCTTTAAGTGCTAGATCCACAGTGATGGCTTCGGCCTTGGCTCTATTTTCCACGTTGTTGTTATGTACGTGATGTACGTGTAGGTCATAGTGCTTGTACAGGGGATTGGTCAAGATAGTCCACACAGTACCAAGACTGTCTAGGCCTCCTGAATACATCACTAGGATTTTGTCTTTTGATTCCATATGTAAAATGTATAAACTTCGTTGACGGGGTGTTCTTCGGGTTGCGGAGTAAGTTCGTCAGCACGGGGAAAATACACAGCATACTTAGTAGGCCAGTTAGGGTTTAAGAAAGCACGGGCTACAAATCTATCACAACGAGGTAATACCACTGCTAATAGGTCTCTACAGAATTGCTCACCAAATGCTAGTCCGCCGTCTATTATCACTGTATCCCAATGCTCGTCTAAACTAAACCAGTCACGCTGACGTAGTTTAGCGTCATTGTATAAAGGATGTAGATCCCAGGCTTCTGTACACAAGGGTAATAATAATCTAGTACTACCTAGCAGCAAAACTCTTCCCTCGCAGTAGTTTTCAAACACCCTATAGTCATCTTCGTTAGGAGCTGCTGGCCATTTTAAGGCTGTCCAATACGAATTATCTGCGTGTATATTCATCCGATTATTTATTGTTCAGTATCCTGCTAAATATACTAAAGAGAACACATTATGGCCATACAAACAATAAACATTGGAAATGTAGTAAACGACGGACTGGGCGACGATCTACGCACCGCGTTTCAAAAAGTAAATGCTAATTTTGCAGATCTAAATGCATCGTTGACTGTGACTGCTAGTAATGTAGGAGCCACAGGTGTTGGCATATTCAAAGAAAAAAACGGTCTAGATTTAAAATTTAAAAAATTAGTATCTGGAACTAAAATACTACTATCGGAATATCAAGATACAATCGTAGTTAATAATCAACAACCTGATGGATTCGTGAGGATCGATACCAACAACGGCACAGTGCTAGGGGATGATTATCTTAATATAACCCTTCAAGGTGCGAATGGTGCTGAAAATATTTCTACCAGTGTTGTGGACAGTGTTATATCCATAGACACAGTATTGCCTGTTACTGAAATATTAACTTATTACGATTTTGGTACTATTGATCAGGATTTTACCAATGTCATGCAATTAGCTTTATCTGCAGCCAATATCGATTTTGGAACCATAGCCAATCCAGGAACTGTAAGTTTAGATCTAGGTACCTTATAAGGATCATATATGGCCGTAACATGGATCACTTCAGCCGGAAATCTAGGCATCATAACTGAAAGAGTAACCATTAATATACCATTAATGGCTGTTTCTCCGGTGGGTCCTGTTTCATTCTCGCTCATAGCCGGAAGCCTTCCTAGGGGAGTAAAATTATTAGACGGGGTCATAAAAGGTTCCCCGGTCGAAGAAAAAAAATATACAGAATATAAATTCGTGATCAGAGCCGATGACGGTCAAGATCTTGAAGATCGAACATTTGTCTTGTCTGTGGACGGATCCGATATACCCTATTGGTTGACCGTTGAGGGTTTTTTAAAAGTCGGAGACGGTGATAACTATTTTGTATTAGATAATGCTTATGTTAATTTTCAATTAGAGGCCGATGACACTGATCTAAATGCTGGGGATACATTAGAATATTTTCTAGTCCCTGCAGGGGGAGAGTTACCGCCAGGATTGTCATTGAGTAGGTCGGGATTGATTTCAGGTTTTACAGATCCAGTATTTTCCATTGATTATCAAGAAAATCAAACCGGGTCGTATGACACAGCCGCATTTGATGTAGTACCGTTAGATCTAGTTCATAAGAAAGACAACGGTTTTGATTCTTTTCTTTATGATAATACTACCTATGATTACAATGAACCGAGCCGTACTCCTAGACGCCTAAGTAGATTTTATACCTTTGTTGTCGCAGTATCAGACGGCATTAACGAGATACGAAGAGTTTTCAGAATATGGGTAGTCACCGAAGAGTTTCTAAAAGCAGATAATAATCTTCTAGAAGTTGATACCAATCTGTTCAGGGCCGATAATACCGGTGATAGGATACCTTTATGGATCACAGAAAGTTATCTAGGAAGATTTCGAGCAAATAACTATGTGACTATCTATCTTGATGTATACGATCCTCCCAGTCTGCCAGGAACCATAACTTATTTTCTACTAGATATCAATCCCGACGGCACGAGCAGTCAATTGCCACCAGGCATGGAGTTAGATACAATCACCGGAGAAATAGCAGGTAAAGTACCTTATCAAGCAGCCGTTACTAAGACCTATCAATTCACCATGCAGGCAGTTAATTTTCCTGCAATATTGGCGGAAATAAATTACACGCTGGTAGGAGATTGGAGTTCTACAAGAATATACAGAGTCAACGAAGCGGTCAGATATAAAGGATTTATCTATATCTGTATACAGGATCATCGCAACGTGCAGCCTGTGAATGGCGCCTATTGGAATCTCGGAGTTTCAACTTCTGAAAAAACTTTTACCGTAGATGTCATAGGCGAGATTGAAAGTTCTATAGAATGGATTTCGGACAGCGACAGAGGTATAATCAAACCCAACCAACCTAGCCTATTAGAAGTCAAAGCCACTAGTTTACTCTATGGAGGTAAAGTGGTATATGAAATAGTTTCAGGTACGTTACCTCCCGGTCTAAGTCTGTTATCTACTGGTATCATCCAAGGCAAAGTAAAACAGTTTGCAGATAATTTTGGACCAGGACTTACTAGATTTTTTGATCATGATTCCAGCCTTATTGATTCAACCGGCTCAGTTTCATACAATACCACTTTCGATGGTGCAGATACTAGTTTTGATCAAAAATTTACTTTTGAAATCAAAGCCAGAGACACCGCCAATTTTGCAGAAAGTATCAAAACATTTTTTGTAACGGTATCGGCTAACAATACCAAAACATTTGCCAATCTATATGTCAAAGCTCTACAAACCAAACAGAAACGACTAGACTGGTATAATTTTATAACCGATTCAAATATTTTTGCTGCGGACGAAATATATCGCTACGGTGACGCAAACTTCGGTGTACAGCCAGAATTAAAAATGTTATTATTTGCAGGTATCGAAAGTGTAGAAGCAGTCAAATATATTCAGGCCATGAGTAGAAATCATTACAGAAAACAACTTAGATTTGGCAATGTAAATTATGCCGTGGCAAATGATCCGGAAACTCAAGAAGCTCTATATGAAGTCATATATGTAGATATAATCGACGAATACGAAATAAATGGTAAAAGCATTTCAAGTGAAATAAATTTAACAGACAATATAAACAGTAAAGTATTAATCAGTTATGATGCTATCAAGGTTGACAGCGATATACCCTTTGTCAGTGACAGCGATCATCAACGCATCTTTCCAAATTCTATAAAAAACATGAGAAATAGAATCAAACATGTGGGTCAAAATGACAGAGAATTTTTACCTTTATGGATGCGCAGTATACAACCTAATAATTTTGTAGAGACAGGATTTGTTAAAGCTGTGGTATTATGCTATGCCAAACCTGGTAATTCTAAGGCAATTCTAAGTAGGATCAAAAGCAAGGGCTATGATTTCAAATCTATCAATTTTACCGTAGATAGATACGTCATAGATATTCTAGACGGGGAGATAGAGGATAAATATCTAGCATTTCCGCAACGTGGAGAAAAATTACCGTGACAAGCGCAATAAATTATTCAGCAATAAATGAAAACTTTCCTGTAGCAGGGCAGGATAACGACACACAGGTGTTCAGAGATAATTTCGATACCATCAAAACTAGTCTACAAACAGCTCAGTCTGAGATTACTGATCTCCAGACCAATGTTGCTAGAACAGATCTAGATAATGATTTTAATTGGAAAATACAGAATAGGGCAGTTTTTCAAAACACCTATGAAGCTAAATTCGACGGCGGCACGGTAACAACCCCACTTGTTGTAGATTATGAAAATGGTAGTTATCAAATTTTTAGATTCGGTGCCAATACTACCGTAGAATTTTTGAACTTCCCCGACGACGACACTATTCCCGAAAGTGTAGGCAAAATCACTCTAGAGCTATACGGTGACGGTACAGCTAGAACTATTACATTTATTACTACAGGCGGCACAGTACTAAAAAAATCTGCAGATTTTCCTTCCCCGTTTACTATTACCAGTGCAGAACTCGCAGGTGGTGCTGGCAACCCGATAATCGTAGAAGTTTGGCGTCACAAAACCGATAGGATTTTCTTAAATTATATTGGTACATTTAGTTCATAATGTTTCACCCCCTGGAAGAAGATCTAACCAAACTAACAGATGCTCAGGTAGAGCAACGAGTACAAGATCTATCAAAAAAATATTTTACAGCACAGCGTTTAGGGAAACCTGAACTATTGACACAAATCGCTACTTTTGTTACAATATACAGAGAAGAGATGTCTAAGCGTTATAGAGAAAAAACTAAAAACGAGTTAGATGGCGATTTGGATCAATTAATTAATGTCAATAACTAAACAGAACGAGCAAGATCTAATAGAAGGTGTGCTAAGGCACGGCCCTAATATTATAGAAAAATGCCTTGTTGATTCCAATGACATTGAATCATATCTACAAAGATTAACTACAGAACATCTTAGATATCCGATCCCCAAGGAAACATTAGACACTAATCATTGGAATATTCCTCACGAATATCAAACCATGGATATTGAACAATATCTGATAGATCAATGTCCTAAAGAAAATCTTGGAAGATTGACCCAAGAATTACAGCTTTATAATCAACACAATATGCTTATGGTTCTCAGAGCTATGAAGTATCTAGTAGACTCTTTAAGGTCTAATAGCATAATATGGGGTGTTGGACGTGGCAGCAGTGTGGCCAGCTATACGCTCTATTTGTTAGGGGTCCATAAGATCGATAGTGTTAAATATAACTTACCAATAGAAGAATTCTTCAAAGGAGAACAAAATGGGTAAAACTTATACAAGCATGCAGGGTAAACAAATTGACATGGAAAAACTAAATCTAGTTAACGAATTAACTCCTGCTATCGGAAATATGAAAGTAAATGCCAGAGGCGACGAATTGGGCCCTGGAGGTAAAATCGTCCGCACAAGAGAACAGATATTACAGGATTACTATCAAAACAATCCCAGAGCTATTAAAGAAGAAATAGCTACCAGAGGAAGCAAAAGGTAAAGCATGTCAACAGCCTACGACGTTAAACATATAAAAATAAGAGCTATTCACGATTGGGTCATAGTTTCCGATATGGATTTCGGAGAGATGAAAACCTCTTCGGGCATAGTTCTTAGATCGGACAATGGTCAAGCTCACGGAGTCAAACCTAGATGGGGTAAGGTATATTGCATTGGTCCTAAACAACATGATGTCAAAGTTGGTGATTGGATACTTATCGAGCACGGAAGATGGACCAGAGCTATGCATATAAACGACGGTGAACAAGAACTTAAGGTGCACCGAGTAGATACCTCGGGCATTATGGCCATTTCCGACTCTCCTCCCAGTGCAGAAGATGTATTGATAGGTAACACTCTGTAATGGGTTTCAAAAAAAGCTGGGACACAGGGGACATAGCTAACCAAATACACGCCCTAGCTCGTGAGTGTTCCAGCAGCTACACAGACGGTTTTACAGCATTTGAATGTAAGAAAGATCTTTATCAAATCAAAGAAATCATCGATCAGGCTATCAAATTATCTCCGAATTTTGGAGAACTGGAACAGCAGTGGTTGACAGAACAAGAACAAAAGCGTATCATTAAGATTCTAAAGTCTTAAGGAGATACGAATGACTAACCCTTTCCGCGACCAAGAAAAATTCATGCGGGCATGTGATCAATCTGTAGAAGGTTGGAATCAAGAACAATTCAATCTTTACGTTAATTTAATCGACGAAGAATATAACGACGAATTAAAAACAGCCATTGCAAATTGCGATCCGGTAGAGATCGTAGATGCACTTACCGATATCTTAGTCGTAACTATTGGTGCTTTACATTCCATGGGAGCAGACCCAGAAGGTGCTTGGAAAGAAGTCATGAAGACCAATTTTGCTAAGATTGACAAAGATACTGGCAAAGTTCGCAAGCGTGAAGATGGCAAAGTACTAAAGCCGTTGGGATGGACTCCTCCCAATCTTTCTGAGTATACCACTAAAGAAAAAACTATCCTAAAACAAGGATACGAACAATGAGGAAAGGATTCACTTGTTCGACATTTGATCTATTTCATGCTGGGCATATTATGATGCTTAAAGAAGCCAAAACACAGTGCGATTATCTCATTGTAGGTCTTCAAACAGATCCCACTATCGATCGCAAAGAAAAAAATAAACCTGTACAAAGTGTTTTTGAACGCTACGAACAACTCAAAGCCTGCAAATACATAGATGAAATCATAGTCTATGAAACCGAAGAAGATCTCTTGAACATCTTGCTTTCTTATCCCATCGATGTTAGAATATTAGGTGATGAGTACATGCAAAAAGATTTTACAGGTGCACATCTACAACACATTGAATTATATTTCAATACACGAAGACATAATTTTTCAACAACTGAATTACGACAGCGAGTTATCGCTGCACAGATTAATAAAGGTCTCACAGAATGACTATGGATCAAGCGGCTGTATTTTTAGCCGGAAGTATTTTGATAGCAATCGGATTCACTGTAATGATTGCAGCGGTGGTGTTTATTAATAATATGCTTCACAAATATTGGAAACCAGTGAGTTTATTCACCCCCGATAGTTGGAAGGCATTCAACCCACCACCGCAATTTATAGATCAAGGAATAAACAAGGATAAAAAATGAAAGAACTATGGGTTGAAAAGTATCGCCCTAAAAATATCGAGGGTTATGTATTTAGAGATGATCATCAAAGAAGGCAAATTGAAACTTGGATAAAGGATCAAAGTATTCCTCACCTATTGCTCAGCGGTTCAGCAGGTATTGGTAAAACCACACTGGCTAAGATTCTTATTCACGAGCTAGGTATTGAGGATTATGATGTCTTAGAAATCAATGCAAGTCGTACTAATTCTGTTGAAGATGTCAGAGATAAGATCACAAACTTTGTTCAAATGATTCCATTTGGTCCGTTTAAAGTAGTCTTACTTGACGAGGCCGATTATCTGTCACCAAACGCACAGGCAGCACTCCGCGGTGTAATGGAAGAATATCATGCAACAGCTCGCTTCATTCTTACTTGTAACTATCCCAATCGTATTATTCCTGCTATACATTCGAGGTGTCAAGGATTCCACGTTGAACGTACTGATAATACTGAGTTTACTGCACGGGTGGCTACTATCCTTGTCAATGAATCTGTGGACTTCGATCTCGATACCTTGGATGATTATGTAAAGGTCGCATATCCTGATCTTCGCAAATGTATCAATCTTGTCCAACAAAACATAAACGAGGGTCATTTGAATCCTCCTAATAAGAGTGATAGCGGAGAAGCTGATTGGAAGTTTGATATGGTCGAACTTTTCAAAGCAGGTAAAATACAAGAAGCAAGAAAACTGCTGTGCGGTAAGTTACGTGCAGAAGAAATGGAAGAAGTATATCGCTGGTTATATGACCATGTTGAAATTTTCGGTAGTGATGAGAATCAAGACAAAGCTATTCTTATTCTTAAACAAGGACTAGTAGATCACACATTGGTAGTAGATGTAGAAATTAATCTAGCTGCTGTGTTGATTAAACTAGCGAGACTCTGATGAGTTATCTGGTCACTGAAAATTGTATAAAATGCAAACATACAGATTGTGTTAATGTTTGTCCGGTTGATTGTTTCTATGAAGGCCCAAATTTTCTAGCTATTAATCCTGACGAATGCATTGATTGTGGTGTTTGTGTACCGGAATGTCCTATCGATGCCATTAAAGCAGATTCTGATAAAAATATCGACGGTATATTTTGGACCGACTTAAATAGACGACTAAGTCTAAAATGGCCTAACATCACAAGATCTAAACTGCCTTTGCCTGATCACGATCAGTGGACCGATCAACCAGATAAAATAAAGTTTCTAGAAGAATGACCGATAAAGAAAGCAATGTCGCTAAAGGCAAAGACAGCTATGATGCTAATATCGGCGACGGTCTAGTTGCTTTCTTTAATAGAAATGTCACTGCTTATCCCACAGAAGTAGGGGGTCCTGCTTTTGATCTAATACCTGTAGAACGTCAAAAAGACATAATGATTAATGTTGCCCGAATGCACGGTCAACAAGAGTATAATCGTATCATGGAATTAGTATCTGTCTTACAAAAACAAGCCGCTAGTATCAAACGTAGATTAGAAATCACCGATTGGATACATTCGGCTGTGTATCAATTTCAGATAGCCCATGGCCAATGTTATTGGTTGGCTTTTGATACACGCAAGGGCGGAACCATTTTAACCATGCATGGTCCACAAGATTGGTCTACCGGAGCTCCGGATTGGTATGATTACATCTGTAGAGTAAAGTGGTTAGGTGATTACACCTGGAGTGAAGTTGACAACGATGGAAATCCTGTATCATGAGATATATGATAGTAACCTATATCAAACGTCCCGACGGCAAGCATGACGAATTGACAGAATTTAAGAGTAGTGTAAAATTAAAACACTATCAAAGTGCAAAAGTAATTTTAGACCTTAAGAAAAAACAATGTCTTAAGAACGGGTTAAACCCGCAAGCATCATATCAAGATATGATAGATTTCTATAAAAAGATGTTAGGGGATCGATTGACCCCCTACCTCCCTAAAGATTAAGAATCACCATATATTGCAAGTATCTCCTTTACCGCCTCGTGGCGTTCGATGTCACTAATATCAAAGTGACAAATATCAACATATCTGTGATTTACAAAGTTGTTATACAACTTAAGGAATTCTAGCAGTCCATTATTTGAAGGTCGATCTGCTTGTTGTAAATCACCCGTTACGATCATCTTTGATCCTTGACCTAACCTAGTAAGCAGCATTTTCATTTGACTAGGTGTAGCGTTTTGCATTTCATCAGCTATGATGACTGCATTCTTAAAAGTTCTTCCTCTCATATATGCTAAAGGACTGGTTTCAATCACCCCCTCAGTTATCATGTTAGTTATTTCTTTAGCATTATAATTTTCGGCGAAGACATCCATTATAGGCTTAGTCCACGGCTCCATCTTTTGATTAAGATCGCCCGGTAGGAAACCGTGCTGTTCATCTACTGAAACGGCTGGTCTTGTAATTACGATTTTGCTGGCTTCTCCATACTTTAGTTGATCTATAGCCCATTGTACCGCTAGCATTGTTTTACCTGTACCTGCAGGACCTATAGCGAAAATGATCATTTTTTGCTGATCATTTAGCTTAAGTAGGTATGATTCTTGGTTGAGGTTTTTAGGATAGATTTGGACTCTAGGTCTTCTTTGATGGTTTTTGTCTACTAATTTAATTACATTAGACTCTTCTTGAAACGAGTTAGCCTTCAGTGCTGCTGCTCTTCGTCTTTTCATATAAGGTTAGCCCTCCTTTTTAAGTGCTAGGCACGGACCTTTAACCGTTGTGCCCGTACCGAGCACAAAAGTATTTAACATAGAGGGCAAAAATTTAAATGATATGTTTAAGTTTTTGACTGATAAATACATTTGGGAGAAATCATGGCTGACATCAAAGACATTATTAACAACATAGAACAGATCTACGGCTCTAACAACAGCTTAAATATGCTCAAAGACTTCGAAAGAGTCATTGATGAGCTAGATATCTACGTTTACGACAACTGGCTCGACGGAGAATTAGTAAGCGGACCGAAAGAATCACGCTATTTTGTAGAGTGTACTTTTATGTGGCCGAAAGATCGTATGCCCGAACCTCAGGGCGGAGTAAGGTTATTAGATTATGGATGTAAAGTCCAAGTAGCTGAATCAAGATTAGCCAAGGTACGTAGAATTAAAAAACCAGACGATATTCGTCCTGGGACTAAAAAAGGAAAGATTGATCACGAAGATATTTGGATGGTAAAAATAACTATTCCTAAAAAATTGATGAACGATATTAATCGTGGTTACAAAAATCTAGATAAGAATAAAGTTGAAGATATATTAAACCTCAGTGGCGTGGTAGCTCAGGCCAATGATCAAAATGCACCAGCACAGGATACAGCAAATGCCGAACAACCAGCAGCTTAACGAAGGTCTTAGATCTAGAGATCTAGAAAACATGATCAAACCTGTATTGTCTATCGATACTTTTAGATCTAAGATGGGAGAAGATCGAGACGTCTGTGTTGTCAGCGTCGTGGCCAAAGATAGAAATCCTGCCAAGGATCTCATGGAGTTCTTAGAAAAAGGTTATAACTTTGTTCTAGATTCAGATGTGAGTTCGGGCGAAAACACCGACGGCGAATATGTAGTCTTTATTGAACTATCAAGAACTCCTGAGTTAGCCGAGCAGATAAGAGAACTCACGTATGGTATAAAGAAGTTAACAGGCATTAATGAATTTAAATTTAAATATCATAAAAGAGATGGTGTTCACGACCTAACAGAAGAAAGTTTGAAATCAATCATACCTTCTACTCCTAGCTTGTATGATAGTTTTCTTAGCGATGTGAAAACAGAGGAAATAAAAAAGTTTTTTAGTAAGACATTGATGGACGACCTTAGGTTAGACAAAGATATTATTACTATATACAAACCATTTGACAAGATTTTGAAATTTAAAATCGTGGGCGAATCTGATTCTGTCTTAGAGAATATCACAGGACCAGTGTCGATCGATGACAAGTCAATGAGCGAAGTTTTTTGGTTAACTAAAGTACTAGGTGATTATGGTATTAATAAAGTTGATCAAAATTTTGTTTTTCAAAACGGAAAACAAACTATGTTATTACAAAGGATCGAATAATGAGTTTTACATTTAATTTCAATAAAAATCAATTAAAAGAAATGATACCAAAGAATCCATATGTGGATCATTGGTTCGAAGCTCTGTCAGAAATATTACCAGAATATGAAATAAACACTCCACAGCGTGTGGCAGCATTCCTAGCACAGTGCGCTCACGAAAGTGGGGGATTCATTTTCTTAAAAGAGAATTTAAATTACAAGGCTGCTAGCCTACGCAAAGTATTTCCTAAATACTTCCCCGATGACGCTACGGCAGCTCATTATGCAAATAGACCAGAAATGATCGCAAATAGAGTCTATGCTAACCGTATGGGCAATGGGGATGAACACAGCGGCGATGGTTGGAAATACTGCGGTAGGGGATTGATCCAGTTAACCGGTAAGGACAACTATACATTTTTCGCTGCTAGTTTAGATATTCCGGTAGAAGAAGCCAGTGAATATCTTCAAACATTTGAAGGTGCGGTTCAATCCGCTTGCTTCTTTTGGGAACAAAATGGTCTAAATCAATGGGCAGATAAAGGAGATATCCTTACATTGACTAAACGTATTAATGGTGGGACCATTGGATTAGAAGATCGAATCAAGCACTATAATCACGCCTTGCATATATTCGGAGCACATTAATTATGTGGCAATTTCAATGGATGCTTAGTTTAATTCCAGATAGTTTGTTTATCTGGATCACTTACATACTTATGGCCATTGGGGTGACTTTGTATGTGGTCAGTAAACTAGTTACCTGGCTTCCTTTGATACAGCAATATAAACTACCTGCCGAACTAGCCGGAATCGTAGGTATGATTATAGGAGCATTCTTATTTGGCGGGTATGGCGTTGAGATGTCGTGGCGAGACAAAGTTCGACAACTAGAAGAAAAACTTAGAGCAGCCGAATCTCAAAGCCAAGAAGTAAAGATAAAAATACAGGAAAAAATCATTTATAAAACTAAGATTGTAAAAGAAAAAGAAACTGTATATGTAGATCGTGTCAAGGAGATAGCCAAAGAAGTTGATGCCAAATGTGAGGTTGATCCAAGAATTATAGATATAATGAACAAAGCAGCCGAAGATCCTACAAAGGAGCAGACAAAATGAAATATATTGTTCTAGCATTAGCAATATTCATAACCGGCTGTAGTACTGCACCTGTAGTAATGAAATTTCCTGAAGTACCACAAGCATTGATGGAAAAATGCGAAGATTTAGAAAAAGTTGCACCGGGCACAAAGCAGTTGAGTACCACTACCGAAGTAGTAATTCGCAATTATAGTAAGTATCATCAATGTCGAATCAAAGTTGAAGAATGGCAAGAATGGTACAACTCAAACAAAAAAATTTACGAAAACGTTAAATAGCGTATTAATTAAGAGGAGCGCAAATGGCATTACACGATTCGATCTTAAAGATCTTAAATAAAGAACCTAAAGATTCCGATGCACCTAAACCGGCACCGGGCAGTCGTTCAGAACGTGAAGCAAAAATCAAAGACAAAGCAGGTATGGTGATTTCTGTGTTCGCTTTGTTTCTAGCGGTCAATAGTTGGTATGGCGGTAAACTATCTGGTACAGTATTAACAAATACCCTAGGTGCCAACAACGCATGGGCACAGTATCAGGCTAAAAATAATCGACTAGTTAGTTATGAGATCGCCAGCAAGACAACTAGTGATCCCGCTCTAAAGAAAGAATTTAAAGCAGAAGCAGAACGCATGGATGCTGACAAAAAAGAGATTGCTGTCAATGCTCGTAAGATGGAGGCTGATCGTGAACTGGCTAAAAAGTCTAGTCCGTGGATAGGATATGCGAGTACAGCCTATCAACTAGCCATTGTTGTTCTTTCAGCTAGCATTCTCGCTGTAAGTATGCCAATGTTCTGGGCAAGTTTTGCAGTAGCAGGTATTGGACTAGTACTAAGCCTTAACGGTTTATTCCTCTGGTTCTAACAGATAATAGGAGCGAAAAATGACAGATTATAAAGATATGAGCGATGCTGAAAAGAAAAAAGAGGATTGGATGAATAGTAAATGGCGTCCAATGATGGGGTGGATGTACATGCTGGTCTGTACTATGGACATGATTGTATTTCCTATACTATGGAGTTTATTACAGACCATAACACATACTCCCATCACACAATGGAATCCTTTAACTCTACAAGGTGCCGGTTTATTTCATATTGCCATGGGTGCAGTACTAGGATTAGCCGCATGGGGTCGTACACAAGAAAAACTAGGAGGAGCGAATAATGGCGGATTACAGACAGCACCTAGCACTCCAGCATTTGGCTCTGCTCCGGCAGCACCAAGCAGTTTCTCGACACCAGCTGCGCCAAGTGGATTCGGAGCATCAACCGCACCAAGTAGCTTTGGCGGAAGCGGCTTTGGAAGCACACCTAGTCCGTCGCAGAGTTTCGGAGCAACGGTTGCTCCTGCAAGTCCCGTAATGAGCAGTACTGGCAAACCAATGCCTGTACAACCAACACAACCAGAACTATAAAGGAAACTAAAATGAAAACATCATTGGCAATTTTTCTGTTAACCAGCGTGTTAGCACTACCTGTATCTGCTGCTGACCAACCACCTGCTACCAAGCAGGTATGTGTAGACGTCATGAAAGACGGTAAGCCAGTAGTAGATCCAAAAACTAAAAAAACCAAACAAAATTGTAAGACAGTAAAGGTACATAAAAAACACGAAGGCACTGAAGTTCCACAAAAAAAATAAACAGTAGTTGGTAGACATTAAATACAAGGCCGCTAGACGCGGCCTTTGTCTTCATGTATAATATAAATTATGGATTATTATAATATTTTAGGTGTAGCTAAAAACGCTAGTCAGGACGAAATTAAATCAGCCTATCGGAAGATGGCCATGAAGTTTCATCCCGATAGAGGTGGGGACGAAAAGAAATTCAAAGAAATAGAAGAAGCTTACCGAACACTTAGCGATCCTCAGAAAAAACAGATATTTGATTTAGGCGGTGATCCGAATAATCAAAACGGCGGATTTTACAATCAAGGACCGTTCGAGTTCCATTTTGGAACTAACAACATGAATGATGTATTTGGAAACTTTGGTTTTGGAGGACCGTTTGGATTTGGTGCTAGGCAAAGAAATAAATCGATAAACATCGTAGTAGAACTGACCTTGGAAGAAGTTCTTGTCGGCAAGGATATAGATGCCGAGATATCTATCCCTGGCGGGAAAAAGAAAATCATTAACATCAGTGTTCCGCCCGGAATAGAGGAAGGACAACAGATTAGATATCAAGGTATGGGAGATAATAGTATCCCTCATATTCAACCCGGAGACCTGTTAGTCAATATCCGTATACTACCGCATGCAGAATTTAGGCGAGAAGGATCTAATATTATTTTAGATAAAACAGTGTCTGTATGGGACGCTATACTCGGCTGTTCTTTGACTATCAAAACTTTAGATCATAAGACTTTACAAATTTCTGTGCCTGCTGGTACACAACCAGAGACTGTACTCAGCTGTAAAAATGAAGGATTACCATTAATGAGAAATCAAAGACGAGGTAATCTTCTAATTAAAATTAAAGTGGAAATTCCTAAAAATATCGGTCATCAGATGAAAGCCGCTGTAGAAAAACTAAAGAATAATGATGTATGATCACTTAGATGGTATATGTTTAGTTGACAAAGTGAGTCAGCTGGAATTAAACTTAGATATAAAGAAACTTAGGAAAAAGAAATAATGATAGAACCAAGCTCAAATCTGCAACAAATATTTGATAATGCAGTTGAACATGCGAAAAAATTAAATCACGAATATATCACAATTGAGCATTTAGTATATGCTATAGTCTGTGACGGTCCCTCATTTCAAATCATAGAAAATTATGGAGCAGATGCAAATTTTATCAAGACTAATTTAGAACATTATATCAGAAATAATTTGAACGACATCAAAGCTTCTGATCCTAATCAGAAGCCAAAAAAGACCAGTTCAGTTGAAAGAGTTCTAAATCGTTGTTTTACGCAGGTATTGTTCAGTGGTAGGCAACGTATGGAAGTTGCTGATATCATTATCAGTATTCTAAGTGAAAAAAATAGCTTTGGTTTTTACTTCTTAAGTAAAGGTGGTCTGACCAAAGAAAAATTTATCCAGTATTTCCAAGAAAATCTAGAGATAGAAGAAGAAGAACCGTCTACTCAAATTGCGACTAATTCACAGATGGAAAGAATCATTAATCAATTTTGTACCAATCTCAGCCTACTAGCCAAACAACGTAAGATTGATCCAGTCATTGGCAGAGATGAAGAATTAGAAAAAATTCAATTGATTCTGGCACGTAGAAATAAATGTAATGTTCTAATGGTAGGAGATCCTGGCGTGGGCAAAACTGCCATTGCAGAAGGCCTGGCTCGTAAGATCTTTGAAAAGAAAGTTCCTAAGTTCATCCAAGATCATCAAGTCTATACATTAGATATCAGCTCTTTACTGGCAGGTTCTAAGTATCGAGGTGACTTCGAAGAGAGGATCAAAGCAGTACTAGCATCGTTAGAGAAAAAAGGCAAGATCATATTGTTCATCGATGAAGCACATATGATGCAAGGAGCAGGTGCAGCTAATCAAAGCTCAAACGATCTAGCTAACATTCTTAAGCCTATACTGACCAAAGGTATCATAAAACTTATCGCATCAACCACATGGGAAGAATATCGCAAACATTTCGAAAGCGATAGAGCATTAATGCGTAGATTCCAACGTGTAACGGTCGATGAACCTAGCCAAGAGATGACTGTTAAAATTATCAAAGGTATTAGAAAATATTATGAAAAACATCATAATGTTAAAATTACCGATGCAGGAATTGATCAAGCAGTAAAGTTATCAATCAAATATATGGCTGATAAAAAATTGCCGGATAAAGCCATTGATATCATAGACTGTGCCGCGGCTAGATATAAACTCAAAGATGATCCCACCGAAGAAGGCATCGAACAGTTAGTTGACGTTGAACAGGTCACATATGAACTCAGCAAAATGATCAACATGCCATTGGAAACTGTGGCTCAGAAAGAAAGTAAAAATCTAACCGGTCTTGAAAAAGGTATGAAGGCTGCTGTATACGGACAAAATGAAGCTGTTGATACCTTGCTTGATAAGATTTTTGTCGCCCAAGCAGGCATGAAGCAACCAAATAAACCCATTGGGTCTTTCCTATTCCTTGGACCCACAGGCACAGGCAAGACCGAAACTGCTAAGACATTGGCAGATAAGATGGGCATGCAATTGGTAAGATTTGACATGGGAGAATATCAAGAGAAGCATAGCGTGGCAAGGCTAATCGGTGCGCCTCCCGGATATGTGGGCTATGAAGATAACGCAGGTCAGCTGATTACCAAACTTCAAGAACATCCTAACAGTATTATTTTACTAGATGAGATTGAAAAAGCTCATCCAGATGTTAGTAATATTTTATTAGCATTTATGGATAATGGATTTATCACAGGCAGCAATGGAAAACAGGCAGATGGCAGGAACTGTATCCTCATTATGACATCTAATCTAGGAGCCAGAGACAACGAAAATAATGCCATTGGATTTGGTGATCTAGATAAAGACGGTGAAGATGACAAAGCGGTCAAGAAATATTTTGCTCCTGAATTCCGCAATCGTTTAGATGCAGTAATTAAATTTGATAAGCTAGGACTAGATGTAGTTATACAAATTGTCAATAAATTTATATCAGAATTAAATTCTCAGCTGAAAGATAAAAATATTGAAATCGTATTGACCCATAAGGCTCAAAATTGGTTAGCAGAAAAAGGCTACGATAAAAAAATGGGTGCAAGACCGTTATCTCGATTGATAGATAATAAGATCAAATCTCCGTTGAGCCGCAGAGTATTGTTTGGAGATCTATCTAACGGTGGTAAGGTAACTGTTGATATTGAAAATGACGAACCGATATTTGCCGTCGAAGACTATATCAAAACATTGACCAGAGCTGCCAAAAGAAAACTAGGCATAGTTGATGAAATCCTAGAAGCTAAGACCGATGATATCAAAGAAGAAAATAACCAATAGAAAGTTTTACGGTAAATGGTTATATAAAATTACCTTAAAAATCAATGGTGTGTCTATTATAAGGACGAATTCCTTAGAGGACACCATTGATTTTATGATGAATCCAGAGACACATATATTAAAAAACTATTCTTACAACAGACGTTCCTTAGGAAGATCAGAAGAAATCATCAATCTCTGTAGATTCCTACTGCCTTTAGGGCTAGAAGATTACACCAAAAGATTAGAATCCAATCTCATAGACATTTACACCAACGACGAAACCATTTATAAAAATGCCTGCTCGTTGTTTTATGATCAAATAGTACATCACTTCGAACCCGAACAAAGTTCAGTTAATCTATTATCCAAATCCAATTTCATTGTAGTTAAGAAACTACCGCACGACAAGTTTAGATATAAGGTTTTTCTAACTCCTCATAGGCTCAAACACGATAAAGAAAAAAAACAACAATTTTTATCTTGGCTAGACACACAAAATGACCGGATAAGAATATCAGGAACAGTAAAAGATTGGTTTATTAGAACTGACTGGAACTGGGATCGCAGATATGTGCTCGTCACAGACGAAGCGACTCTGCTGATGATGAAGATGGCTAATCCTGATGCAGTGGGCAAAGTATATGAGCACGTGGTGTTGATAAATACTTGATGTCCAACGAAATTCGAACACTACTAGCAAATATCGGTCTAGAATCAGCAGATTCTACATTTGTTTACGGCAATAAAAGTCCAGGAGCAGGATATCACAAAAGCAATAATTCAATACATACGGTAATTTATCAGGTTTCGGATTTCGTAGGTACTATAAAAATACAGGCTACACTAGCTCTGGATCCGGCAGATTCGGATTGGTTTGATGTAGATGATACCACGATTGGAATAGGATCAGACAGTTCAGCGTGGACCACTAGTAATACCTTCAATTTTTCAGGTAATTTTGTATGGATTCGCGCTGCATATAACATACAAAACGGTTCTATTACCTCGATTACTTATCTAGTCTAAGATTTCAAAAGCGATAAATATAGTATCATCTTACGGAAGATACTATGAGAGACCTATTATCTAAATTAGACGCTATTGTTAGCGAAACAGAATTAAAAGACAAAGAAGATCTTGCTGCTAAACGCAAGGCCTTACAGGATTTAGAAAACGATCCTGTAGCTACGGAAGATCCGCAAATCAAACAGGCCATTGATCAACGAAAAAATGACCTAGAAAAAGAAGCCAAAATCAAGGGATTCTCTGAAAGTATTCAATTAGGAGATGAGTTTGGTATAAGTTTTAATGAAGATTTTGAGATAGGTTCATCCGTAGTAGGCTTTGTCAAAGATGGAATCGTTATAGAACTAGACCAATTCGCATTGGATCTATTAGAAGGACAGGGATTCGATTTCATTGATGGATATCTTAAAGAATCAGAAAAACAAAAAGGCGTAGACGGTAAAGCCTGCTGGAAAGGCTATAGACGCATGGGCACCAAAAAGAAAGGTGGCAAGACTGTAGACAACTGCGTCAAGGTCAGTGAAGGCTTTGGTTCTTTAGAAGATGAAGTTATGAAACTTCTAAAAAAGTTCGATGAAGATATGAATGAGATAGGCGGATATGGTGATCCTGATATCAAAGAAATCGTACAACATTTAAAAAACGGTGATGCTGAATCAGCAGCTGAAGTAGTATGGTATGCCTACAGCGATCAAGATGGCGGTGAAATTAGAAACATGGAACCGTATGTCGATGATCTCCAAGCAGAATTTGAAGAACTTGCAGGCGGCGGAGATGAGGATAACGAACCTAGCGGATCATATGATAGTAGCGACGATGCTGATGCTCTGGCATCAGCAGGACACGGTTCAGACGAAGACTACGGCGATTATGGTTTTGAAGAAGATCATTCAGAAGACCCCAATTCTCCCGAAAACCATTCAGAATATGACAACGAAGGCGATATGGCCAAAGACGATCTACGCACCATCAATGATGCTGCACAAGAATTGTATGGCATGCTAGACGTAGATGATAATTTACCGGAGTGGGTTCAAAGCAAAATCAACAAGGCAGCTGATTATATAGATACTGCCAGAGATTATATGAAATCAAACCATTATGCAGAGGGTAAATATCCTTTTGCAGGAAAGAAGGTTGGACAAAAAGAAGGGCCAGCAGGACAACTAAAAGGCCGAGACCCGGCAGGATATCCCAAAGGAAAACTTGTAGGTGGCAGTGAAAGTATTGAGCATGACCTCGACGAAGCAGACTATCAAGGAAGAAAAGTTCAATTAGGCAAGAAGATGTCCGGTGACGTCAAGAAATATAAAGTATATGTACGTAAACCAAACGGTAATATCGTTAAAGTAAACTTTGGCGATAAGAAAATGCGTATTAAGAAATCTAATCCTGCACGTAGACGCAGTTTCCGTGCAAGACATAACTGTGCTAATCCGGGACCAAGATGGAAGGCACGTTATTGGAGCTGCAGGAACTGGTAATATGCTACTAAAAGAAATGTTTAGTCCTATAGGGGCTCCTAAATCTGAGGAAGACGATATCGACTGGTTAGGCGATTTAAAATTTTTCATCGACAACGACAACGAAATGTTGAATAGATATTTTTTTCCTGCTGTCGAAAGACATAAAAAACATATAGGAAATCCCCATGCCTATAAAATCTACATCAGACCTTTAGAAAGTTGCCTAGAACAATATTGCGAAAAATACGAAGTTGAAGAACCGGAAACTAAATTTCCCAAAGAAAAAATCATCGAACTAGCAAAAAAAATTGCAGGTCAACAAGATTCTTTCCTAAACAAAGGCGATTATAAAAAATGAAACTGTTACAGTTATTCGAGGCTGAGACCGGAGGAAAACACATTACTTTCTGTTTTGGAAGATTGAATCCTCCGACTATAGGTCACGAACAACTGCTCGACACCGCATCGAAGGTCGGGGGTGACTATAAGATTTTTGTAAGCCAAAGCCAGGATGCGAAAAAAAATCCGTTAGACTATGCAACAAAAATTAAATTTATCAAGTCTATGTTTCCTCAACATGCAGCGCATGTGGTCGAAGACACTAGTTTAAATACCATAGTAAAAATTGCATCGTATCTATATGATCTAGGTTATAGAGATGCTACCTATGTAGCAGGTAGTGATCGATTAGAAGATATGAAAAAACTTCTAACCCAGTACAATGGTGTAGAAGGTAAGGCACACGGTTATTATAAATTTGAAGTTCTTGATTTTGTTTCAAGCGGTGAAAGAGAAGATGGTGCTGAAGGTGTTGCTGGTGTCAGTGCATCTGGTGCTAGAGCGGCAGCGGCCAATAATGATCTAGCAGCATTTCAAGAGGCCACAGGTGCTGGAGATTTGGCTAAACCTTTATTTGATGCGGTACGAAAAGGTATGAAGATAGGAGAAAATATTTCAGAAGCTCCTATAGAAATGGATCCTGCTGACCCAATGGATCCTATGATCCATAGTCATGATAAGGCCAATCCTGCAAAACTAAAGTATAGGATGTTAAGAGCGGCAGGACAGATAAAAGATCTTGCCAGCAGAGTCGACAACGCAAGCCCTAGCGAATGGCAATTAATGACTCGTCAATTTGACGAACTAAAAATGAATGTTGAACAAATCCGACATGCTCTAGAAGAATTAGCCAAAGTACGTAAGAAAGGCGGTGTTCGCAGTCGCGGTATAGACAAATTTATCGATAGCGTAGAAGAAGGTTGGAAAAGTAAAGTGGCCGGTGCTGCATTAGCAGCGGCTAATCTTATTGCTCCTTCTGCTCAAGCAGAGGAACCAGAGAAACCAATTACTATTGCCTATGTTAAAATTGACGGCGAAGTAAGGAAATATAATTTAGGTGATAGATTCGCCAATGCTAAAGAAGCAGAAGAATTTATCAGCGGAGTATTATCTAAACAAGGCTTACAAGGATATCAATTAGATATAAGACACGGATATCCTAAAAAGAAAGAAGTCAAAGAAGGATACGGACGTTATTGGTGCTCAACAGATAAGAAATGGAAAACTCGTAAGGGTCCTAAACAGAGTAGAAAATCATGAAAGCAAAAGAATTTATACCAGCAAGCAAGCCGCGTAATTTTGTAGCCAAGAATCAAAAAACTGCAGGTGCTGGCGCACACCGTGATAAAAAGAAAGAACAAAAGCAAGGCTACGAAAAACATAAAAAGCAAGGTGTGGCGGAAGGCTCAGAAGAGGATAGAGTTTTTTATGCTGTACAAGACCCTGACAAATCCTATCACATTTATTCAATAACAGGTAACATTACTGATTTAGATGAATTTCAAGGTAAGTTTGGTCGCAAGTTATGGATAGAAGGTCCATTGTTTAATGTAGACAAGGCTCACCAAGCAGTTCATATGCATAAACAGAAGCAAGGTGTGGCGGAAGGCTCGGAAAATCTCGTAGCTGTCATCGATGGCGTGCGTAGCGATAGAACCTACAACGATAAAGACCATGCTCATAATTCACTAGGAAAGTTAGTAGCTTACGGCAAAGCCAAAGTAGCAGAATTATATATCGATGGCGAAAAAGTAGAACACTTTGAAATAGGTAAAAAATATTTAGATTTCGAACCAAAACAGTTAGAATCAAAGATGGCAGAAAGAATAAGAGATCCCGAAGACTGGGACGAAGGTAATACAGAACCACCGAATAATTTTGCTGTTTATATCAACGGTAAAAAATGGAAGGTATTTCAAGGCAACGGATACTACGCTGACGACGAGCGTGAAATGCGTCAGTATTATAAACTACAAGATTGGGCTCGTAAAAAATCAGAAGCTACCGGTAAGAAGTGGGAAGTATCACGCACCGGCGAACCGGCCACAGCATAATGGACGAATTAGCACAAATTAAACGTCTAGCCGGTATCAATGAATTTAAAGGCTATCAGCCTTATAATATCGAACAAGGTAGTAATATTAGTCTAACCGGAAATGAAAAAGGCGAACTAATGAAAAAACACGATATCAGACCAGGAACTCCGGAATGGTTTAAGTTATGGTTCAGCCTACCCTATCTAACCGGTGAGAAACCTATTGGGAACGATGAATGGTTACGATAAGTCCTTCTGCCAAGATAAAAATCACAGATCTTCTAGACGAAGAAAACAATCCAGATCTAAAATTACGAACATTTGTTCAGGGCGGTGGATGTTCAGGATTTCAATACGGTTTTACTTTCGATAATGAGCAAAATGACGACGATTTCGAAATTATATTAGGACGTTGGAAAATATTAGTAGATGCTATGAGCATGCAATATATGACTGGTGCAGAAATAGATTATGTCGAAGATCTGCAGGGCAGTCAATTTGTTATTAGAAATCCCAACGCACAGACTACCTGTGGCTGCGGCAGCAGTTTTTCAGTATGAGAATTAGAGAATTTATTTTAGATCTCAATGAAAATTTTGCTGACGGTCGTGTCAAAGGCAAAAGTCGTCCGGGTAGAGTAAAGCGTTCCGGTGCTAGCTGTAACGGGTCCGTAACTGATTTACGCAAACGTGCTAAAAATGCATCAGGAGAACGAGCTAAAATGTATCATTGGTGTGCTAATATGAAAAGCGGGCGCAATAAATAATACTATGAAAATACGCGAGTTATTAGAAACAGCCACAGCAGGAGCAACATCTGCGGGCAATGTTTCAGTTGGAGTTGTTTATCCTAATAAGCCCGGAAAACAGCCCAAAAAGAAAAAAGATGGTACTGCGCCTAATGCTTTAGATTTACCAGGGGTAAATCTGCTATCTGGCGGTTCTATTGTCAAAAGATAAATACAATATGACTCTTTAAGATCAAGGATTTTTAACATGGACTTCAAATCATTAATTACTAAAATCAGCGAAATGGACGATAAAATCAATACCATCGCTGCTCCAGAATTACCAAAAGCGGTGCAACTCAACGAAGATGCACAACTTCGTGTATTAGCTGGAACTTCAACTATCTTGGAAGAAGCCAAGAAAATGAAGAAAGATGAGAAAAAAGAAGAAAAGGTCGACGAAGGTCAAGAAGATCTTAAGAAAGTAGGTGATAAGGTCAAGACCCAACACGGTACAATGACTAAAACAGCCACTGGTGTCAAGCACGAACGTTCCTATGGTAAAGACAAGGACGACGAAGACGATGAGCCAAAATCCAAAAAGAAAGCAAAAAAAGAATCTCTTGATCCTGAACTATTCAAGTCTAAATTCTTAAAAATGGTTGAAGCTAAAAAATCAGATGCTGATAAGAAAAAAGCTGACAAAAAGAAAAAGATGGACGAAGCTGCTAAACCAGATTTCTTAGATCTAGACAAAGACGGTAACAAAAAAGAACCAATGAAGTCTGCTGCTAAAGGCAAAGACGGCGAAAAGAAGGACAGCGGCAAGAAAGGCATGAGTGCTGCACAGGAAAAATACTTCGGCAAGAAAAATGAAAGCAAAATGATGCCGAAAGGTAAAAAGCGTCCTGTCAAAGAAAGTATCGAACAAAAACTTTCTTTCCGTGACATGATGAAATTAGTAGTCGAAAGCGGTGGACAACAACAGATCGATCCGCTAGACAAAGAATTGTTTGCATGGGCCGAACGTGTTGCTAAGACCAAATTAGGTGAAAATATGAAAGCTGAAGTCTATGCAGGTATGGTCTACGAACGCATGGGCGGCAGGTTCGAAATGTACGATGTTCTAAGCGAAGATCAAAACTAAATTTAACATTTGGTAAACAAAAGCCAGTCATTAGTTGACTGGCTTTTTTATTGACTATATAATAGTCCTATAAGGAGAGATTATATGGCAAAAATGTACGGTCCAGAAGAAAAGGCCAAACTAGAACGTTTGATCAATGAGGGCGGTAATGTTCTAAGAGAGATAGAAGATCTTCAAGAAGGTCTTAAAGAAACTGTCAAGGCTGTAGCAGAAGAACTACAGGTTAAACCTAGTATCATTAACAAAGCTATCAAAATAGCACATAAAGATAATTGGAAATCTCATGAAGAAGAATGGGATGAAATTGAAATGATTCTCGGTGTAACTAAAAAATTGCCAGAGAAAGATTAAATGATCAATGATTTATTCAGACCAACTCTAGAATGGATTAAAGATGATTGGAACAGTAATCCTGGGAGGTTTATTGTTGAGCTTGTGGCTTGGGCTATTAGTATCGGTTGTAGCATCACTATGGCCCTTACAGTTCCCAATCCGCCTCTTTTGGTTCTTTATCCTATCTGGATTAGCGGCTGTGCCATGTATGCTTGGGCTGCTTATACTAGGCAATCGTTTGGCATGTTGGCTAACTACATCTTGCTAACCACTATAGATAGTATAGGGCTAGTAAGGATGATAATTAGTTAAATAAAGTTAGATGGTAGGCGAGGCCATAAACCGCATGTTAGGTATTTGCAAGCCCTAAATTGCATATGGAGATATATGAGTTACGTTGACGCATTCTACGATCGCGACGACGACACAATCCGTGTTGTTGAACGTGATGACAAGGGTCAGAGGCATTTCAAAGATTACCCTGCCAAACATCTATTCTATTATAGAGATCCCAAAGGTAAATTCCAAAGCATTTATGGAGAACCGTTATCTAGGGTTTCATGTAAGAACATCAAAGAACTTCGCAAAGAACTTGCGATACATTCAAATAAAAAATTATACGAATCCGATATAAATCCTATCTATCGGTGTCTCGAAGATCATTATCTAAATCAAGATGCTCCTAAACTTAATGTAGCATTTTTTGACATCGAGGTAGACTTTGATCCAGAACGTGGTTATGCATCACCAGACGATGCATTCATGCCTATTACCGCTATCGCTGTTCATTTGCAATGGATGGATACTCTTGTATGCTTGGCTATTCCGCCTAAAACACTTTCCATGCAAGAAGCTAAAAAAGCCGTAGAAGAATTCCCCAATACCATGTTGTTCGATAACGAAGCAGACATGTTAGACACATTCTTAGATCTCATACAAGATGCAGATGTATTAAGCGGTTGGAATTCAGAAGGCTTTGATATTCCCTATACTGTTAATCGTGTTACCAAAGTTCTAAGCAAAGAAGACACACGTAGATTCTGTCTTTGGAATTGCTATCCCAAAAAACGTGAATATGAAAAGTATGGCAAAACTGCTGTTACCTATGATCTCATAGGTCGAGTACATCTAGACAGTCTCGAACTTTATAGAAAATATACCTATGAAGAACGACATACCTATCGATTAGATGCCATCGGTGAGATGGAAATTGGAGAAAATAAAACTGTCTATGAAGGCACATTAGATCAATTATACAATAATGACTTCAAAAAGTTTATTGAATATAATAGACAAGATTGTGCATTGTTAGATAAACTTGATAAGAAACTAAAATTTTTAGATTTGGCCAATACACTGGCTCATGAATGTACTGTTCTACTACAAACTACCATGGGGGCTGTGGCTGTTACTGAGCAAGCAATTATCAATGAAGCTCATAAACGAGGGATGATCGTTCCTAATCGTAAGAAGATGGATGAACAAGGTGATACACAGGCCGCCGGTGCCTATGTGGCATATCCTAAGAAAGGCATACATGAGTGGATTGGTTCTCTTGATATTAATAGTCTTTATCCTTCTGCTATTAGAGCTTTGAATATGGGTCCAGAAACCATCGTAGGCCAATTGCGTCAAGACGGTACTAAGGCGCATATCGAATCCGAAATGGCCAAGGGAAAATCATTTGCTGCTGCGTGGGAAGGGATGTTTGGTAGCGTAGAATACACATCGGTGATGTCTAAAGAAGTGGGTAGAGAAATTACTATCGATTGGGAAGAAGGTAATCATGATACCCTAAGTGCTGCTCAAATTTATAATCTTATATTTGAATCAAATCAGCCGTGGATGATCTCCGCTAACGGTACTATCTTTACCTATGAGAAAGAAGGAATCATTCCAGGTCTGTTGAAACGTTGGTACGCTGAACGTAAAGACATGCAGAAGAAACTTAAAGAATCTATTGCAGCCGGTAATAAGATCGAAGAAGAATATTGGGACAAACGTCAGTTGGTCAAGAAAATTAACTTGAACAGTTTATATGGTGCTATTCTTAATCCTGGCTGTCGTTTCTTTGATAACAGAATTGGACAATCAACAACATTGACAGGTCGAGCTATTGCTAAACATATGGCTGGTAAAGTCAATGAAATCATCACAGGTACATTTGATCATATAGGCAAGGCGATTATCTATGGTGACACTGACTCATGTTACTTTTCAGCATACAACACTCTTAAAAAAGACATAGACAAAGGTTCCATACCTTGGAGTAAAGAGAATATTATTGAGCTCTATGATACCATAGGCGAAGAAGTAAATTCAACATTCCCTAAATTTATGCAGGATGCGTTTCATTGTCCTAAGACTCGAGGAGAAGTGATCAAGGCCGGTCGAGAAATTGTCGCATCAAAAGGACTTTTCATTACCAAGAAACGTTATGCTGTTCTTTACTATGACAAAGAAGGCAAGCGTCAAGATGTAGACGGAAAGACTGGTAAGATCAAAGCCATGGGACTTGATCTCAAACGTTCGGATACTCCTGTGGTCATTCAAGACTTTTTAAGTGATGTACTGACTCGTGTTCTTAATGGTGAGAATCGAGATGATATTCTTACCTATATCACGGATTTCCGCACTGAGTTCAAGACCAGACCCGGTTGGGAGAAGGGTTCGCCTAAACGTGCCAACAACATTACAGAATACGCTGCCAAGGAAAAGAAAGCAGGCAAAGCCAATATGCCAGGGCATGTTCGTGCAAGTCTTAACTGGAATACTTTGAAACGTATGATGGATGACAAGTACTCAATGAACATAGTCGATGGTATGAAGGTCATTGTCTGTAAGATCAAAGACAATCCCATGGGCTATACTTCAGTGGCATATCCTGTAGACGAACTTAGATTACCTCAGTGGTTCAAAGATATGCCGTTCAACGACGCAGAGATGGAAAATGCGATCATTGACGAAAAACTAGAAAACTTAATTGGCGTTCTAGAATGGGACATCGGTTCGACAAGATCCGATAATAATTTCAACAAATTATTTGATTTTGAGTGATTTCTAGGTTGCTTTTTACTCACGATCTAAATATAATCTTAATATACATGGAGACTCTCTAAATGAAGGACATTTTACAAGACATCGTAAGCCATACACAAAATCTAGGCTTCTTAACCACAGTCAAAGTCACAGGCTCAGATGATAAGACACAGATCTTTTCTATGGCTGATGACAGATCGGTTATCATGGAGGCAGAAACTGCTAATCCATATTCGGATATGATTGGTACTTTTGGTATGCCGCAGTTACAAAAGTTGAAATATCTCGTAGACGGTGCTGAATATCGTGACGAAGCTAAGATCAATATTACTTTTGCCGAAAGGAATGGCGAAACTATTCCTGTGGGTATTCACTTTGAAAACAAAGACGGCGACTTCAAGAACGACTATCGCTTTATGAATCAGGAAATCATCAACGAAAAGATGAAGACCGTTAAGTTCCGCGGTGTTAAGTGGGACGTAGAGATTGAGCCAACTGTGGCAGCGGTACAGCGTTTTAACTTTCAAGCAGGTGCGCACAACGAACATCCGACTTTTCTTGCCAAAACTGAGAATAGTAATCTAAAATTTATTTTTGGTGATGCATCAACTCATGCAGGTGAATTTATTTTTGCGCAGAATGTAGTAGGCAAACTGGACAGAGGTTGGACCTGGCCAGTGTTACCTATTCTAAGCATCCTTAAAATTGCCGATGTTAATAACACTAAAATGTCATTGAGTAACGAAGGTGCTATTCAGATCACTCTAGACAGCGGTCTTGCTACTTACAAATACATTATTCCAGCACAGGCGGCCTAATGATTAATAACATTAGTAGTTCTAGCCAGCATCTCTATGCCGCAGGAGGTAGTTCAATGCCCTATGTGTCAGTGAATCATAATAATCCTTCATCAGGCATGTTACGTCTCAATGGTTCCGATATGGAAGTGTTTGACGGCAATACATGGATGAAAATTTATGCCAGTTCTGCCAACGTCGGCCTAAATAGTGATGCGGAACAGGCTGTTTCTTGGGCCATCAAACGTATGAAACAAGAAAAAGAGTGGTATGAGTTGGCTACAACTAATGAAGCAGTTCGTATAGCATTAGATCAGTTAGAACAGGCAAAGACAAGATTAGAACTCACAACAATATTGGCAAAAGAACATGAACAGACAACCAGTTAATTTAACACCTTTACAGAAAGACTATGCCGTTTATCTACCTGCGATAAGTTGTTTCTTTTCTACCTATATCAGTAAACAGAGATTTGATAAATTTGTACCGGACGATAGGATTCCTCAGGGATTTGATCGTGGTATCGAAGGTATGAATTTTCTAAATCCTGAACAAGGGTATTTTACCTACAAGTATGGTCTGTATTCTGCGGGTCATGCACAATTAGATCTTGAAAAAACAATAATTCAAGATGCAATGATCCAAGATAGAGATCGTAATAATACGGTAATCGTTGGCGATTCAGGTGGTTATCAAATTGGTAAAGGCGTTCTTAAATTTGATTGGCACAACTTCGAAGGCACAAGCGCCAATGCTACTAGAGATAAGATCCTCAATTGGCTCGAGCTGACCGCAGATTGGAGTATGTTGCTGGACGTCCCTACTTGGGCTAGTGATCACATACATAGTCCAAAAACCGGATTGAAAAGTTTTGAAGATTGTCTAAATAAGACTCTACACAATAATGACTACTTTATTCGTAATAGACTAGGACAGACTAAGTTTCTCAATGTCTTACAAGGCAGTGATTGGGAAACTGCACAAACTTGGTACGAAGCAGTAAAACATCTACCAACTGAAGGTTGGGCCATGGGTGGTAAGAACATGTGTGACATGGAAGTCGCACTCAAAAGACTTATCATCCTTCGTGATGACAAACTGTTAGATGATAGAAATTGGATGCACTTCTTAGGAACAGCTCAATTAGATTGGAGTTGTTATCTAACCCTGATTCAAAGACAGATTAGGAAACATGTTAATGAAAACTTTACCATTTCTTTTGACTGCGCATCACCCTTCATTGCAACCGCACACGGACTTGTCTACACCAACGCCCAACACACTAACAAACGCTGGTCAGTCATCATGGACAAAGCCCCAGACAACAAAGCCCTTAGCCAGGCTTTTAATGTCCCCTTTCCGTTCGAATCAGAAATCGGACGTAGATTGTCAATCGGAGACATTTGCTGGTATAAACCGGGCATGTTGAATAAGGTTGGCAAAGAAGGTAAGACATCGTGGGATAGTTTTGGTTATGCGCTAATGATGGCACATAATACATACTGCCATATTGTTGCTGTACAACGTGCTAATCAATTGATGGATATCGAAACAACAAAGATCAGTCCTAACTGGCGCCAATGGAAGAATCTCAAAGACATGGACAAAAGCGATGAATATTCCGAATGGGTTCCTCGCAATATTCTATACTTCCATAATTTTGTAGAAGAATTATTCAAGAGCGAAACTCCTATGCAGATGATTGAAGATGCTAGACCCATGTTGAATAAAATGATGGGCATGCGCCTACGTGGTGGTAACGCTAATAACACTTTTAACAAACATTTTGAAAGTGAAGAAATCGTACTAGATAAGTCAGTGTCACAGGTATCGGCCATGCCAGTACTAGATGAAGATAAATTGGATGAGCTTGCTCATGAGTTTTTAGAACAGGAGGCTAATAATGTATGAAAATCGAATCAAGCATTTACAAGAATCACATCGACTTCTTGACAATCAAATTGAAACATTGATGAAAAATGGACTCTATGAAGATCTAAAACTAGAAGAATTGAAGAAACAAAGGTTGCTTTTCAAGGACGAAATTGCTAGACTTACTAGACTGCAATGGGAACATGATCACGAAACCGTAGATTATGACGAAGAAAGATAATATGATTTTACTTAGAAAAGATATAACACAGATTCAAAATATCCTAGATAAATTTCCCAACATATCTAGTTTTGAAATCAATCAAGACAATAGCAGTGGCATTGGCTCAGTAGTCACCATGACATTCGATCATCAGATAGAAGATATTCAAGGATCTTTTACTGTAGAAATTTCAGGCATAGAAAGTTGGTAATCATGTATACAGAAGAACAATACGAAGAATTTCAAAATCGTATGCACGAACGTTTTCCTAAAATGTTTGCGGGAAAATATGGCGGCTTTGCCTGTGCACCAGGTTGGTGGCCTATGCTAGAAAATCTTTGCGAAGTTATACAATCTCATATTGATCATAAAAAGGGCGAATGCTCTCAGGTTATCGTAGAACAAATCAAAGAAAAGTTTGGCACACTAAGATTTTATGTCAGCGGCGGTGACGAATATACCAACGGTGCTATTTCTCTAGCAGAAAGCCTAAGCGGACATATGTGTGAGGAATGCGGTGCTCCTGGTAAGCGTGTCAGCGGAGGCTGGATTAAAACACTGTGCGAATTTCATATAGCCGAAAAAGAAGCACTTAAGGCTAATACTGTTAAGGAAGATTAATGAAAAGAGATTACTCGTCCGGAGTATCTGACAATATCACCTTCTTTACAGGTGTTGAAATTGAACGGACTCCTGCATATCAAATGAAAACTCTATTTGTTGTAGGAGTTCATGATCCGTACGACATCCTAGAAATAGTAACAGAAAGTAGATCATATTTAGACGAGTCTAAGCATATTCGTCATATCTATTTTGGTGCCAACCAAAGTTTTAAGACCAGCGGTGTAAACGATGTCGAAACTTGGCGTTCGTGGGAAAATATGATTTATGTATGTCTAGATTCTAAATATGATCTTTGGTGTACTCTAGATTTTGATGTATCCGAAACGGAGGGATTGCTAGAAAGCGGTCTTACCGAAAAGCGTAGATTTATTCCGCAAATTAGTGTAAAATTACCTTATATTAATCAACTAGGCTATAACGCTACACTGAAGATAGACGACAAAGATTTTTGTGCAACTAATCCTGGGGTATGGTGCCATAACCTACAGGATCTAATGGGTAGAGATAAGTTTACCGATTGGGATCAATATGGCAAGGACGAGATAATCAAATGAGTGGTTATGGACAAGCGATAGGTTATACTAATCAGGCAAAAGTGTCTGCGATTAGACCTGCTCGTAAAGTGAGGAAACAAAAAGTGAAACTTACATTGAAACAACGATTTCGCAATTGGTTAAATGACACTGAAGAGGCCGATGTTCCTCAATTAGTAGAGTCAGATAGATTGTCTAGTGAAGGTATGCGTCTGCAGGTTCATAGAGCCAATGGCGGTTATGTTATAGAAACTCGTCACTATGACCATCAAAAAGATCGACACTATAATAATATCCATATCATCACAGACAGCGACGATCTAGGAAATAAATTAGGTCAAATCATAATGATGGAGGCATTGAAGCGATGAAAGAATTTACAGTAAAAGAAAATCAGGGTTTTAGATTACGTGTAAAGAGTTGGAAGTGTCTCAGTCCTTCTAATCTAAATAGCATCGAATTTATAAATGAATCTCTAAACGAAGAGGGAGAAGTAACAACTGCATCAACATATAATTTCTTTATGGATGACATAGAAATCAAAACTCTGTGCGAAGGAATGCTTAAGTGATTATCAGACAAGATGTACGCCCACATAAAATGATTTGGGTGACCTTTCGAAAAGAAGGTATCCACAAATATCCGGCAGCCGCAACAGATCCTAATCTAGCAACAGGAGATGAATATGATGTTTCGTTTTTGGCTAATCCTCATCGCCATATTTTTCACTTTAGGGTTTGGCTTAGTGTCACCCACAATGATAGAGATGTGGAATTTATACAATTCAAGCGATGGCTCGAAAAACTGTATTCTAGCAACGAAGGTGTACTGTCGCTAGATTATAAAAGTTGTGAGATGATGAGCGACGATTTATATGCTCAGATTCACGCAAAGTATCCAGATCGTGAGGTTTGGATTGAGGTCTCCGAAGACGGAGAAAATGGTTCGTTTATCAAATACTAATAAGGAAATAAAAATGGCTCGTAACTACAAGGACATCGATTATTTTGCAAGTCGTCCTGATGTTGTGAAAGTCTGGGATGATCTAGACGCCTATCTCGACTATTGTCGATTTGAACTCTGTGAGTTCAACCCTGCAGATCTTTATCGTAAGGATTCTGCTAATTACCAATCTTACCTAGCAAGTAAGCGACCACGTAGGCCATATCAAGGTAACAAGCCTCGCTGGGATAACAACGGAAGACGCAATGGTCAAAGTTTTTCTCGTTGATCTAGAAGCTGTTGAAACAAGGTACACAGGCGAGTGGAAAAACCACTTGCCTGCCCTGTTAAGAAAGAGAGGACACGATGTTCAAATTATCTCTGGTCCTACGGACATTCCTAGTGCCACTACTCCTGGCGCCTTTCTTAATTTTGGCGGGACTAATATCTATAAGTCTAGCCAAGTTGAGCAGATGGGCCGTTTATTTTGTGACGGAGCCATTCATCCCGGCGATCACTTTATTTTTACTGATGCTTGGCATCCTGGTATCATAAATCTAAAGTACATGAGTGAATTACTTGGCATTCCTGTCAAGATTCACGCACTATGGCATGCCGGTAGTTATGATCCCCAAGACTTCTTAGGACGACTCGTTGGCAACAAGCCTTGGGTGAGACATGCTGAGAAATCTTTCTTTTCAGCTATCGACTATAATTATTTTGCCACAAATTTTCATATCGAACTCTTTGTGAGAAATTTACTCAACGACGGAACCTGTGAAAATCCATATCTCAACGAGGATCTAGAAGAAATCATCGACGGAGGGTGGCCAAATATTGTAAGAAGTGGATGGCCGATGGAATATATGGCAGATGCATTAGCCATGTATAAAAATATGCCGAAGCGAAATCTAATACTTTTTCCGCATAGGCTGGCTCCTGAAAAACAATTACCGATATTTCAAGATCTAAAAGAGCATCTTCCTCAATATGAATTCAAAATCTGTCAAGAATATCCTTTGACAAAAAATGAATATCATAATATGTTAGGAGAAGCTAAATTAGTGTTCTCAGCTAATCTACAGGAAACACTAGGTATCAGTTGGTATGAAGGTGCTCTAGTAGATGCTATCCCAATGGTTCCGAACAGACTCAGCTATAAAGAAATGGCTTTGGACACATTTGTTTATCCCAGCGAATGGACTGAATCTTTCGAAGCATATACCGTATACAGGAAAGAAATCTGTCATAAGATAATCCAGTATATGGAAAATTATGAAAAATTTTTACCAAGCCTAAATAAACAGGTAGATATATTAACTAAAAATTTCTTTAGTTGCGATAATCTATTAGAGATGTTAAAATAATATGTCATCCACGACTATAACTCGGAGAATAACAATTGACAAAATTCATACCAGATCCTGTGCTTAACACAGAGATTAACAGAGAATTTAAAAAAGATGAATACGAGCCGCTAGGCAAACCGGTATATGTAAAAAAAGAAACTGCTCTAGATGCTATGGCAGGTGATGGTGGATATGAAGAAGCATATCTCGGTGACCATTTGCGTTTTAAAATGAAACGTGAAGGTAAGCGTTTTTGGGCCGGTGACAACATCAGTGACTTTTTACGCGAAGGTGATAAAGAGCGTCTAATCGACGAAGCAACAGAGGCATTTGAACTAGTGCTTGATCGTTTACTGATTGATCGAGAAAACGATCCCAACAGCAAAGGTACAGCACGTAGATTGGCTAAGATGTATTTTAATGAAATCATGTCAGGAAGATATGATTCTCTACCGGACGCAACTGCGTTCCCTAATGATACCGAGGAAAGATATGAAGGCATGTTGGTTGTTCGTAGTGAGTTGCGTAGTATGTGCTCTCATCATCACCAGCCCGTGGTTGGTGTTGCTTATATTGGCATTATTGCCGCTAGTAAACTTATCGGCCTATCTAAGTACACACGTATCGCACAGTGGTGTGCAAGACGTGGTACTCTCCAGGAGGAGCTTTGTAATGATATTGCTAGGGAGATCGAACGTGCCACAGGAGCCAAAGACCTAGGAGTCTATGTTCAGGCCACACATGGTTGTTGCGAGAATAGAGGTATTATGGCACATAGTAGTCTAACACAAACTACTGTGTTAAAAGGCGCCTTCAAAGAAGATGCAGGTACAAAGAAAGAATTCTTTGATAATATTAAAATGCAACAGGAGTTTGCCCCAAGATGAGAAAAGAAATGATCGGTGTTTTGAAACAACATTTTGAAGCACATATTTTAAAACACAAAATGAATGTAGATATTATGCTAGGCAACCCTAGAGCTATTCCAGAACATACAGATCTTATGGATGCTATAGAAAAAGAAGTTGCACAGATTGCCGAGTACATGGATAAACTAGAAGTAATGGAAAAGTACTTTAAGGATTAATCATGGCCACTGCAAAAGACCTAATGGATAATCTTATATATAGAGCTAAAAACATTCAAGAATTTATTGTAGAACGAGAGTGGGAGTTGATTCCCAGCGGAGTGGTAAGATATAATATTCAACATACCCAAGGCGAACTAGCTAGAATTTTCGTTCATGCAATGACACAAGATGAAGCAGAAAGATTAGTCGATGATTGGTTCGAAGAGGCAGAAGAATAATGCGATTCTTTTCTCCTCTACGCGATGACCTTATGGTCCAACAACAAGTAGATGATGCATGGCAACATTTTGTAGGTGTCATTATGCTCAATCAAACAGGAAGGAAGGCAGTAAAGACTACACTTCCAGAATTCCTATATTGGTTTCCTACTCCTCATTCTTTATTACAGGCCAACGAAGAATTCGTAAAAAGCATAATCGCTCCATTAGGTATGGTCAATATAAGATATAAGAGATTAAGAGGCATGTCCGAAGATTATCTATTATGGAATGGTGATAACGCTACCAAATTATACGGTATCGGAAAATATGGCAGTGACAGCTATGAAATATTTTTCAAAGAAAATTACAGCGTAGAGCCAACAGATAAAGAACTTAAGCGATATCTTAACGAGGAGATCTTCAATGTTGTTAAAGTTACTTGAAAGATTAGGTCGAAAACGAATCATATTTGATCGTGTGCATAACGAACCGTATCTAGAAAGATATTATCTCTTTTTAAAAGAGCGTGAACGTTTTCCCTTTAATGTATTCTTGCATAAGTTCTTAAAGGGAGATCCAGACGATGTCCATGATCATCCATGGCCATACGCAACATTGATATTGAAAGGTGGGTATTATGAATGGGTTCCACAGTTTGATGATCAAGGCCTTAAATCTTGTGAGGTGCGAAAGTGGCGCGGTCCTGGTCATTTTCGTATATGTAGTCCTAACTCGTATCACCGCATTGAGCTTAAACCTGGCGTAACTGCATGGACATTGTTTATGCCTGGTCCTCACAAACGTGATTGGGGATTTCTTGTAAACAACAAATGGATACAACACGAACAGTATCTAAAGGAGAGATATGAACAAGCTCGTAATCGACCAGCGTGAACTTCAAGGACTGGTTGCAAAAATATGTAGAGACATAACACAAAGTAATTGGAAACCAGATTATATCGTAGGAATCACTCGTGGTGGGCTGATTCCTGCTGTCATGATCAGTCAATATTTGAATATTCCAATGTGGACTCTTAATGTCAGTCTCAGAGACAACAACGAAGGCGAAAGTAACCTATGGATGGCCGAAGATGCTCTCGGACCTAATAGTAGAGATAGATTCATAGACGATCCAGACGATGTTGCAGGTGTCTTGAAGGCTGCAAGCGAGTTATTAGAAGCTGGCACATTCAAAGAAATATTATTAGTAGACGATATCAACGACACAGGCTCCACATTTAATTGGATTATAAACGATTGGAAATCTAGTTGCTTTCCCGAAGATCCAGCTTGGGATGAAGTTTGGAATCAAAATGTTAGATTCGCTGTTTTAATAGATAATCTTTCCAGTGACTGTGAATACAGTATGGATTATGTGGGTAAAGAAATTAATAAATCGGAAAACAATGTGTGGGTAGATTTTCCATGGGAAGAATGGTGGACAAAATGATTAAAGTAGTACAAGAACAACCAAATGATATCGATGAATCTAAGGCCCCTTGGACTGAACTTGTTGAAGAAGATTATCATGTGAAAGTATTTCAAGACAAATATCCAGTCACTGAAGGTCATCTATTATTTGTGCCTAAATATAACACAGTACATGTTCTAATGGATGCTATGGAAGATGCTGTAAGATATGGATTACAAAAAGTAGAAACCAAAGAGTGGGATGGGTTTAATCTAGGTATCAACATAGGACAAGCAGCAGGTCAAACTGTTGGTTGGCCGCATGTTCATCTAATTCCAAGACGCCAAGGCGATATGGAAGATCCCACAGGTGGTGTCAGACATGTAATACCAGAAAGAGGTAATTATAGAAAGTGGTAATGAACAAAAGAACTTTATTCATCGGTGATAGTCATACTATGGGGTATAAATCTGTTCCGGATAAAAATGGGCTGGGCAGTTTTACTCAATGGAATGATAATAACTATGCAGAAATTTATTCAGAATACAATAAAAAACCTGTAGTCATCTATGCTTTATCGGGAGCAACAAATAGATTGTATACCGATTGGCTAAAGTCTATGTTTGAAAAGTACGATGACATTGACGATGTGTTTATATGCCTTTCATCGTTTAATAGATTTATCATTGCCATTGATGATTTAACTAACGAAGAAACTCTGCCCATTGATTGGTTTCAATACAAACTTGATAATTCAACAGATACTGTACATAGGTATATGGATGGCATAGTAAGAGACAAAACTATGCAACTGTTGAATAAATCAACTTTTGCAGATTATGATAATTTTCCAGGAATAGAATTCAGTGGAGAAGATGGATTAATCACCCCCGATATAAGAAAACATACCTATATGCAGGTTAAATTGTTTTTTGAACTAAACACATATCTCGAAAAGAGAGAATTTTTGAATAGTGTCTATACCTGGGATAATATTTGCAAAGATCACGGTGCTCAGCTCCATTTGTTCAATTTTACTAATAGATTAAAATTTCCCAGCGATTTAAGCTATTACGGGAAACTCAAAAATACTAAAGTAGCTACTAAGACTGTAGAAACCTTTTTATCAGGCCTAGGAATAAATCATAAAGATTATTTAATAGAAGATAAAGAACATTACAATACCGAATATCATGAGTTAGTGGCAAAAAATTATATACCATGGTTAAAAACATTAAAAAATTACTCATAACTGGAGATAGTTTTGCTGCTGTTTGGCCGGATTCAACTAATGGTTGGGTTAATCTATTGGCGAGAGAATATGAAGTTTGCAATCTGGCTAAAGCAGGAGTTGGCGAATATAAGATCCTAAAACAAATAGAAAATATCAACATAAACAATTTCGATTGTGTGATCGTAAGTCATACCAGCCCTAGTAGAATTCATACTAAAAATCATCCTTTGCATACCACAGGTTTTCATAACGAATGTGATCTAATAGTCACAGATTTAATGGCACATTGGAATCCCTTGAATAAAAATTTATCAGGGGCCAAATCATTCTTCAAATACCACTATGACGAACAATATCAGTTAGATATCTATAAATTGTTGAGGACCAAAATAAATGATCTAATAAACATACCCTATATTAGTGTCTCCCATGTAGAAATAGCTAATCAATTACGAATTGAATCTCGGCATATTGATTTCAGTGACCTCTGGAAAACAGAAAGAGGTAATGTGAATCACTACACTGACGCAGGGAATAAAATTGTTTACAATCAAATTAAAAATATAATAGAAACCATATGAACGATATACATGTAAATTGGAATCCTAAAAAAATCGATCATCTAGGATGGAACGAAATATGTTGCAGAATAACAGAACAATTTGGTCTCCCCGGAGATCGGTATGTGACTGAGGTCAGCGAAAATTATATGAAATTTAAATTTAGAGATGACCAAGATAGTCTGATGTGTAGGATGCTGTTAAGCGAATACCTATGATAAAATTTATTTTAGGATTCTTAGCTGCATGTTTGATTTGGGTTTGGGTATTGTCTAATGTTGATATACCCACATATAAAATCTATGACTGTGGTATGGCAGAATGGCATCCTGATACACCTCCCGAAGTGAAAGAAGAGTGTAGGAAAAGACGTTATCAAGAATGGATCAATCGACATGAAAGACAAATTAAAACACGCATACATGCAGACAGCATTTATTTTTTCAAGACTTAGTCATGCTCGTAGATTACACGTTGGCGCTATCATTGTAAAGGATGATAGGATTATTTCTATTGGGTATAACGGCATGCCAGCAGGATGGGACAACGATTGTGAAAATAAAGATTATATGTCTAGTGATGCTGGTGGTTGGCTTGATCCTGATGAGATAGAAGAACGCTGGCCTTATCAAGAACAGCAACTTCCAAAAGATTCTAATATATGGAGACGATATGCTCTCAAAACTAAACCGGAGGTATTACATGCTGAAACGAATGCGATCGCTAAACTTGCTAGAAGCACTGAGTCTGGGCTCAATGCTACTATGTTTATTACTCATAGTCCTTGCCTTGATTGTGCAAAGCTCATTTATCAAAGTGGCATTAATGCTGTCTATTATGCTCATGCTTATCGTAACGAAGATGGAATATCGTTCCTCAAAGCATCGGGAGTAGATGTTGAAAAATTGGACGTTAACAGTTAACGACGACGGAGTAATTGTTCTTCCAGATGATCTGTTAACAGACCTAGGATGGACAGAAGGGGATACTCTTAAATGGATTGACAATCATAATGGTTCGTGGAGTATTGTCAAGGAAGAAGACTTGACAAACTTTATTAAAAAAGGTATAATAAGTAATGAGTAAAATAAAAATCGCAGAGCTGTTTTACAGCATCCAAGGTGAAGGACGCTATATGGGGGTGCCCAGTGTGTTCCTTAGAACCTTTGGCTGTAACTTTAAATGTGCTGGGTTTGGAATGCCTAGGGGTGAACTAAGCTCAGAAGTAGAAGCCATTGCTGCTAGAGTATCGGAGTTTAAGAAGTATGAAGAACTTCCATTGGTTTCTACTGGTTGTGATAGCTATGCTAGCTGGGATCCTCGCTTTAAGGATCTTAGTCCAATGCTTACTATTGACGCCATCGCAGAAAGAATCTGCGAAATTTTACCATTCAACGGATGGCGAGAAGAGCACTTGGTTATTACAGGAGGAGAACCGTTGCTTGGGTGGCAACGTGCTTACCCAGAATTGCTGAGACATCCTAAGATGCAAGGCCTTAAAGAAATCACATTTGAAACAAATGGTACTCAACCTCTAACAGAAGAATTTAAAGATTACTTATTGGAATGGTTGATGCCTCATCCAGAATATCAAAAAGAAATCACATTCAGCGTCAGTGCCAAACTAAGTTGTAGTGGCGAGGAAAGGCATGAAGCCATACGTCCAGAAGTAGTATGCGGATATCAAGACTGGGGACATACTTATCTTAAATTTGTTGTAGCCACAGAAGAAGACGTAGAAGAAGCTATTGAAACAGCAGATATCTATCGTGCAGAAGGATTTACTGGTTCAATTTACTTGATGCCTGTGGGCGGTGTTGAAAGTGTGTACACACTAAATAATCGTCGCGTAGCAGAACTAGCGATGAAGAACGGACTAAGATATAGCGACAGATTGCAGGTGCCGCTGTTTAAAAATGAATGGGGAACTTGATGTTTACAAAAATAATTAAAAAAATTACAGGTATTGATAAACTTGAAGCCAGTATTGCTGAGATGCAGGCCAAAGAACTAGAAGTGGTTGAGAAATTAGCTGCCAATCAACGAGAAGTAGAAAGAGCAAGACAGGCCGTAGAAGCAGCCAAAGAAGAAGAAGAATTAGCCAAACTTAATCCAAAAGAACGTGCTACCAGAAAAAAAGAACCGTGGGTAGCTGTGCTTAACACACATGTTAATAAAGACAATATCAGGAATGGATTCTTTGAGCTTGACTGGAATGAGTATTTCGTGCTAAAATTAAAGCAAGAAGGATACGGTTTTGACGGGGACAAAGACGAAGAAATCGTAGATCGGTGGTTCAGAGAGCTCTGTGCTAATGTGGTAGTTGACGAAGGTGGCAACTTACCTGTTAATACAGGGGTTATTGATATTCAAAGTGTGAAAAAGAATAACCTATGACATATATTTTAGTTGATACTGCTAACACATTCTTTCGTGCTAGGCATGTTATTAACGGCGATGCCGATATCAAGCTGGGTATGGCATTTCATATTACTCTAAACTCTATTCGTAAAGCATGGCAGCAATTCCATGGCAGTCATGTTATTTTCTGTTTAGAGGGAAGATCTTGGCGCAAGGACTACTACGAACCATATAAACGCAATCGTGCAGAAGCCCGTGCTGCACATACAGAAAAAGAACAAGAAGAAGATCGTGTATTCTGGGAAGCTTTTGATACATTCAAAGAGTTTATCACAGACAAGACTAATTGTACAGTTCTACGAAATGATCAGCTAGAAGCAGATGATCTCATAGCAGGTTGGATACAAAGTCATCCGGACGATAATCACGTTATCATTTCGACAGACACAGATTTCGTGCAACTTATCGCACCTAATGTAAAACAGTATAACGGTGTAATGGAATATACAATTACACACGAAGGAATCTTTGATGACAAAGGTAAACCGGTCATTGACAAAAAAACCAAAGAACCAAAAGCAGCCCCAAACCCGGAATGGCTCTTATTCGAAAAGTGTATGCGTGGTGATACCAGTGATAATGTCTTCTCAGCGTATCCGGGTGTGCGTACTAAAGGCACAAGCAAAAAAGTGGGTCTTGCTGAAGCGTTCGAAGATCGTGGCACCAAAGGATTTGCGTGGAACAATCTCATGCTTCAGAGATGGACTGACCACGAAGGCAAAGAACATAGGGTCCTAGAAGATTATGAACGCAATCGTCGACTAATCGATCTTAGCTATCAGCCAGACCACATAAGAGAAATAATCTCTTCAACTATTTCTACAGCAATTACATCAAACAAAAATATCAGCCAAGTGGGAATCAGATTAATTAAATTCTGTAATCTCTATGATTTGAAAAAGATTTCAGAACAGGCACAATCATATGCCGAACCATTAAATGCGAGGTATACAATATGACAGAGTTACATGCAAAACCAATCATTAAAGATAAATTTTGGATAGTAGAAAAAGACGGAGAAAAATTTGCTACGTTGCGTAAAAACGAAGATGACAGATTTATCATGAGTAATGAATTAGGTATTAAAATATATGATAATCAAGAAAGTCTAACTCGTCAGTTTGGTAAAGATTTTTTTATTGCTAAAATTGTTCAAGAATCCGATGACAATCTACCTAACGAAGTTCACGGTTATCAGGCCAGTACCACACCGTTCAACTCAATGTTCGATATAAAAAGAAAGCTGCCGTTGTTTACTAAAAGTGATGACAGCAAAAGTTTATATTGTGCTGGTTACTATGTTATTCGTTTCGATAAAGGTTGGGTAAAAAGTTTTTGTCCCAAACTCATTACTCTACAACGATATGAATATCGAGGTCCGTTTAAAACAGAACTTGAAATGAAACAGGTGCTATCTAATGTCTCAAAATAATATTCCTAATAATTTACCCACTGTAGAAAAATTAATTCAGCGAGTTAATATGGCTGAAAAAAGTCAGCAGAAAGAGATTAGAATCACTGTACAAGAAGCCAGAGATTTAACTAACGAATTAGCTGTTATAACTTCTAAACTAGGTAGAACTATCCAAGAAATACATCAAACGCTAAATGAGATTAAGCAGTCTACATCTCAAATAGACATTAAATTCGACGGCGGAACATTCTAAAAAGACATAAATATATACGTGGTTAATTAGGAACACGTATATAATGAGCAGACCAAAACCCAAGGTTATTCTTGAATACGCAAATAAGGAAACTTACAAGGTCGAACAGATACTTGAAAGTGAGGCCATATGGGCTGTATTCTACAAGGGTCAACCGTTTAATTTGAAAAGCGGTAGTCTCTTGGCATCATACCCTGGTCCAAAATACAAGAAAGTAAGTTTTAGTAATCCCGGACATGCACACAATCTAGCTAAGAAACTAAACAGATTATTTAAAACCAAAGACTTTTCTGTATATAAACTGAACCAAGGTGAGAGAATAGAATAATATGAATATCAAGGATACCTATACAACGGTATTCCTAAGAGCGGCAGGACAACCGTTTACAGAGCAAACTGTTAAAAGTCTCAAGGGAAAATGGTGGTACAGTACCAGAGATAAAGAAGTTGGCGGCCTTCGCATAACTGACGATTGCTTGCAATTTGTCCGTGATAATGCTAAAATAAAAACATATGAAATCGATCTACCCAAGGATCTTATTCTTGGCCCGCAGGTCTTATTATGGTTGGATCAATTTTTAAATTCACCATTTCATTTAACCAAAAAAAATATCACAGTGTTGTCAGAAAAAACTGCTTTTGAACTGTATTTGTTTTCAGGTGATGTGAAAAAAATGGGTTCTGCAAAGGCAATGAATAAAAGACTTAATCAAGAATAAGCCCTTAAATTTTTCACACAAGTAAATAATTCGCTATGATTGAAATTAATGCCCTAGACGTACTTAATCGTAGAAAAGTTGATTATATTCCTAATCATTTTTCTAGAATGAAGGTCAACGACAGCGAAGCCAATATTGTCGAAACTGAATTTTGGATTAAGAATAAGCTACGAGGACGATATTTTTTACTTAAAATTCCTGCTATTTCGCATGATGGAAAATTAAAAAATAATACTGTCGTGGGATTTGAAAATCATAAAGAGCTAACGTATTTTATGTTGGCCTGTCCACATTTAAGGAGAACATGATGACTGACGAAATTAAACAAGAAACAGCACCAGCACCTGAAACCGCTGCACCGCAAGCTGCCGCACCACAGGGTCCAGATTTAAATCTAAGCGATCTATCTGCACTAAGAAGTATCGTAGATGTAGCTAGTCAAAGAGGAGCATTCAAAGCGGGAGAATTAGAATCAGTAGGTAAAGTTTACAATAAACTTTCAAACTTTCTAGACTCTGTCGCTAAGAAGGAGGCTTAATCATGGCCGCTCCTTTAAAACACATAGGTAGAATTAAATCAAATAACAGCAAAGTTCTAACAATTTTTAGAACATTACCCGGCGAATCAAATATGGCCTTAGTATTGCCAGTAGCCAATCTTTCAGATTCGTATCACGATTCTGTGATGAAATTAGTAGAAACCGAACAGGCTCAAGAAGCATTTGAGTTTGGAGAAATTATGTTCACCAGAACATTTCCAGATGGAAGACCTATGTTACAGGCCATGCAGGTAGATAACCAACTTCTACGAGTTCCTACAGATACTGTTGAGATGATTCCTACTCCAGGCAGCAGTATTGATCTTCATCAATTAAATATCCTGATCGCAGAACAAAAAAACTGTGCGGTTGACGATCTTTATACATTCGTTTCCGGTGCACCTAAAAAAACTGATGCGGTAGTAGAAGATGTGGCCAAAATAGAGAATCTAGGCAGAGATGTAGGTGAACCGAATATTCCTAAACCATTAAAGGCTAAAGAAAATGAAGTTTTATCAGATCTTGATCTAGCCAAATCATATCGTAGCCAAGCAGATGCCATGTATAAAGAGGCTGCAAGATTACGTAAACAAGCAGATGAATTAGATCCGCCAAAAAAGAAAACTGTAAAGGCAGCCGAAACCGCCGATGCCTAAGCCTTTATTTAAACCTCCAAAACATTTAGTACAAGAATGGCCGGAGGTATTTGAAGATCTCTACATGAATACTATGCCTGTACACTATCTAGAAAGTGTAAGGTTAGAATTTCAGAATGGAAGAGTATGGGAAATAAATGTTGCTGATCAACTGAATCTTTCAGCCAGCGAAATAATTGCCGATAGATTAATAGAGACCTTTGCAGAATATAAAGATGATATCAAGAAAATTGATTTTAAAATCAATATACTAAAATTAAAAGACGATATACAAAGTCAATCAAATAATATATTGAACTAATGTGGACAAAAAAATCAAATTTTACGATAAGAATTTTCATAGTATCAGAGAGACGATTAATGAAATAAGCGATTCGTTCTGTGCTGCAAAATGGCTTCAGGTCAGCTTACATCTTACCAACGGTAAAACTCATAGTTGCTATCACCCCCCTACACATGATATTGACAGGCAGGATCTAGAAATAGATCCTGCTTCTTTGCATAATACCAAACAAAAATTCATAGAAAGAAAAATGATGCTGGAAGGTCAAAGACCTCCGGGCTGCGAATATTGTTGGAAGATAGAAGATTCAGGACATATCAGTGATAGGTATTATCGCAGCAGCGAACATTGGGCGGTTGATAAAATAGAATATATAAAAAATCTGCCCTATGATTTTTCTATCAATCCCACATATGTTGAAGTCAATTTTAATCAGACCTGCAATTTTAAATGTTGTTATTGTAGTCCTCATCTAAGCAGCACATGGCAAGAAGAGGTCGAAGAATATGGTCCTTATAAGATAAATTCTTCATTACATAATCACATAGCTACGTTACAAAATGCAGGACTCATGCCTACAGGATCAGCAACAAAAGATAATCCGTATTTAGAATCTTTCTGGAAATGGTGGCCTGATTTATATCCCAATCTAAAAGTATTTCGCATGACCGGTGGAGAACCGTTAATGGATGCAAATACTTTTAAAGTTTTAGATTATGTTATAGAGCATCCTAATAAAGAATTAGAATTAAGTGTTACATCTAACCTTTGCCCGCCAAAAGAACTTTTTGAAAAATTCTTGACAAAAGTTAAACAATTAGATTGTGTAGACCATCGGGTAGAATGTTATGTTCCAGATCCTAAAAACGGAAAGCCTTGGCAAGAATGGCCGCACTATATTATTGGTGCAAAGAACAAAGAATATCACAGAAGCAATTTACCTTCCATAGAACGAAATGATATACCAGAGACCTTTGAAGGCATAGGTCATGCAAAAGAAAACGGAAGTTTTACATATCTATATTCTTATAAAGATTTTGCCTGCAAACATTTTACATTATATGTAAGCCTAGATAGTGTTGATTCTCAAGCAGAATATATCAGAAATGGTTTAAATTTTTCTACCCTAGAATATAACATAGATAAATTTCTTTCAGAAACAGAGAATACTAGTATTAGTTTTATCAACACATTTAATCGATTAAGTATTCCCGGATTACGAAAATATTTAGAATTGATGTTAAAGTTACGTAGAAAATTTTCTGGATCTGCTCAGAGATTTAAAGGAACCAAGAGATTCCAGCGTATATGGTTTGATATTCCTTTATTACGTAAACCTGAATGGTTAAGTGTATTGAATTGCGGTCCAGAAGAAATAACAGAATTAAAGAATATTCTTATCTGGATGGAAGAAAACAAGAGCAGTAAATATGAGAAAAATTTACAAGGTTTTAGACCCTACGAAATTGAGAAGCTGAAAAGAAACATAGACGTTATAGAAAATAACAAATTTGATGAGATAACTAAATTAAATAACAACAAAAATTTTAAAGAATTTTTCACCGAACACGATAAAAGAAGAAATACTAATTTTGAAATCAGTTTTCCAGAATTAGCAGAATGGTATAGGAATTTATAATGGGTACAAAATACATAGAGATTATTAAAGACACCAGAGACCAACTAAACACCGTAGGCAAAGGATTTTGTTTGGCTAAATGGAATATGGAAACTCTGTATCTTCATATGGGGGATAACCATAGTTGCTACCATCCCAGACCTCATAAAATTGATAAATCTCTACTGGAATCTAATCCTAGTGCCCTACACAATACTCCGTGGAAGAAAGAGCAAAGAAAACTTATGTTAGAGGGCGGAAGGCCAGAAGAATGTTATTACTGTTGGAACATCGAAGATCTACCCGGAGATCATATCAGCGACAGAATGAAACACAGCTCAAATCATATTCAAACATTAAAACAGATAGTAGATGCTGGATGGGAAGCAGATTACAATCCAAGGCATCTAGAAGTTAGTTTTGGTAACGGATGTAATTTTAGATGCGGATATTGCTGTCCTCAGGCCAGCAGTTCATGGATGGAAGAGATTAAAAAACACGGTAACTATGATATAACTTATAATCAATACGGTATTGATTTTTTAGGATATAGTGAATTTTATAATAAAGATGATCCGAATCCTTATGTAGATGCGTTCTGGAAATGGTGGCCTGATCTACAAAAAGATCTCAAGGTTCTTAGGATAACAGGCGGAGAACCGTTAATGAATCCTAATACATTTAATCTCTTAGAGATGTTAGAAAAAGAACCTGCTCCGCATCTGCAGATACATGTGAATAGTAATCTAGGTGTGACTCACCGGTTGGTTGTGAAATTAGTAGATCATGTTAAAAGATTGCTTGAAAAGAAAGCGATAAAAGATTTTAAATTGTATACAAGCATAGACACATGGGGTCCTCAGGCAGAGTATATCAGAACAAATTTAGATATCAAACTGTGGGAACAGAACCTAAGCTATTACTTAGATAATCTTCCTCAACAAGATATAAGTTTTATGATCACGTTCAACGTACTTACGGTGACTAACTTTAGAAATTTATTAGAAAAAATATTAGAACTTAGAACAAAATTTAAAGGTTCTCCCTGGCATCAAAGAGTACAATTCGATACACCATATTTAAAAGAGCCCCCTCATTGGATGATTAATATACTTCCAGAGTCATTCAACACCTATATGGATCAGCACCTCGAGTTCATCAAAGACAATCTTATTAGAGACCCGGGAGACATCGGATTTAACGAAATAGAATACGAAGTGTTCAAAAGAGTTAGAGACTATATGAAAGAAAATCCAGTTGATCCTAAAAAAATCTCTCAAGGACGTAGAGATTTCTATGTGTTCTTTAATGAAACTGATAAACGCAACGGTACAAAGTTTCACGAAGTATTTCCAGAGTACATAGAATTCATGGAACTTTGTAAACAAGAATATTTAAATTATGACAAATAAAACGCCTATATACTGTGTAAATGCATATCATACTCTAAGTATTAATTCGGTTGGCACCTGTAAAAGTTGCTGTATGGCAGACGGTGGAACTGAATGGGGTCAAAGAGTATCCGATACACCGTTAGATGTTATATGGGAAGATCCTTATTTCTTGGATATAAGGAAGTCTCTTGCAGAAGGAATAAGACATCCTGCATGTAAGAAATGTTGGGAAGAAGAGGATGCTGGAAGACATAGTAAACGTATAAGAGATAACGATAAAAAATTTGGATTTACGCCCTCTGATAAGATCAAGATAGTTGAACTCAATCTAGGAAATACCTGTAATATACAATGTCGTACATGCCACCCTTACAGCAGTAGCAAATGGCTCAAAGAATATTATGTGACAAATAATATAGATATTACTTACAAAAAATTTCTAACCAATGCAAAGGTCTATAACGACTGCTGGGAAGACGATAGCCTGGTATGGTCAGAACTAAACAAGATCGGTAAAGATATAGAAAGAATAGAATTTTATGGCGGTGAACCTTTCCTTTTAAAACAACAATGGAAATTTTTACAAAAATGTGTAGATGAAGGTTGGTCAAAAAATCAAATGATACATTACAATACCAACGGTACTACATGGCACGAAGAGAATATTAAATTATTCGAACATTTCAAATATGTGGATGTAGGTTTTAGTATAGATGGTGTGGGCGAACAATTTGAATTTATGCGATATCTGGCCAAATGGGATGTTGTTTTAGAGAATTTACAAAAAGCTAAAAAATTTCAAGAAGGCAAATCAAATGTTTGGTTTGACATCTGTCATACTATCAGTTCATTGAATGTTTACTACATACCAGAATTCATAGAATATTTTGGTAAAGATTGGCGTATATATCTTAATCTTGTTCATTGGCCTGACTATTATGCCATCACCATCTTTCCAGATGCTATCAAAGAATTAATTATAAAAAAATTAGATTCAATTAGTGAAATAGATCATAATCAAATTGTTGGAATTAAAAATCTTGTGGCCAACGGAAAATTTGATCCGAAAATCTGGGAAGAATTCAAAAACAGAATCACAATCCATGACGAATTTAGAGGACAAGATTATTATAAAACATTTCCTGAATTTGGATCGATTATAAGGAATCACGGATGAAATTTTGGACTACAGATAATGTCATACAAGTACATGTAGAATTATCAACATTTTGTAATGCCGCATGTCCTAAGTGTCCTAGGTATATTGATGGAACGATGGTTCTACGTCCAGGATTAGAACTTGAACAAATTACCTTAGAAAAATTTAAAAAATATTTTAATGAAACATTCATAAGGCAGACCACTCAATGGTTATTCTGTGGTACACACGGAGATCCAATGATGGCCAAGGACGCCATAGACATATTTGAATATTTGTACTCTATTAATAATGATCTTCAAATCAGAATCAATACCAATGGCGGGATGCGCAATGAGAAAGACTGGAGACGATTAGGAGAGCTTTCTAAGAAAGTTAATAATAGATTTACCATAACTTTCAGCATTGATGGTCTAGAAGATACAAATCATTTATATCGCAGAAATGTTGATTGGGCCACGCTAATTAGAAATGTTAAATCTTATATAAATGCTGGCGGTAGGGCCACTTGGGATTTTTTAGTTTTTAAGCATAATCAACATCAGATCGAAGAAGCAAAACAATTAGCAGCAGATTGGGGCTTTTCGGAGTTCGCTCCTAAAAGAGCATTAGGTTTTGAGTATGACGGAAATATAAGAGATGTGCCTGTATGGGACGAAAATGGCAATTACACCCATACATTAGAAGCATCTACAAATCCGGAATTTACCAATCATACACCTGATCAAATTAAATCTGTGGTCAAAATGCCCACAGAAAGTCTAGTTACATTTTATAAAAATAATAGAGATATACTTAAAGAAAAACATATCAACGAAATGAAACAATGGGATGGATTAAATTGGAACGACCAAATATACGATTATTCCAAGTATAACGAAAAAGTTATAAATTGCAAATCAAACATTGTTTCTATGCATAAAGGAAAAGTTATCTACGGTTCAGAGATTTTCTTAACGGCAGGCGGTATTGTTGGTCCATGCTGTTATATAGGTACTCAGTTCGATGTTACCTATAGAACTGTAGAAGTACATCAATTACAAAAAAAGATATATGAGTACGGAGTTGATAATTTTAATCTAAACAAAAAAACTCTTCACGATATCCTCGAAGAAGGTCATCTAAACAATTTGTATGCTTCGTCGTGGGATAAACAAAATAATCAAAGAATATTATATTGTTCGCATACTTGCGGTGAAAATAGTCATATCGATCGAATCTGGAACGAAGAAGCTCGTGCTAAGTTCGATTAGCGTTTTCTAATTCGAACTGTTGATATAACCAATCAAAATCGTTGATCTTTCTTAATTGATCAGGATTGTCTAAATTATCTATACCAAACTTCTTTCCTGCTCTAGCACCCGATATGGCATACTCCCCGTAAGGCATATTCTTTCCCACAATACACCAGATATCTATTCTATCATCTGTTTCTTCTTGATAATTTCTATCAATCGATTTACTGACTAGTTTACAGACTTCTCTGAAAGCAGATTTCCATGTATTGAAGGGATCTGTATTAAATGCAGTATAGTTGCTGACTTCTTTCATAATACGAATTTTTTCGCTTATACTGGTGGTCATATCAACACTATTCATATTCATATCTAACACAGCCTGCTTAGGTAGCAACTTGACTCCACCATAACCGTATTCTAATCCGTTAATAGGATTTCTACTATGCCAGATATGTACTATATCTCTATCCCATTTGTGTAATAATAAATCAAATTTGAATTCGTCAATGATATCAGCGTCGCCGTCGACTACATAAAACATAGGTGTAGTTGACAATTTCGCAGCTTCTCTATGAGCATTGTGAATTCCTTTAACTCCGTGAACACGCTTTGCTCTAGGAAATCTAGATATTAATTTATCGTAGTTATAATCCGCATTTGGTTCATTGTAACTAATAAAAATTATGTCATAGGGCTTAAGTTCACTGGCAACGATGTCGTGCTCTTTTTTATCAATTAGATATCTATGGTCAATCTCTTTAGCGGTTACAGGAATATTTTTAGACACCAACATAAGACCGCTGTATTTGATTTCACTCACATCTCGATTCAGAAAAACATGATTAAATTTTCTTTCGCTGCTGTTGTGAGAAAATAATGAATTAAAATCAAAATCTTCTAAAGGTTGAATTTCATTAGGGATAATCCAAAATAATTCAGTTCTTGTTTTTTCGCAAGCTGAAAGATAATCTTGATAACTTTCAATTTCAAATCGATCAAACGGTATTGTTTGAGAACAAACGATGTTGTGTTCTTTCTTATCGATAAAAAATCTATGATCAAACTCTTTTTTAGAGACGGGTTTCTCAGTGGTAAAAAGAACTATACCACTGACATATGATTCTTCTTCGACAACTTTATTTTTGAAAATATGATTAATAGATCTATCAAAATCGTATTCACCATTAAACGGATCGTAGTACAAATCAAATATATCTGTATTATTGACTTCGACATCTTCCCACACGCACCAGAAAAGAGGTTGTTGTTCTTGAGCAATTATTTTTAAATAGTCTTCATAATTTTTAATCGTATACCTATTATATCGATACCTGCTTGCGACAGAATCGTATTCTTTTTTATTGATTAAAAATCGATGATCAATTTCTTTCTTTGATGCTGGCTTATTTTTTGAAAATAATACTGGACCGCTTACAAAAGATTCAGTGGTCATGCATAGATTTTTAAAAACATGATTTTCATTTCTATCATAGCTGTTATGATGACTAAAATAGATTTTGAAAATCTGCTCATTTATAATTTCTGTATTGTTCCATATCGCCCAAAACATGTCGGTACTAGATGTATCCAATGCTCGAATATAATCATCATAATTTCCTATCTTAAAAACTTCGTATTTTTTAGGACGGCTAGCAACAACATTGAATTCTTTCTTATTAATATAAAATCTATGATTAAATTCTTTTTGTGTGATTTTGGTTTCTTTGGAAAATAGCCCGATACCATCATAGCTGTCCCCGTTCAACCAAAGATGTATGTAGCTCTCATCCCATTTAGATACTCTATGATCAAAATTAAATGTATTTTCGACAACTAGATCGTCCCATACTATCCAAAAAAATCTAGTAAAGGCCTTGTTCCTAATATCTTCGAATGATGCAACATTTTCTATTTTTTGAGCAGATGGAAATCTCGAACGAAACTGTTGCCAATCGTTATCATTGATTTCTTTTTTGCTGGTATAAAATATATCGTAAATCATTTTAGATATGTGTTTGTTAACTTAATGGTTTCGTTATACAACTCTAATGTATATTTGCTTTGACGAGAATCTAACCAAGGATAATCTAATCCTAATTCTGTTTTAATTTTAACGGCAAGGTCCTGGGCATCTTCTTCTACAAAGGTATGATTAACCTTTGTTTCATATATCTCTCTTAACATTTCAAAATCTCTAACATCGACATAGTTCCAATCTGTACAATTAGTCATCCATGTTCCCATTCGAGCACCAAGAATAGCATACTTCCCATTTTCTTCATGTGCGCCTATAGTTGACCAAATCTTTAATCTATGAAGATTATGCCACCATATGCGTTCTTTAATTTCATCTGCGGGAATTCTTACCCCGTCAAGCAGAGTCATTTTGACACCTTCACGGAATCCTGCTCGCCATGCTTGGAATGGACTGCCTGTTATAACTGTATCACTATACGACTCTTTAAATTGTACGTATCCATCTTCCCAACAAAAATCTACTTGAGCTCTGTCAGTATCACTGGCTTCATGAGTCTTCATATTGAGTATGAAATCTTTTTTCCATATTTTTACTCCGCCATTCCCATACAATAGACCATTTAATCGATTTCTTCCTAACCAACTATAGACCTGTATCTTGGGATCAGAAAAATCTAATTCTAAATTAAAAAATTTATTGTCTACAATATTATCTGCGTCTATGGTAATTACCCAATCTGTTTCGGATGACTGAGCCGCTGCCTTATGGGCTGCGTCGCTGCCTTTTACTCCGTGAATGCGTTTAGCCCAAGGTACCTTATTACATAGATCCGCATAATGCAGATCTGCATTAGGTTCGTCGTAACTCAAAAAGAATAGATCTAACTCAACAGCTTTCATAGTTTTTCAAAAATATAATTATCAAAAATTCTTCGTGTATAAAGACTAAATTTTTCAGTCGGTGCTATCTTTACATGTTTTGGCCTATCGATAAGATCGCCTATTCTTAGACTGATCATTTCTAATAAAATATTAGGATCATTATATCCTGTTACTAGAAATATCATTTCAGTTTCACCCGACCAAATAAATTTAGTGTGTTTAGGATCTATTGAAAAAATTAACTCTTGATCTTCCTCGATATATTGTACCAATATGTCAGGATCTTGCACAGTAGACCATTGTTTTTCTATAATTCTATGTAACACATCATCTATTTTTATAAGATTATGGGTGGCAAATTTACTTAATTTAAAAAACTTTTTGGTCGGAATATCTACTCTATAGGAAAACAGACTTTCTTGACCAGTCAAAATTTTATGTGCTTCTTCTTCATCTATTTTGATTTTATCTAAAAGATCTATACTGCCCTTATGAGGAATAACCGACGTGACGAATCCGTCCTCGTTGAAAATAGCATAAAATTCAGTAGGTGTTGATTCTTGGATCAATATCCATTCGTCAAAATCCATTAGTTCTTGTTCCATGCTATGTCCTCTAATAAACTAATAATTTCGTCTGTGATTAAATCCTTCTCTACATAATGAACTAAATCGGTCTGATTATAATTACCGATTTTGAGTTCGCCTGTGGGTTTGAAATAAAAACCTGCATGTTCTGTAACACGATCTGCCGACCAAGGCCAATTCTGTACCATAGGCTTGAGATGAACTACCTTAGGAAAATCTAAATCATAAGATATTTCGTCCGTGATATCTAGAAGTTTTGATGATAAAGCGAATGCCTCGTCAGTTCCTACAATTTTAGGTTTCAATTTATCTAAAAATATATTTTTAAATTCTAAAGGATTAGAAATTATAAATCTTCCCAATTCAAAAAATTCTCTAGAGATAGTGCTGTCTTTTTTAAAATATGTATAAAGAGAATATAGATTAGGTAATTCATTGGCCGTAAAAGTTTTTCTATAAAAATCGTCTGATATTATTTCGCCTCTATATGTATAAGATTTATTGCATATATACAATTCGCAATTTTCTACAAAATAATCAACCCAATGACTATAATCTCTAATAAAGATCATATCGGCATCAATACAAATTGTATGTTCGAAAGGAGATAATTGATCCATCCAAGATCTACCATTCCAAAAAGTCTGCTCTCTCCATTCGATTACATGATCAAACACCCAAGGACTTTTTATTTTATCTAGTTGACTTTTATCATCTATAACTAAAGCTACTTTATCATAGCCTTCTTTTTGTGTATTTTTAATACTGAGTGCGGCAGCATAGGCACACTTTAGATAATCAAAATCTTGATGAGCAGAGACAATAATCAAATAACCAAAGTTCATATAATTTCCATTAGTCTCTCTTTGTTTCTAATTATACTTTGTTTATTCATAACATGTATATCGATTCCTTCGGTAGCTGCCGCCCAAAAACTACCGCAATCGTTGGGTTTATCAATTAAATGTACAAGTTTATTTCCATCCACCGATAATAAAATATCTTTATCATAAACAGACAGCACAGGAGGTAATGAATATATCTGATCTACTTCGTATCCGTTCATAATATGACGGGCCACACTAAATGCTATATCATTTCTAAACTGTCTGGGATCAAATCTATAAAGATCTGCATAGTACCTATAATTGTCTCTGACAAAGTTTACCAAGTGAAAAAAGAATTTACTTTCTTGACTTTTATCGAACATAACAGTTGTGGCCCAAAACATATGAATACCTGTCTCCGAGACTCTACGATCTAAAACGCCAATGCGTTCTCCTGTTATATCATTTATGGTTTGACCCATGATTACTGGCGAATCAACATTCCAGTATTCATTTAGGCTATTTGAAAAAATTAAAAAATCAGAATCGATCAAAAGTGTTTTATCATAGGGACTTAGGTCCCATGCTGAATATCTATTAGAATTTTCAAATGGAATGTTCTGGCTATCGAATCCGTCGTGTAGTTTTCTATAATTTTTTGTTACCGGTTTTTCTACTTCTATTATCTTGTCAAATATTTCTAATGCTTTATCTTTATTTCCAGACTCGGTCATCCATTCAAGGGTATACTTGTCAGTTACTAGGCTGACCGGAACATTTAAATTTTTCTTAGCCAACCCTCCGGCTATAATCGCCATTAATCCGTAATCCACACTAGGATTGTTATGAGCGAAGATCAATACACCGTTGTTCATAGATCAAGTAATTTTTCAACTGTTCTGCTATTTTTAATTTTTTGATATTCTTCGTAATATTCGTAGGTAGATGTAAAATACCTATCAAGTATTTCATCTCTAAATTTGGTAAGATCGGGGATTAATATAGGATTGTCGTTTTGATCTACTAGGGGAACATTTTCGGTTCGATCCTGATCAATTAACATCTGTACAAAAACTATCAATGATCGATCTATTTTAAATAGACCTCCTTGATAGCCGTAGGTTAATTTAGCATTTATTTTTTCTTTTAGAGTTTTTCTCTGGATAGACAATGTCTGTCTATAATTGGAAAAGTCTAACGCCTTTTTTAGACGCTCGTCCATACCGTCTCCTATAAAATACGCACATTATTTATGTGGGATAAAATAGGAAGAAAAAATTTAACTACCGGTAATAGACGAAATGACTGTTGAACTTGGGCCCGAAACGGCAAAACTACCCGAAGTTCCGGTGGGCTGTAGAACTCCATAGGCTCTAACCGAGTCTACTGTAAGCGAAAGTGTACCATCGACTAGATCGCCCGGAGCAGGAAGTCCGGGATCAGAATAATTGTCTATCCAGGTAATTCTAAATGTGATAACATTAGCAGTACCTGTTGAATTATTGGCTGTATTGCAAAGAGCTTCTAGTCTCCAATTATTGGCACTATAAGGGCTGCTAGAAGATAATGAATAAAATTGCTGATAACTAGATGTCAACGAATAAAAATTTACGGCACCTGTATTACCACCAAACGGCTGAACTCCTGCCGAAGATAATAAATTACTCCAAGCAGTATTTTGTGCCACCGAAGTTCCACCTGTCCTCGAACTTGCAAATCTTATTTTGCCACCTGCATTGAAAAAATTTCTAGCCTTTTCAGCATCGGAAAAAGACACTGTAACTGTACAAGACAAAGAATTTGACCAAGATGCAGATGTAGATTGAGATCCCAGTGCATCTGTTACATATTGTCCAGCACCAATATCAAATCTATTAGTTTGTGTTGTTGATGCTAGAGTATCATACTGAGTGTTAGGATTTCCGGCACCGTATCTAATTACATCTGTATTCTGTACTGTAACCATAGAAGTTGGAGCAGTACCGGTTTGATGCAACAGTGCATTGTAGATGTCGTATCGTAATTGATCCCATTGGGTTTTTGTAATTTGATTTCCTACAGACACCGCAGAACTAAAAGTAGTTTGACCATATCCGTAACTAGCGTCTGCACCTGAATACGAAGTACTCATCACTCTAATAATCTTACTTCTTATAGAATTATAATCCGTAGCCGAAATTAAATCACCGATTGCCATAATTTATACCTTACAATATTACTGCTTCAATTAGTTTTAAACCTACATCATCGCTGCTTTCTAGAGCAATAGCAAACACATCATTCGCATGCGGAACAGCGGCGGTAGCAGCACCATCATTAGATGCTATTAATCTTTGACCTTTTTTCACAGATCCAATTACTTTGACCGGAACACGTCCCTTGAGAGCAACATAAACACCCCCTTCGAGATCTTTATTCATCATAAACGCAGGATTAGCACTGATAACACCTATAGCTCTGTCGCCCCAACTGCTGGCTGTGATTTCTTTTTCGCCGCCTATTACAACAACAGTACCTGGTTGATATTCAGCATCTGGTAGATATTTTTCTGCTAGGTCGGCATATCTTGCAGCAGTAGCAGTTCCATTGAACAATGTAGCAGTTAGATTGCCAGATCCATCTCTAGCTGCAATAGTATCAGCAGTCGCGGTAGTTTTTGCAGATTTATAAGCAGAAGAATCATCTATCGCGGCATCGTCGATTTTTAGTTTATCTGTTTTGTCTGTGGTGCCAATAAATCTATTAGCTGTAATATTAGCAGAGGTGTCTCTTAAGGCAATAGATGTTGCTACAGCACCAAGTTCTCCCACTAGACTATTGAGTGTAGTAGCGTTTGAAGCTGTTCCTGTAACTGAACCGATAACATTTCCGTTTAATGTCCCAGTAAAACTACCTATAAAGGTCTGTGTGGCTGCATTAAATGCCACCGTGTCGTCGTTGGCTCTAACATTTCCCTTATGGATACCTGTGCTATTTCCTGTGATATTTCCTGTGACATTACCGATAAGTGTGGTTGCATATATATTAGCATACTTACTAGCGGTACTTCCGATATTAAAAAAGTCTGTTGTACCTGGTAATATAGCACTAGGAGTGAATATAGCAACGTTTCTTAGATCGCTATCACTTACACGTATTCTTATAGCTATAGTATTACCTAAACGATTCTCTATTACAGGTTCATCACCATTTTCTACCCTAAATCGTATATCGTTTTGATCACCTAGTGTGAAACCTGCATCATTAAATGAAATTTCTTGTTCAAATGCAACTTCGCCTAGTCTGACAAAATCACTGGCTAGGTATCCGCCTAGTCTTGCTGAGTTTGATGCAGTACCCCAAAAATAATGATCGGTACTAGTAACACCAGTACTACCATTAGTATTAACTAGATTAAAACCTTTTTTGAGGATAGTGAAACCTGTGATAGGATTGATATCACTGTCTAGTGTAAATGCATCTTTACTGACTATTCCGATAACCTCGCCGCCCGAAAACAGCTTCATAATAGTGTGGTTAGTGCCTACATTATCTTTAACAACCTGAGAAGCAACTGTACTAGCACCCAAATCAGGTGCTGCTTCTGGTCCGATGAGAATGAATTCTGTACCGTTATAGGTATATAATTGTTCTGCACTGGTGTCAAACCACATATCACCTAGTTGTAAACCAGTAGGAGCGGTTGGTCCTACTTCTGCACCGCTGGCTGTTCTATATCTAATACCGTCGTAGAAACGCAGTTTTTTAGTACCGCTATCAAACCAAATCTGTCCAGAAAGAGATTTAGGTGGTTGTGTAGTGTTTGAAAAATTCTCTAGTAGATGTAGGAAGTTTTCGTTCTGTACTTCACCATATCCGGCGTAATTTTTACCTACAAATCGTAGATCAGTAGTGGTGTCAATGGTGCCGTCGTCTACAGAGACTAAAAACGTTCCATTATATCTGTCTACTTGATATGCCATTGATCAACTCCATTATAATAGTTATTTATCGGAAATAATATCTTTTAAATCCTGCCCACTACTACTTCAATAATACCCGAAAAACCCTCAAAATCTTCTAGTGCCTTGCCTATAACTGACCCTATTTTAGGGTCTTGTGCAGATTTGGCCTGTCCAAGTCCTGCACTTACTAGCATATCTCCCTTGCATATCTTTCCTGTTACCTTGCAAAACACTCTACCCTGTAGTGCTAGGGGGACTACTGTTTGCCCTTGGAGCATGCTGTTCATTAAATATGCAGGATTACTCGATACTACACCTGCAATTTTTCTAGTCTCGTTGGCGGCTAAAGTTACTTCTTGATCACCACCAAATTCTAATACAGTTCCAGCTTCATATATGTTATCGGCCAGATAATTTTCTGCTAAATCTGCATATCTTGCCGATGTAGCTGTACCTATAAAACTATTTGCACCAACATCAATGTCTTTATTTGCTACCCATTTATCACCAGAAGTAGCATAAACAAAAGAAGCATTAGAACCTGCTATGAAAATACCTGCTCCATTTGCATCAGCATTATTATTAGAACCATTGGCCAGTGTGATTGTCTTGTCAGCTATTTCAACCTGTGTTGACGAAACTGTTGTTGTAGTTCCTTGTACGGTAAAATTACCAGAAACCACAAAATTTCCGTTGGCTGTTATAGTTGCTCCGCCAGTAGTTGGATATAATGCGCTGGCTCTTAGTTCAGATCCATAATAAGAAGTAGCATAAATTTTATTAAAACCTGAGGTATTAGTACCTATATTGATCGGACTTCCCGAAGGAACTAATGCCGTGGTATTTTCAGCTCCCTGTAATAATGCTGTCGCAGCATTAATAAAGGAAATGTCGGGCCCGGAAGATCCTAGATCAAAATTCAATGTGCCTGTAGTTGATCTTATAGTAGGAACCGTAGAATCTAGATATATTTTAAGAGGTGCTGTGCCACCAGGATTTCCTATGTTGATCGAACCACTGTCACTGACATTAATATAGGACAATGTTCCTAATGTGGTCAGTGCAGAACTTAATATATTTGATGCTAATGATGTACCTGTTAGAGTATTAGCTGCGGCAGGTACTGTGATGTCTTGTGTTCCATCAAATACAACGCCATTTATACTATGAGAAGATGATAATCTTGTAGCTGAAAATGCATTACCGCTAAGTGTGGCTCCCACGAACTCGGTAGCAATTACAGTGTTAAAGGTACTCACACCATTACTAGTTATATCTCCAGCAACATTTCCTATTAAATCTGCGGTTATAGTTCCTGCAGAAAAATCTCCGGCACTATCTCTTGCAACTACTTTTCCAATTTGATTGCTTGGCGTGGCATCTACTGTCCATGTTATTGTTGTAGATCCATCAAAATTATTACCGCTTAGATATTCTCCAGCTACAAGATTAGCAGTGGTGCTGGCTTTGATTGTTATGTTGTTCTCTCCGTTAAAGAAAACACCATTTATATTTCTGCCTGGTTCTAATTTATTAGCAGAGCTTGCATTGCCTAAGAGATTTCCAACAAAATTTCTATAATTAGTTACGTTAAATCCACCTGTAATGGTAGGAAATCCAGGTAATAAATTAGAAGAACCCGGCGTAAATGTATCTTTAGATGCAATAGCAATTACTAGATCATCGACAGATAATTCTAAAATCGCATGATTTACTCCGCTGGTATCTAGCACTCCTCTGGATCTTATTTTTGTAAGGCCAAAACCTTCTACAGCTTCGGGTCCTATCAATTTCCATACTCCAGTATCATATACGAATAACTGTTCTGTGGTATTTTTATACCACAGATATCCGTCATAACCTTCAGGTTCAGTGTCGGAAAATGATGCGGAACCTACAGGTGCCCAAACAGTTCCATCATAGACGTTTAGAGTTTTATTAGAAGTGTCGTACCATATTTGACCAGAAATAGGACGCGATGGTGGAGAACTGTTAGCAAAATTTTCTAGGATGTGTACAAAATTTTCGTTTTGTACTTCTCCATATCCTGTGTAATTTCTACCAACAAGACCTAAACTTGTGCTAGTATCTAATGTGCCATCTTCTAGTACTACAAGTTCAGTCCCATCATATCTATTAATTAAATATGCCATAATCGCCCCTTGAATATTCGTTCATCATGATATAAAAGTCCATGAACCGCTGATAATTTGATAGGTCTTTACTATTCTTGATACTGATAGATTAGGAGCAGCGATAGTTGCGGTAGAAAAACTAATGTTGTTTAGACCGAATGCTGTGCCGGTTGGTGTAACAAATTCAGTAGAACTGGTGGCAGTTAAAGGATTAATTTCTAAATTAGTTGTATTGTTCACTAATAGAGAACATAAAATTCTAGCTACTGTTCCGTTTCTGTATTCAGCAACAGGTGCTATTTGTTCTAACCATGCTGCAATTCCAGAATTTGAAATACCATCCGATATATCAAAAGTAAAAGCCAATGATCGTGTTTCTGTTACACTATCTACATATTCTTTGGTAGCAGCATCCTGAGCTAAGGTGGGATCAGCGAGATTAGAAATTTTCTTAGAACCTAAATTCAATGTTCCCGTACCATTTATATCTAGTGTAAGATCTGTGTTTGATGCTGTTACCTGGATAGTAGCATCATTCATAAAAATATCATCTACTGTAAATTGGGTTTGAGCACCAAAAGATGTTACTCCAGGAATACTTGTAATTCCAGGTCCCAATGCTGTTGCAGATAATACAGTAACACCATTAATTTTAAATTCTTTACCAGATGCTAGATTGAAATGTTCAGTACTGGTCCATGCTTGGCTAGCCAATGCAGGCAAAGAATCATTGTAACCCGCTGCCAGAGCTTCCGGAGAGGATGATGTAGCAGCTTGGCCAACATCGTGCCATAAAAGCACATGACTCGATGCTCCTTGTAAGATCAGGCCGCCGCCTGCTGCATTAGAGTCTGTGGGAGTTATTCCTGTTTGTTTTGCTAATACTAGATTTTTATCTTCTATGGTAACTGTGCTAGTATTGACTGTGATCATATCGCCGTTAACTGTTAGATCTCCATCAACTACTAAGCTTCCTCCCATATAAACTTCGCTGTCGGCGTAACCATCATACATGACTATACGTCTAGCAAGGGATTCGATCTGGAAAGCAGGTTCAGCAATAACATCTCGTCTAACATTAAGAATCATATTCTTATTAGAAGCGATGTTGGCTAAGATTAAGTTTCCGTCTTGAACTTGAAACTGCCCTTGATTAGCATCACCAATGATCAAACCTAGATTCGAGGAAATAATAATCTGACCATTAATAATATTGGAAGTGTCATTTCTTACATAGGAACTAGCTGACTGATTACCTAATTTGTCTGAGTTGGTTGCGGTTACATTAAACTTGATTCCTTCCAAGGTGCCGGAATTAAAACCTGGTTGGATACTGCCGCTGAATCCCTCAATAGGCAATTTAGGAGTAAATGTATCCTTAGAAAAAATACCAATCAATATTCCGTTTGTGTATAAAGATGTTATAACTCTGTTTTGATTTAAGGTATCCAATATGTTTACTACCTTAAGACCACTTACACCTTGGCTGGCTGAATAATCAGGTCCTAATAAAATCGTGCTTGTGCCGTCAAAGAAATATAATTGCTTGTCAACATCATTAAACCACATGTCTCCAACACCTAATGTCAAAGGTTGAGAACTTGCGATTGTAGCCGAGCTCACCGGAACAAAACCGCTACCATTATAAACTTTAAGTTTTAGCTCTGAAGTATCAAACCATATCTGCCCACGTATAGGATGAACGGGTGCCGACGAATTAGAAAAATTCTCTAATAACTTGATAAGATTTTCATTAAACGCTTCACCAAATCCACTATAATTTTTTCCGATAAGTGTGATATCTGACGAAAGGCTATCAACCTGACCATCTGCTACCGTTGCTAATATTGTTCCGTCTGTTTTATTGATTGTATATGCCATAGTTTATACCTTAGAATGCCGGTGGTCCTGAACGAATAATATAGTTCAATGTAAGGAATGGATTCATCACTGAAAATTCTTGTCCCAACGAACCAGATGTTTTAACTCCACCCGAAGATGGTAGATATTGACTTTGTCCTATAGTCGTTGGACCTTTATCTGATAGAGAACCAGTATCACTAGGAATGGCGCTATCTACTCTAGTAGAATAATATTGTTGCCCAGTTGACCCTTTCATGCTGTGTTCATGTTCAGGTAAATTATTAACTGTTAAACTATTAGAACTCTGGCCTCCACTGTCTCCAAGGTTATCTGGTGCTGTTCCTGCTACTCTATCTATGTTGCCGCCTCCGGCATCAATATAGCTACCCAACGAATTCGGAACAGTATTATTGTTATCCATATTGTCTTTGCCCAAAGGAAATCTTCCTCTTAAATCAGGCAATCTAAACGTACCAACACCATTGAGTGCTATAGAATTATATCTGTTTCCTAAAACGTCATACAAATCCGGAAACTTTGATCTTTCTACTTCGCTACCATCGCACAAAAGATAACCATATGGTGCTTCTGTACCTGCATATGGTAATATCCCCCCAATCGGCACTGCTAAATCAGAAACAAATGTATTCCTTGTTTGTTTTAGTAGACCTTCCGTTGATCTGTATACTAAAACATAATCATTCTTTTTCGATAAGTTAGGTGAAGGTTCGTTTTTAGAACTGATCAACGCAGAAGTTAATGTAGTATTAAAAGTTTTAGTGAGTCCACCGACTTGTCCGTCAAATGTGAAACTAGGAGATGTCACATCCCCTTCCATCTTGAAAGTTGTGACAAATTTAAGATTAGTAGAAGTTGCCGAATTTCCTGTAATGTTTCCAGAAAGCACTCCCTGAAGGGTTTCAGCAACGACAGTCTTAGCATGGACTGTGTTCCATCGTTTTAATTCTGACCCGACATCATATGTGTCTTTGAGTTTAGGTTGTATATTATGGAATTGTGATGTACCTGTGACATCTATTCCATCTCCGACTAATAGGTTTTTAGTAATAGCTGCACCACCGGCGGTAATCAAAGTGCCGTTTTCAAAATTGGTGCTAGCGGTAGTATCTGTTAATATCAACGATCCATTAGATTTAATATTTCCATCAACGTCTAATGCTTCTGTTGGAGCTGCGACATTTATACCTACAGTATTTTCTAAAACTCTAAGAATCGTATTAGGAATGCCATCTCGATTGACCTGTAAATCAATACTAGATCCGGGACTGGCATTATAAATTTTTCCTGCTATATCGCTGTTAGAAATACTGAAAGTACCGTTAACACCTAAAGTAATGCCTTGATTGTTCCTGACGTTAATTCCGTATTCTGTAGTATTGACAATGTCAGATCTTAAAAATTTACTGGCTGCTATCTCTACATTATTAATTGTAAGAGATTCTGCAGAAGTATTGGTTCCCCAAATTTTTGTATCTAATCCTCCCGTACCAATTTCATTACTGGTAAGATTCATACCTGATTTGATGGAGGTGAATCCACTGATCGATACCTTAGGTGTAAAACTATCTTTACTGAAAATAATTACAGGTATGTCTTCAATATAAAAAGTTAAGACCACACGCGAAATATTATCAGAATCTATAATCTGTTCTACCAACGGTCCGCTTCTTAGACCTGTTGAAAAATTAGGCCCTACTAAAATCCAACGTGTTCCAGAGAATACATATAACTGTTGATTAGTTGTATCTACCCATAACTCGCCAACTTTAGATGAAGCTACTGCAGGTTCTACACTGCTCTTCTGGATCTGAGATGCTGCTTTCCAAGTAGTACCATCAAAAACTTGTAGAGACGACACAGCTTCTGAAGAATCATACCATAGTTGTCCTTCTACTGGGTTTACTGGTGCAGTGCTCTTTGCAAAATTTTCTAATATCGCTAAAAAATTTTCGGCAATGGTTTGACCATATCCCGTAACATTTCGGCCTGGAAATGTCAAACTGGTATCTGTACTTGATGTATTGTCATACACCGTGATCGGTAATTTATTATCTTTGTCTGTAAAGTTTACGATATATGGCATTTTTATACCTCAACAAAACTTGTGAGACTTTGAATTCTAATAGTGTAATCTATTTGAATTAAACGATTTAAAGATTTTTGTACGGGATGGAATATCACATGAGTCAATAATTTTCCATCTCCGCTAGGATTGTATGATTTTAATCCTAATTCATCGAAAATAAAATCGCCATTCATAGTCTGGCTGTTATCAAATGCTTCTTGACCGTCAGGTTCGCCGTAGTCTAAAATACAGGAAATTAAGATGTCGCTGTATGTGGCTCCGCTAATATGTCTTATTTCCATCTTATTTCTTACTGGATCTAAATTTGCATCTGCATTCTGATCAATTATTTTAAAATAAGTTTGATTATATAAACTTGTATTAATACCAACAGTATTTGGAGTCAAATAGGTGATTAATCCTGTCGGGTCAACGGTTGTGCCTCCGTTTCCAAATACCATTTCATAGATGGTACCCTGTCCTTGATTGGACAAAGCATTTACCATGGCTATACTCATATTTTCATAATGTATAGCATTGCGTTTATCTATAAAAACTTCTTGTGTTTCTGGGTCAAAAATCTTAATATGCCCTTCAAAATGGACTCCTCCGATCTCGTTAGGGCGTTTTTCGGCGATTTTTGCTTGTTCCGATTCAATATTTTTGGGCATATTAGTCTCTGGCTTTGTCATAATAGTGTATTTATTCTGGTAATTCTGTTGTCTTAGCCGCTATGAATCTTGCGATAGGCGTATCGTTAGACAACAAACTTATTCCTTTGCTGGCAGTAACTTGGCCTCTTTCGTACCAAATTCTTCCTACTTTCCTTACGATTGTTATTCTAGTTCCGGCTGCAACTTTTTCTGTTAACCTAATATACGGAGTAAGTCCGTCGACTGAAAATTCAGCTTCTTCTATAGTATCTGATGTTGGACTGGTAGCTCCTAGTGTTTGGTCATACAAGCTGACAGAATTCTTTCTTAATCTACGGCCGCCTACAAATACTTCTATCTCATCGCAGCAGTAATAATTATTAGGAATAGAATTTCGAATCCATCCAGATCTGTTAGAATTTTTAGGGGTATAATCTAACGGACCAATGATAAGACTACTACCATCACTGACGAAATCTGTTTTCTCTTGAGATTCTAAATATGGAAGTGTTTCGTCTGCTCCAACACTTACCACATAACTATCTTTAGCATGAGATTCTTTAATTGAAGTTCCCAGACATCCTCTTCTTAATTGGCTAACAATATTACCTTGGATCACAAAATATTCTATTCTTTCATTGTTAATAATCACAACACCTGGAATATTTCTCAATTGGTCAGGTATCGATAGAGTGCTGGTATCAGTTAATTCCATTGAAGTATCATAATATTTCAATTCCTTGGCCAATAAAATTTGATTAGATTTTGAATATCTCTTATAATGGTAATTATTCAACATATCCTTATGAATTTCAAAAGCTCTGGGAGATTCGTATACAATATTACCGAATTCGATAATCTTGATTTTATCGTTGACTGATGTTTCGTCATTTAGATACACTATAGATCTAGCAGGATCAAGATAATAATCTCTGTCTCTTGTGAGACGATAACCATTTTTATAGACCCACAGATAATTTACATCAACAGGAGTTCTAGCTAATTTATAATTGATTTGACCTCCTGCGAATTCGTCGGAAATCAAATTCATAGTAGGATACTCGGAGAACCAAGTAACAATTATTTCATCTGTTTGATTTAATACTAAAGACGGACTGAATAGTAGATTGTAATTATCAACAAAGTATTCTGCTCTGGTATCAGTGGTTATTCTAATGATATCACCAATTTCTAAATTACTCTGAGGAACATTGATTAAGTTTAGATTACCATTATAGGTATAATCTATAACGAATCTCTGTAGAACATTATTAATATAAACCTTAATAGAGCCAGACACGATAGTACCTATAGCTTCATTAGGATCAACACCTACTTCGATATTATTATTTGTTCCATCGTACACCACATATGTTGTATCGACACCAACTAAAACTCTACCATTGATTTCTACAATGATATTAGAAACTGCCGAAGCTTTAGATAAAACTACGAACCTGTCTAAGTCATAAGACCTAGAACTACCGTCATAAACAATCACTTGCTTGTTGATTCGAGTAAACGGCACATTAGTAGAATCGGTTTCTTCAGAAGCTCCAAAACAAATTATCTTAACAACTTTTCTAAATTCAGGAGCAGTTCCAAATTGCACTATTGTCTTATCCTTAGTCTCAATAAAATCAGTGCTATCGGCGAATCCGACATTTATAATTTCACCATCAACAGTGACTAATACCGATGATGTTTGATTGTATAAGGCCTTAGTTAGGAATAAATTCGTAGTACCGTCGGCAACGAACTCTTGATAATCTAAAAGTTGTATACCTCCAATTCCTATAGAAATAATCTCAACTATTGACCCCAATGCTGGTGCAACATTAAATTCTACGGTATTTGTGATAAAATTAATTGAATAATTTATAGAGCTATCGCCTGTGTATTCTTGTTTTATTTTATCAATATAAACCATTACAGAACTAGCTTCAAAAATCGTCAATCCGATATCGTATGTTAAAGTATGACCATCTCCTATAACCACTTTGTTTTGTATTGCAGATGCTCCTGGACTAGTTAACGTAAAGACCTTGAAGCTTAGACTGTCTAATACTTGACCAGGAAGATTTTCTTCTGGAGCAGGAACATTATCCGGTGTTATAAATTTATCACCGTCAATTACAATCTCTTCCGGAGTCAGTCCAGCTGCTGTTACGTATGCTCCACCAATTGCTGCAAGACTGCCTCCACTGATTCTAGTATCTAGTAAGTTCACGTCAGTAATTGTTACCGATCCATCACTGTCTAATTTTCTAAAAATCAGTGTATCACCCGGATTGGTGCTGATATAATCATGTATTTCTACAATATTAGTAGAACCGTCGCCGACAAAAGTCGGTAGCAGAGCATTATTAGGTGCTAGAGTTCTTCCATTGGGCTGTGGCGTTGAACCGTCATATGCTAAGAAATACGGATCATCTACTCTTATAGGTCGATTTTCATTGACTCTTCTCAAATATATAGATATAGGTTGATTATTTTCTGGAACATAAGGCAAGACCACAAATGTAGTACTACCATCGGCTACATAATAAAAATCAGAATTACTCTCAACACTGTCCCAGTTATCGGTAAACCACGGTAAGGCGTCCCATCCTCCTGTTACATCAAAGGTTGTTCCTTGAACTTGCACTCCTCCGTAATCTATTCCGGTCATGAGTTGATTGATTTCTTTACCCAGCATACCAGCAGTTGGTTGATAATATTTTTCAATTCTATTAACACTATCTAATAACTGATCATTCTTATCATATTCGATGACTATGATATCGCCTGCTATTGGAGCAACAAAAAATCTAACTTTACCTTTTAATACTGTATAACCACTTTCTTTAACTGTATAAAGATTTATTTCATATTCGTTAGGTAAAACTAATTGATTATTTTTTACTATATGGATCTTAGTTTTATCTGTGCTAGGCGGATAGTTTAAATTAAACATTGCACTATATCCTGTAGCAGTAAAAGTTTGTGTATTTGTAAAACTATTATATAGACCCTGTTTCGCTATTCTATCAAATTTTATCCCTAGATCAAAACTTCTTATCTTAGTGTTACCTAATATAGCAACAGCATTGGCAATATCTGTATTGGTTCCGTTACCCCCGACAAGAGATATTGACGGCGTTTTTGTATAACCGTATCCTTGATTGTCTACTCTGATTCCAGATACTCGTCCACTAGATATAAAAGCTGTAGCAGAAGCTCCGATACCGTTACCTTCTATAAGAACTATAGGAGGAGTTTTATATCCCGAACCTGGATTGTTTATCTGGATATCGACGATTGAGAAACCGTTGTTCTCTGCCCAGGATTTCCAAGGATATTCATCAAATCTATTATAAGTTGAACCAACTGGCAATATTTTTCCGTCTCTAACTGACCAAGCGGCAGGAAGATCAAAATCTGTTAGGGCCGAACCATAATTGTTTTTATCAGTATATCTTGATGTATATTCTCTGACCGTGGTCCTATATGGTTTGACTTCGTCTATGTAATTTCTGAATTGATCTAAATTATCATTTTTATAATTAGGACGTTGATCTAAATCGCCAACATTATGTATTGCATTTAAAAAGCTGGTCTTAAATGCCCAATCTATATATTGTTGTTCTGAGTAAGCATATTTTATCGAACTAAAGAATAATTTATTCCATTCTACACTTAGATCATCAACAAAAATGTCTTCTTTTGCTGCTTTGAGAATCATTCGTAATTCTTTGATAGGTTGTAGATCATATAATACAGAATCATAAGATCCTATATTGTCATATCCTAAAGACGCTGTAACCGCATTGTATAAAGATTCTTTAATACTGATAGTTCCATTTTGTCTACCTATCAAATTATAGTTGTTTAGAATAGACCCCATGCCGGTTTCAGTTCTTTCTAAGACTGCCCATCCGCCGCTGCCAAATTCTTTGATTCTTAATAGAGATCCTTGTGTTATAGTAATTGATGGTTCTTGGTACAGATAATTAATTTCTTTGAATATTTTAGATTTTTCATCAAATCCGGTTGCCCACCAATCAGTATATTCCCAATACAAGCTGGTATTATAACCTTGAGATTTTCTTCTGTAGAATATTTTTCTCAATTGGTCCCAACCGTATAAGCTCCAGAAATTCTTATCTGTAGAATCTGTTCTAACTAACACTGAGAAAGGTCTTATTTTCACTATAGCAGTAGTGTATTTTCTACCTTTTGTCAAGACTGTACAAGTTGCCACACGACCTTGGGTATCTAAAGTCACGGCGGCCTTTGCGCCAGTGCCGGTGCCTTCAATTTCTATAAACGGCACTGTTCTATATCCGAATCCAGAATCAATAATATCTATAGTGTCAATTTGACCATTGATGATATTAGCTCTGAATTCTGCTTTTCTAATCTTAGCTGTCCCTACCTGTTCTAGATCGATATATTCATCTACAGCAATATCATATTCGTTGAGCTCTTCGCTAGGCAACGGATCTACACTATTAAGATTTTCAAAATTAATTAAATCAGTAAAGGGTCTGGTTTTTAATATACTGTTAATGTTATCAATTACAATCTTAAGTGCTTTGTTTCTATTAACAAACATAGTTTGTCTAGGTCTAAAACCAAGTCCATATCTTTGGTTACTTGACAAACTGAAATCTGGTACGGTATTACCTGCCTGATCAAAACCCACAAGACTGTCTAACCACTTTCTCTCAAGGGTATCAGCAGGCAACGAATCCGCAACTCCTTCGGTCAATAATTGATATTCTCTGTGTACAGGATTTAGATTTAATTTGGCTAAATTGTATTCGATATTAATTCTTGCGGTATCGCTGTTTAGAATTGTTTTGAAATTATAGAAAGCGAACTTATCAGAATCTAGAATTGCTACAAAAGGAATCCCTGTTCCGATAGGATTATTAATATAGGAATTTATAGATGCAGTAGATAATCTTCTATTCGCAGCATCGGGCAATGTAGTTTTATTTTTCACCCAATAATAATATAATGTTCCTGTAGGATTTCCTGTTGAAGGATTGACCAGCACCTTGGTGTTATATACTGTGTCATCGGCATTTTTTGGTTGCCCAGAAATTCCTTCGGCGAGTCCTTCAACAGTATCAGCTAGAATACTCCATTCTGATGGTAACAGAGGAGTCTCTACCCATTCATAAACATCAATGCTGGAACCCGTTGCCTGATTATTCCAGTTTCCTATTCTATAGCTTAGATCGTCTTGTTCATAATTAATAAACTTTACGGTACTTAGATTCCACCATACTTCACCTACTTGATCCTCAAACCATGCTTGAGATTCATCTACCGTAACTGTATCATCACCTAGCATATAAATGGCAGGATCATAGATTGTTTTGTATTTTATATCTTGGTCGGCAATCGACAAAGTTTTTAATTTATAATGATCTACAATATCTAAATCAGCTAATTTAATATTTTTCTTATCATCATAAATTTCTATATTCTTGATAGAATCTATATCAACCTGCTGTGCTTGTTGTCTAATAACAGCAAGACTGTTTACTGCTGAATCTTTTTTAAATAGTCGAACCATCCCAACTTCTATATTATTAACTTTATATGTTGGGGAACCAACTACGATAGTAGAGCTTGTACAATCGACCGAATTACCAAAAGATTCGAAAGAAACAAAATCAGCTTCTAGTTTTTCGGCTAACAAGTAACCTTGATCTTTTCTTTCAAACACGTACACCTGTCCAGGATATCCCAATTTAGTACTGTAGGTAGTGCGTCTACTATCAAATGTACTGGTGCCAGAATCGAATGTTGTTAATAAATCATAACCAGAATTTTTTGCTCCGACAACTATTCTTTCAGTGGCCGCACTAATCGACACGCTAGATCCAAAATACTCATTGGTATAATTTTCAAAACTCTCAAGTTTCTGTACTAGTCTGAACTGGGATTCGGTAGAACTATTTTTCCTAAATATATATACTGCGCCCTGATTTTGTTTTATAATGTCTGCAAGAGGGCTACTTACAATAATGGTGGTTCCCGAAGCATCTATGTCTACAGAATATCCGAACTGATCGCCCGAACTTATTTCAGCCGAAGTAACAGTGCTATCATTTATTTCATCTAAATTAGAAGCAGCTATTGTCTGTGTAAGTTCGTAAACACCATAGATATTTTTTTGATATATGAATACCTTTCCTGTATTAGTTACAGAACTATCTCCTATATTACTCCAAGGTTCTCCATCATCAGGTTTTTCGTTCAAACTGGTGCTGGTTGAGCCGTCATTGAGATTAAGATCTAAAAGTATATGATATCCGGATTGATACTTGACAACATCGCCGGCAAGGTACTCTTGATAAGGACTCCAAATTCCTTTGTAATTTGCAAAATATTGTGCATCGCCATTTGGAATTCCTACCACTAGTATTGAACTGTCTCTAGACATAGCTAGGCTATGACCGAACTGATCGCCGTCTTTGATTAATTCTGCAAGCTGTGATTGATCTAACAATCCCAAGGCCAATGTTGATCCATCGTCATCTAAGGCAACACTGCTTGGTAAAGAATTGTTAGTGGCTATTGGATCTAATTTGATCCAGTCAACTGTAGACAGTGTAAGAGAACTTCCGTCATAGACATTATCCGATAATGCTTTCCAGAGACTGCCATCAGACCATACTATACTGCCCTCGGGATATTCAGTATAAGGTGACAGGATAGGATCATAAGGTCCGTATATGCCCAGATACTTGGTGCTTTCGTAGTGCTTCCATTTTGTACCATCAAATTCGTATAGATAGACTCTTCCTTTGCCTGTACTAGAACCAATTTGGACATCGCACAATGATCCTTTTGCAGCCACTGCCATGACATAGCCCGATTCGGATATCGATATGGTAATAGAGCTGCCAAATAGTTCGTAGGTTCTAGGTCTAGGACTTACAATGTTGGTTTGATTTTCCCATTGCCCGTTGACAAATTTATAAAGAGATATCATACCTTGGTTAACATAACCTGTTCCCAATCCAACTGCGGATGCTTCTACTAATGTAGCAGGTTGCCAATCTTCGGTTGTGAAATTAATGGTACTGCCGTCTCCGGCGGAAACATTGTTTACCGCTTCCCACAATTTTCCTTTGTGTAAGACAATATCTCCTGCCAAATAACTAGAAGTAGAAAGTTCTCCTCTAAATTTACTAGGTACTGCACTGGCCATAGGAGTTCCTATAGCTAACCATATACCATCAGGAGATACTGCTAATGTTTCCCCGAAGACACCGTTCACTGCTGTTTCAAAACCATCTGCAGGAGGTATGATTTGTGTTAACAATAAAGAACCATTTATGCTAGATCTATCAGAATATACCATCACAAATTCTGATGCAGGTATACTGGTAATTACATGCTTTCTCTGTTCTACGTATATTACGGTAGATCCTAAATTAATCGGAGCTGTTATTCCATAATCTTTGAGTTCATGAGATTTATACTGTTTGGTTTTTTCAATAACTTCCCATTGTTCGCTACCGTTATTATTGATCCATAGTCTAGCACCTTGTTGCAACATGGCCAATGTCTGAGGATCAACGCTTGAATAATCATCAAACTTGGCTTCTGTGAATAGACCAATAATTGCATGAGTACTGTCCTCTATAACAGGATCATCTGATGAAGTAGGAGTTACTGTAAAGGTAGTGAGTGTCACTGCAGAAATTTTAAAGAATCCTGTGAGATTTAAAACTTTAGTGATGCCGATGATGTCATCTACGGCCAGACCATGAGATCTATTCGTGGTAACAACAACCACCGAATCGACCTTTTCTACAGCTACTATTCTTAATGACAATTCTTCGTTGTACCTTAAAACTGTCCAAGAATAATTATTAAATGTTATCCATATGTGAGAATTGTCATCGACTTGACTGATGTCTATATCAAGAATACCATCTTTATTATAAACAATAAAATCGACATCGGACGTATGAACGAATCCAGCTGATCGAGAATTTCCTGTATAAAAACTAATAGGATTTATATCAGTAGTAAAAGTTCTCGGTCTTATAGTAAACATCGACGAATCTATTCTTAGATTCTGGTCAACTATAACATTGCTCTTAGACGATGTGATAATCACAGGCTGAGGATTGATAACTAAAGAATCTTTGGTGATAGAAAATTCAATTTCTTTTATCTGTTCGGTGCCGCCAAACTCACCTATCTTAAAGGCCCATTCTTCGTTTAGAACAACACTATCGTCGGTGCTTCTGCTGAGCTTATCAAATACCTTAACGATCGAATTAGCTGTGCCTTTTTCTCTTATGAATCCTTGATAAAGTCTAAATTGACTTACATCGTCTTCGGCCAATGCCTGTAGATATTCTCTGGGTTGATATCCGATAGCATGTCTAGCTAGATCTCTTTGACTAGATCCCACACCGTCTGCTTCAACTTCGTAATAATCATTAAATTGATTTATTCTATAATCGAAATTAGCTACTAATCCCTTGGTAGGCACTGAGTCTAGTTTTGACCATTTGGTTTCGTCAATGTTTTCGACACCTAATTGATTTTGTTTGCTGACCCAATAGTATGATCTATAGGCAACAATATCGCCCAATCTATAATCTGTAAAGGGCCTCCAAGTTTCAATTTTAACATTATCGAATAAAAATCCTGGACTGGTATAATCGCCGTCCCAATCAACTGTGCGGAACCCTCGACTCTTGATTCTCATTTGACGATAACCTGTCGGCTTGTCATAGATTACATCGTTAAACACTGTCCTGTCATCGAATATAGTAACATGTTCTTTGAGAACAAAATTTGCTCTCATGAAGTATATTCCTGTATTAGAATCTACTGTAGAAAGAACTAGTGTTTTATAATCTCTAGAAACATTTATAAAATTCGGAGAAAGCGGGGTACCATCTTCTTTTAAGATCTGATAATCATAAAAACTATCTAAGAAATTATCAGCCACTCCGATAGAAACCTTGGCTGTGATCTTGGCTGCACTAGGACTTAGAGTCAATAATGATCCTATACTCCAATTATGCTTAGTCCAGAACATAAATTCTTTTACAGATGTAAACCAATCTACTGTGCTTTGAGTAGCAGGGTCGTATCCATCAAAAACGAATCCTATGCTTATTAGATATTCTTGATAACCTAATAAGAAATCCACAACTTCTTGTATCTTGGTCATTAATCGACCATATGGCATTTTCTTCAGAGCAAGTTTATTAAATTTATTTCTTCTAAATGCCTGTACCGCGTTCTTTAAAGGCAAATCAGGTAATTGTTTCCAAAGTGTTTTATCAAACACATTCGTGCTAGTGTGGCTAGATAAACTTCTGTAATAATTGTTATTGTATTTTACGACAACGCCGTTGCCATAAAACTTTTCTTCAGTCCAGTTTAAAAAGCTCTCGCTGACTCCCCCAACAGATATAATAGGATCGGACTGAGAGGTTAAAGATTCGTAATAGTAAAAGAAAGGATTTTTATTATCATAGCCTTGTATCTTCCAGCCTTGAATGGTCTTTTCTAATATTACTCCGCTGTAAACCAGAGAAAAAATAGGAGAACTAACATTAAAAATAATATCGTAATTTTCCGGCGGAATAAAAACATTGCTGGTAGAAGAATTTGGATTCTTACTATCTAGTAGATATTTTTGTTGAGGTTGATCGACAAATCCAGAAAGACGTGTACTTAAATTTACATCTATATTAGATATTTTTTCCGAGAGCACACTGATAGGAGTAGTTTTGCTCTTAAGATAATTAGAAACATAATTTACTAGTCCAGATACGATTTTTGTAGAACTATTTTCATAAATGACATCTGCAATAGTAGAAAAAGTTTCTGTATTTCTATTAACAGTTTGTCCTAGAATATTAATGGTTATTTCAGATTTATTAAAATTATCAGTAATATATTCAAACGGTTTTAACAGGCATAGAGCAATGATATAAGCGAAAGGCCATTCGCTGCTAGATCTCCATGCAGCTTCAACCGGAGCTACGCTACCTATGTCAAAAGATCCTTGATTATTAAATAATGTGAAATTCGTTGCTAGGCCCGAATTCAAAGGACTCAGTAACTTACCGTCACCGTCTACGGGAATATGATTTATGAGAGAAGGTCTCTGATACCTCTTATACGTGCCTGCTCTACTACCCTGACGTATAATTCCGTTCGTTAGATCTTCCCATAGGATTAAATTATTACGAGTGTATGGTGCAGGACCATACAAATTTTCCCACCAGTTTGGTTTTTCACTAAACCCAAGCATTTCCCATGGACATAAATGAGGTCTATCTGTATCATAAAACCATTTGTATATTCCTCTCCAGTATCCGGGCAGATTCTTAGTCCCTGTGGGGTCCGCCATGTTTGAGTAGGTATAGGTAAAAGGATTCTCACTGTCGAAATACACATTATTGATATAATCAATATTTGTATCTGCAATCCATTTTAAGAATTCAATAGATACGATATTATCAACTGAAGGTTTATCGTATAACGAATTTCCATAATAACCCCCTAATATTTTATCGTTATCAAAAATACTTTCATCATATTTTTGTTTAATATTATTATAGATTCTGTACTCTAATTCTAATAATAAGTCGTCTCTAAAATCTCCATAGCTGGCAGTTATACTACCATCATGTCCTTGTATGACCTCTCTCGGTTCTATGAAAGTATCGTCCATATACTTCATAGGTTTATATTTTTTATATAATCCTAGCTTGGTAGGAGTAGGAGGAATATAATTACTATAAGATGAAACATATTCTCTTATTTGTATCTGATCGCCTTCTGATAAATCTATCTTTAGATTAATAAAACCAAAAATAGAATTAAATTCGTATTGTTCTCCGTGTAGTAATTGCTCTCCGTTATGATAAACATACACTGACCTAGAGCTCAAAGTTTCTAGATCAAATTTTTCTGATAAAGCAAAAGTTTTGATTCCTGTATCTTCTACAACATAATCAATAGAAGTAAAAGCACCACTGCCTACCATGTCGGATTCAGAAAAGGGCCTAGATGAATTTTGTGTTTTGCTTATTTCTTCTAAAATTTGATCAACAAAATCTTTTGGCTCTTGGTCGAAATATAAATTGTAGGCTAGATCTATAAATGTGTTTTTAAAATCAGTATAGGATTTCTTAGCGTACTGTATAGATTTAATGATATTAACTTCTTTATCGCATAATGATAAAATTGATAAAGGAGCTACATTACTGTGTTTTAAAAATCTATGACATCTATTTTCGAAAGTGTTTAGATCTCTAAGATTATTTGCTCCTGGAAATACTCCGGAAAAATCGTCTACTAAATCTAATCCTGTTAATACGTGATCAGATGCCTGACCCAGCGTAAAAGACTGGATTTCAGAATTTAAAGGATTTTTTTCTAGACCTAATGGTAATTCATAATATCCGGCAACAGGATCTAGGTCTGCAAAAATTTTTATAGTAACAGTATCATTGACACTAAACATTTGTTGAAAAATAAACTTATCTCTATTTCTCTGATAATTTGTACGATACCTAATACCATTTTTATAAAAAATAATTTTTCTAATTTGTGAATCTTGAACAGAATCCCAATCAACAGCCGCACTCTTGATAGTGTCTGTGATTTCTGTGATAACTATGGTGTCGATTATGGGTTGTGAATAATCATTATCTAACAATATCCAACTGTTAGCATATTCACTGTTAGGGTTGAATTTATAAAATCCTGTTTTGAATTTCTTTGTATAGATGGCATCGGAAATCTTATAATCAAACTCCAGATAATCTAAATCAAAACTAAATTTAATGTCCCCAACGTTTTCAATATTAAGATAAGACAAGGCAAATCCTAATTCAGTGTCACTGACTCCTGATCCTTTTTGATATCCTAGAATTCTTGTTCCGCCAAACGATGTAACAGGATATGTTTGACTATCTGAAAAAGAAACACCATTGGCATCAAATAAATCGAATAGAGGTTCTTGATTGGCTGATGTTTTTTCTTGACTCTTGACCCAATTTGTGCCGTTGTAGTGATACATAAGGCCTGAGTTGTTTGTTCCCCTTCTAATCAATACACATTCATTAATCAACGACTCGCTGTCCGCGGTCTTTCTAAGATTAATCTGTTTATTTCCGTTATGAGTGATAAAATGAACTTCATAAATTCTATTGTTAGCAAGACTGTCTGTATCAGCGATCACTAGAATTCTGGCGCCTTCAAAAATTGGTTCGCCGTCAATTAGATAACCGCTACTGCCTTCTATGACAGAAAATACATCTTTAGTAAAATCATCAACATAATCTACAGTTTGCTTGGCTACACTGCCATGATTATAAAGTTGTAGATTAGCCTGAAATTCTATAATAGGTCTTTTGGCTCTAGAAATTTCAGCCGCTTCAAAACTAGTTCCGTTAAATTGATGAGCATAATCTAACACATTTCTATGAAACCATCGATTATATCTACTCCAAGGATTCGAATCTATACTAGACTTATTGATAGTGACATAGTCCTTGACCGACGGATATGCTGTAGCATCATCAAACGGTTGCGTGTCAAATCCACCATTATCAAATAAGATTTCTTCTGAACTATTACCGGTTAAATTTGCAGATACGATTAGATCAGAAAATTTAGTCAGCGTGATTTTTTTTCCTACACCTTCTACTATCCACTTATCGTCTAAGTTCGCATATTTTTCAGGAGAAATCTGTCCTGAAAAATAAATTACCATGCCATTAGATAATTCTATATTATTACTGCCCAGATAAGAAGACTTGCCTATGATTTCTTTTTCTACATCAATTTTTGTGTTAGTATCAACATTAGAAATAATAAATCTACCCACTCGATTTATATCTGTGGTACTCTGATAAAATAAAATATCTGGTGCATTCATTGGTACTGAAAATATCACTGTACCTCTTTCTGCACCGTTGTTGGTTACCCCTGTATTATAATCAAATTGGCTAGCGATGCCGACGTCTTCAATATACTCCCAGTCTTGACTATTTTCGTCGATGGTGCTGCCGTCTACAGCAAAAATTGTGGTTTTAGATTTCCATAATTTTTCATTGAAGACTACCAGCTCCCCCGGAGCATAATCTCTATTAGGATTGTATAACAGTCGACCAATATCTACATTGGTTTTAATCGTAAAACCGTTGCCCGGAGCACTGACTTGAAATTTGTATGTTTGTCCTCGATACAGTGTTATAGTCGGATTATTAGTCATGCCGTCGGGAGTAAAGACAAAAACACTGCCTTTACCTAGAGCGACCCGATAGGTGCTGGTTATTCTTTGTGCTTGTCCAGTAATCTTAACCGGCGGCGGACCAGCCGGAACCCAGTAGTACTCTCTATAATTTACAAACTTGTCCCAATCAATCGGAGGATTCCATGTGTAATGATCTTGACTAGTGACGACTGCATCTAACTCTTCGGTATTGCCAAAGAATTTAATTTGATTTTTAAAATCAAGATAGTCATAGAACGAGGTCACTATCTCATTCTGCTTGACCGTAACGCCTGGCTCTAATTGATACCTACTACGTAATGTCTGGTCAGTATCAAGATAAACATCGGTAGGTACAAAAGTTTTACCGTATCGTCTGCCGATATAGCCTACTGTCTTTTGTAGTGTTCCTGGCTGAGTAAGAGGGTCTAAAACCGCTGATAAAAATTTACTGTTGCTTTCCGTTTGAAAAACGTTAGGTAAGAGATCTACCGTTCTTCTAATAGGTAATCCGCTGTCTGGAAAATATTCTTGTGCCATATTATGTATTTGATACTATCGAATCTGACTGTGCTCTAATCTCTGATGCTGAAATAGATGTTACTATTTCTATATCATCAACTGTTGCTCCGCTGACAAAAATTTCATCTACTCTGCTTTGTATTTCAAATAAACTACCAAAGCTCTGTGTAGGTTGTCTAGGTACAATGATCATGTTAGATATATCAGGACTAACTGTATTGATCACATAGGTGATAAGTTCGCTGATGTAAAATCTGTCGCCGAAGTCCCAATTATTGATGTCAAAAAATTCATTTATCGAGGATATTATTCTTACTTTAAGGTCATTATCATTAATAAGTTTATTGGTATTCTTTACTACCTTGAACTTGGCCTGTAACTTAACATCTGCTGTTGCACCGAACAGTACCTTATATTCTACTGGGTGATAAATGATTTCGTCGCTGACTGTCTTTATTAGATTTAAATTCGATCCAAAACTGATACGGAGACTATCGCTATTAGGAGCTTCTGGCTTAGTAGATACGCCGGCCAAATAATTTCTAAACTGTGTATCATAATTTCTTGTTAAGATATAAACATCAATAATATTGCTAGAGCTAGGGTCTATTCTTCTATCGACCATTGCATTGTGAATATATTGAAACTTTAAGTTTGGCCTTCCGATGGCTGCAGAATATGTCGGTTCTAAAATCAAAGTGTTGGTAGTCCTATCAACCCTTTTGATTTGATTTTCGGTAGTATCATAAAAATAGATAAGTCTTCCGTCATAGTAGGTAGTGCTGTCTGCAAGATTGACTAAACTTTCCTTTTGTAGGATTAATATATCACCGTTAGTGTTGTCTATATATTGTTTTATCTTATTACCCAAATCATCATTGATTTCACGGAAGAATAGATATTTCAACATGAGATCAGGTCCAACTATGCGTTCAAAAGAATCAGGATTATCTATGACACCGTCATCGTCTGAATCAAAAAATGTTATTTTAATAGAATCTGAACTTTGGTAACCGTCATCAAATCTTATAGAATCTGCTATCTTAAATGTGATATCAGATTTCAGAGGCAGCAAAAGATCGCTATCAGGATTGATACCTAAAACTTTAATTTGATCGTAGACGATTTTACCTGTTTTGCTGTCATAGGTCTTGGCCTTGGCATCAAAATAAAATCTATTTTGAAACAGGCTAGAGAAAATATAATCTAATCCTCTTATTCTAATTACGTATTCATCAGCTTCTTTAATAAAAGCCAACAGCCAAGAAGAATCTAAATTATTATTTGTAGAATCTCCTGCTTTACCTAGATTAAAATTGCTTAACAGATTAAGATTAGAAGCGGTGATCAATTTCCATTCTCCGTCTGCGGCGCTATATCTAATTCCAAAATTTAAATTACTAAACATTTGATTTGCCATTTCGTTTTCTAATGCTGTTGACAAATTAGTTGTAAATTTTGGAACTATTCTAGTAGCAATGCTGCCTGTAGGAATTATATCGCTAAATTGAATGGCTCCTAATCCGGACTTGAGAATACCTAAATTTCCATTGGTACCATCCCCTGTGATCTTAATTACTTTGGTCCACAGGCTGTCTGTCTGTAAGACGTCAGTGTTATCAATGGGTACGATTTTTCCTTTCTTAAAAGCAAATCCTGTAGGTGGTACAAATTTTATCAAAGCTCCAGGAATAAGATATTTCAGGGTACTGGTTGTATATGTTCCTACCTTTAAGAGTAGATTTATATCAGACGTATTATAAAAATATCCTGTCGATAAATTAACATCAGACGTTACCATTTTCCAAATAGTATTCTGGTCGGTAAATAGAATCTTGTCAAATTTTGTTAGATAAAAATTATATACATCTACTTCATTCACTGTCTCTTCGATAGTGTTTCTTATGAAATTTAGAATTTCAATTCTATTAGTAAACTTAAAAGAAAGAGATCTTTCTATTTCTTCTTTGAAAATCAATCCATCATCTGCAAAAACATTTACAGAAGAATATTTTCCGCTGGCATCTATAATTTCATAATTTCTAGAAATTCCGCTGCTGGTTCTATTAATTGATTTAATTTTTAAAATGTTTTGTGATGCAGCCAACGGGGCAAGATTATAATCTTCCCCTGTTACCATACGATTCTGAGTATAATATTGGGCAGGTGCATTAATTCTAATTGTATCGATAGATTCGCTAGGGGAAGAAGAACTAATGGTATATTTTAAACCCAAGGTTATAGTTAGAGTATGACTTATACCTTGTTTGTTTGCATAAGGAATAGCTATTGTAATTCCTCTGAGTTCAGCCGGAGCTATCTGATAAGATAAGCCATTGCTAGTTCTATAATAAACTCTAAATTTTCCTTGCGGTAAATTGCCGTATACTCCATCAGCAAAAGCTAGATCAACCCTATCGTTCTCTTTGGTGATCACAGTGTAGATATCTCTAATATTCGATGTCACACTATTGTAGGCAATATTGTTTCCTGCCAATGCAGAAACTTTAGTCCATTCATTTAATTGTACGCCAGCAGAACTTAAAGCAAATAGCCATACATCGTTGTTATTGATGTTGTTCGCATCAACTGCTACTATTTCATTGGTAGTGGGTATGTCTATAGAAAAATCTGCTAGTTCCAAAGAACCTTGTTTAAACATCAGATAAAATCCGGTATTGGCACTGGTGCCGCCACGACCGTCATTTCTATAGACGAATCCTAATTGATTGCCTGGCGTGGGCGATTCTTCATATATTTCTTCTTTGCCCTTGAAGCTGGTACTGACCAGTTCAAAGGTCATGTTGCGACCTGCCACAACTTTGCTAAACGTAAAAATTGGCACGTCTGTAGATATAGTTCTAAATCTATATTGTTCGGTCTGTATGCCTTCGATGACATCTGATCCCTGACTTCTACCAAATTCTGTGTTGTCTGCCATAGCGGCATTTAGTACCGCAACAAATTGTTCTGCCCAATTTTGGTTGGTAGGATCGTTCCAAATAATAGTCTGTTGAGATAGATTTTTTCCGTTGCTGTCTAGAATATTCTCGGTGGTACTTACTGTATCAAATTTCAATAAACCTTTGGCGTTGATATTACGTTTAGCATTGTAGCTCAACATCTTAGCTAATCTTAATACAGATTCTTTACGTTCTGCTAATTCAATAAAGTTTTCTCTTGAAGCAAGATCAATACGAAACGCTAGACTTTGTCCTAGAAAAGCAATAGCGTCTATCAGGGCTAGGTATTCCGAGCTTTCGATATAATCATTGAAATCTTCAGGATAATTTTCCCTAAAATAAGAAATAATAACCCTACGAAGATTTTCAAAGTCGTAAGATTTGAAATCAGCATTTTTAAATGTCTGATAAATCCTAGTCCAGTCTTCGTTTAGAATTAAATTGTTTTGTCTAGAAGTTGTGGTCATAACCTATTCCTATCACGTATTTACCTTAAAAAATTAACTGCTCAGTTAATGATGTTGTTCTCTTTATCAAAATTAAAAATCATATTTTCGTTGATATTAAAAGGCAAATAAGTAACATCGGCCTGTATTCTAATGCCCATATCTGTGCTGTCTATCAGCACAGAATTTATAGAAACTCTTGGATCGTAATTTATAATTTCTTCTACATTATCGGAAATTAACTTTTTAACTTCCTCAGTGAAAGGTTCAAATAGCAAGTCCCATATTATGGTTCCAAAATCTGGATTCATTAATTTTTCGCCTTTACGAATGTAGAAATGATTAATGATATCTTGCTTGACCAAATCTATGTCATAGCTCTTATAGCCTTTTTTCATTTCATTAGAGTTAAAACCCTTGTATGTAAAAGCGGCTAAACTATCGCTTACTGATGCGTTTACTGACGCCACTGATTTTTTATTGTATAATTTTGCCATTATGTTTCCCTATCTGTGTTATCCGGTGTTAGAATATCCGGCGCTTGATTTTCATGAAGTGCCCATGGTTCGTGCATAGGAACACGCTTCATAATACTCTTCAGTGGCGTTTTTACTGCATATCGATTTTTTCCGTCCCATTTTTCCTTAGAACTAGTTTTGATATTATCGTGTGTAGATAAAGGTACTACAGGAATAGCCGTGGGCCCGTTTAAATGAATCTGTGAGGCTGTTTGCAGAATGGTGCCGCCGCTGGATATGCTTGTAACCAAGCCTGCTGTTAGTTTGCCGTCTGCTGCGGCAAATATCCTATACTCTTTTCCGGCCTCTGCATGGAAGCTACCAGAAACTGCTTTGATATTAACATTTCTTCCTGCTTCTAAATTGATATCTCTATCTGCTCTAATGTTTAGGTCGGTTTCGGTATGAATACTAATACTGTCTTCAGAAAAAATATCTATCTTGCCATTACTGGTAAGTTCTACCCAAGCGGTTCCTCGAGCATTACCAATATAGATCAAGTCTTCTGAATTATGAAATAAAATTTGATGCCCTGTTCTAGTTCTGATTCTAAAATACTCATTGTAGGGGATATCAGGATCTCCCTTTTCTTTGTTTTCAGTATCTGCATATTCAACGCCGCCTTCCCAGGGTTTTTTCTTGCGTTGATATCTATCATCCCCGTCATCCATGACTATGGAAGTTCCGCCTAGTCTACCAACTGGAACCGGAACTGGACTTTTGCTCTGCTGTTTACCTATAAACTGTTTTTTAGCTCCGTCACTTCTATCAAAAGGTCCAGGAGTTGATATGCCAAATACCGCATTAGGCACATTGCGTCTGCTAGACGATGTTGTGGTTCCTCGCACATCATCTTCTAAAAGACCTTGTTCTAAAAACCTGTCTGCGATAGGGTGTACAGGTTTTTTAATTTTATCAACAGCAAGACTTTTTTCTTGTTCGTTTGCCTTACGATTATATTCTCCGACCGGTAAAGGTTGGGTTGTGTCATATAATTTTTTTTGGTCGGCTGTGAGTTCAACATCCGTAGTTCCGCCGATGGCAGGAATCATTTGATTCATAAACCTACCAGGAACACAGGCTATAAAGTATCCCGAATCAGAGCTGCCGTTGACAAATACTACCAATACTGTTGTACCAATTTCCACTGTTGGAAACCACATACCATAACTTTTCTGCGTGTCTTGAAAATCTGATTTATTAAGACCAAGATATTCGTATGCGGTTACGCCGTAGAACGGTGATGCATATTTTACAGAATAGGTTTGATTCAAGTCTCCGATAGAATTTCCGTTCTCTCGTAGAAGGGTAACTTCTAGACCTGCCATGAATGCAGGATCGAGATAACCAACGACCTTGGCCAGTAGTATACCGGAAGGTAGTTTTCCTTCGTTCTCAGTTACCGGGCTGCGTTTTTCTTGTGCCATTATGCTAACATGCTCCCTGAGTTCTGAGTAGCTGGATCATCTGTTGGAGTAGTTTTTTCAGGTTCGTTCTTAGATGTATCGTACATGATTTGATTAAGTTTATTAACAGCTTCTTGACCTGCATAATCAAGGGCTTGGTTGACCTGACGTGCTAGATCAAGTGTCTGGGTAAACGTTCCATTACTAAATTTATTTTCTACACTTTTCACATGATAAATCCCGCTGAAAGGTGTGACAGTTCCACCATTGGGGAAATTATACAAACCTCCCTGACCTTTAACCCCTAGATTTGGTTCTAAAGGATTTCTCCACGTGATATAAACAAAAATCTGACTGCCTTCCCAATTCATAGTTCCGTCTGAGGTTATCTGTGAGTTAGGTCCGTATTCTGCTAGGTAGTTAGAATTTATTCCGCTATCGCTGAGAAAATAAGGATCTCCCAGTATGTCAATTTTGACACTGGTCATTTCTGCGCTAGATGCAAATGATTTATTAAATGCATCTGCCACAATTTGTTCTACAGTTTTTTCGCCGCTATATGAAGGTGCTGTTAATTTAGGATCTGGTTTAACTGGTGGAGAACCGTTTTGGCTAGTAGGCGGTGCTGTTCCAGCAACTATCACAGCTTTTTTGTTAGCTTCTAGCGCAGAATTCTGAATGTCTGAATTAGAAACCTTATCGTTCTGCTGCGGTGGTCTAGGCATAATACCTGTATAGAACATTCCGTTAAATGTTAAATCAAATCTTATAATATCATTATTCTGTCCTGTATACAAATAGTCATATCTCTTGCATATGATTTTTTCTAATTTGTCTTGTCCAGAAGCCGGAGTGGTGGGATTTTGATAATTAGTTGCGCTGACTTTAAAAGGTACGACTCTATAGATAAATTTCTTAGCTCTTACGTTTCTTATAGAATCAAAATCAAGCAGTTGTATTTGTACATCTATCCTGAACCAATCGACCATACCATCTTTGATATTCTCACCTTTAAGACTCTTTATACAATACTCTGAAGCCGACACGATATATTTTATGATTTCTGTGATTTTAGCTCCCTGCGGAAATTGAATTTCTCTCTGTTTAGGGTCTATGGTCATTCTATCTCTAACTATACGTCCTGTGGCCTCATCTATAATATCTCCTTCTAGTTTAAAATTATAGTTTCCGCCCGAGGTGGCTGAAAATCCCATACTGGCCGATCCTATTACTCCTTGCCCAAAAGTTTCTGCTGCGGCTTCTCTGGCCTGTACTGCTATACGCTGGGTAGCTGGTTTTTTAGGATCTGCCATAGCTTTGAGAACTTCAGCAGATGCACCACCGTCTAGTCCTACCGGATCCGATGCGTCGATAGGAAATACAACTTCATATAAATCCGGTATTGCTGCCAGTCCGTTATCAACATTTTTTATCTGTAATTGATTGAGTGCAACAATAAGACTCTGCGGACCTGAAGATAGAACTTCAGATACTTTCATTCCAGTTAATTTTAAATCAGTCGGTATGTTATTAATAACATCACTGAAACCTTGATGATGAAAAGGTGCAGCTTCCACCTTATATTTGCTGCCGCCTTCATTAACTGTAAATTCAGTTTTTGTTATTTTAATTGTAAAATATTTTGATAATGCATCTGAACCAGAAAATACAGCACCGCTGTCTTGGTAACCCAAGAACTCTAATTTTAAAAGGTACGGTGTATCATTTAGGTAAGAAGGATAGCCTGCATTAATTGCCGCAGCTTGCAGACTTTGCAAAAATAATCCTAGTGAGTATGGTTCATATATTTCAAAAGAAAAACTAGAAACATTGGTATTACCGGTTTTGGCTGATCCGCCCAATTGAGCCTGCATAACAAAGTTATCTACAAAATACTCAGGGGTTCCGTATTCAGTTTTTACCCGTTGGCTGTCATATCTACCTGCAGAAGAAAAAACCACATTTTTCATTGCTGCAGGATTGCCTCTATATGTCGAAGGATCGTTGAACTGACTAGGTTCTAAACAACAAAGAGTCCATAAAGGTACATAAGAAGCAAACTGTTCTAAGACATTTTCGTAAGGAGGTCCACCGACTGGTTTTTTGAATCCAAAAGTTTTTATTGCCAGAGTCTTGGCTGCATCTTGGATAATTTTATCCGGGCTTGCTGGATTTATGGTTGCTGCCGAACCGTTGCTTTGACCTGTGATAGCCTGAGCGGCACCTTGTATGATATTAGGTACTGTGGGTATATCTAATATAGGCCTTCCCGAAGGCATCAAAAGATTTCCTACTGTTTGTCCTATGTCTCTAAATATTGACATATTAGACCCCAATAAACTTTTCTAGGTTTGATTTTTTAGGACAATATATAGCAACTCCAGGTTCGAAATCATAAATTGGATCTCGTAAGACATCCATATTCCTCTGCACAAATACCCACCACAGCTCTGAATTTCCATAGAGATCGTAGGCTAAAAGATCTGGTCTATGTCTGTATTGTCCTTCGATAATATATCTAAAATCATCAGCTTCGGCAGGCACCGGACGAATTGTTAATAATTCTAAGTAAAGGTTATTTTGTTTGGTAGCAAAAAAAGGTGATGTTCTTTTATAGGTAGCCATATTATAGATATCCTACAGTTTTGCCGGCCGCATAATCATTTAGACTAAACTTACGTAATTTTGTTCTATTGTATATGGGCGCCACGGTTACAGAAATAGTGCTCATGATAGGAACCCAGGTATTGGCACCGTCAATATTACATTTGATATAATTTACATCGTCTTTGAAATCTACACTGAAACTTTTGATAATCACTGGTACTGAATTAAAAACTCTAGCACCATAGCCAGTTAGATTGCATATAATAGGAGGATTACCTACATTAGGACCTTGGCCAAAAAACATCTTGGTGGCTGTTCGTAGGAAAGTGGTACCTTGTATCCAATACTGAGCGTCTAATTCGCTTTCAACTGAAAACTCTCCGCTGATTTGTATATCGTCTATTTGACTGTTCTTGTAGGCATAGAAAGGTTGCATATTATGTACTGGATCTATCTGCGTATAATTAGCTTTACTGGCTACTGTGATTGTTGGTAAGTATGGCCAAACAAATCCGTTGGTGGCTGATAATCTAGAAAATGCCGAGCCGAATAATCCAAAATTACAATTCAGTTTAACACGCCAGTCGTCGGCCGTGCCCGGTTTTACTTCAACAAAGGCACCTTGTTGATTAAATAACTCTGCACCGCTGGGCAAGTTTTTTCCTCTAGCCACACTCAAAAGATTGTTAATCATTCCTGCTGCAGAAGATATGCCTGTGGCAAGTTGAGCTAGACCACCGCCCAGACCACCGCTGGCCAAACCTAATTTGTTTAAACTTGCACCTATAGCAGCACCGGCATTACTGACCGCACCAGCAACTCCTCCAAGAGATCCTAGTGCGCTGGTACCACCTGTGGCATTTGATGCTAGACTCTGTATAGGATTTCCTACACTGCCTAATGCTGTTTTTGCCTGCCCCATCATTGTATTAGCGGCAGCAGTGGCACCGTTTAGACCGCTGCCGAGTTCTCCGCTTAATCTGCCCACTGTTGCATCTACATTAGCTTTTAATGCTGCCGTATCAACTCCGGCCAAAGCAGTTTTAGCAGACTCTGCTGCAGAACCAACTTGGGATGATACGCTGTTGACTAGTTTAGCCAGAGGATTAATAGATAACGCCATTTTGACAAAATTTTCCTATTTTACTCTATTTATTCTTGACAAAATGTGCTACTATATTAACTATTGGAGAATACTGAGTATATGACAGAACAAAAAATAAAATATCTAACAAATAAGGATTTATTAAGAGAAATACACCTAAGTAAAAATACCTACTGTTCATACAAAGACCCTGTTCATTCTGACTACGATATCATACTTCCTAGTCTAGAAAAAATTAATATCAGGACTATAGCAGAAGCCAAAAGAAATAAAGCCACTAAGCTAGGAAAACAGGCCCACGAGGCCGCACAGAAAACAGGAAAAAAGACTTCTGCTAAAGAACATGAAGTAGATTATAAAAAGATTTCTAAACAGGATCTGGTATTTAGAATTATGACTTTTGAACATATACCGTTAGCGCCTGGTAGGAAAAAAACTTTGAAAAATACCGCAGACAGTCACGACAAAGTAAACTTTCCTCCTTTCCAACATTGGATATTTGACGAAAACAATAATCTCGTATGTGTTGGTAAGAGCCATTGGAAAGGTGATCTAGACAAAGGTAATTTTTCTAAGGATCATGGACAAATGACCAATAACCTCGCCCGCATGTTTTTGAAACTCTGCGAGCGTTATGCTACTAGAGGTAACGTCAGAGGATACACTTACAATGACGAAATGCGTGGTCAAGCCATTCTTCAACTAACTCAAATAGGACTACAATTCGATGAGTCAAAATCAGATAATCCTTTTGCTTACTATACTGCTGCTGTTACTAATTCATTCGTTAGAATTATCAACATTGAAAAGCGTAATCAAAACATTAGAGACGATATTCTAGAAATGAACGGTATGAATCCAAGTTGGACTAGGCAGAATAGCACCGGAGGAGGGGCAGTTAATACTGCTCCCGTTGACGGTAGCGATTGGGATTGATATATTAGATTATAAGTGTTATAATAAACTATGAATCTATTCAAGAAAGTAGCATGCTTCACGGATATCCATTTTGGTCTAAAGTCCGGTAGTAGAACTCACAATATAGACTGTGAAGAATTTGTCAAATGGTTCTGTGAGACCGCACGAGCAGAGGGGTGTGAAACCGCAATATTTCTAGGAGACTGGCACCATAATCGGTCAACGACTGATGTCAGTACTATGAATTATACGGTCAGTAATCTAGAAAGATTAAGCCAAAGTTTTGAACGTGTGTATTTCATCCTGGGCAATCATGATTTATTTTATAAGGACAAGCGAGAAATCAATTCTATCGAATTCATGCGCCTGTTTCCTAATATCATTCCAATCAAGGATACATTAACACAGGGTGACGTGACCATAATGCCATGGTTAGTAGCGGATGAGTGGAAAAACATACCCGATATAAAGAGTCGTTATATTTTTGGACACTTAGAATTGCCCAGCTTTTATATGAATGCCATGGTTCAGATGCCTGACCACGGTCAGCTACAACGAACACACTTTGTAAATCAAGACTTTGTATTCACCGGCCACTTCCACAAAAGACAAAGGGCAGGCAATATCATATACATCGGCAATGCATTTCCGCACAATTATGCAGATGCGGGCGACGACGAAAGAGGAATGATGATCCTCGAATGGGGTGGAGAACCCGAATATCGCACATGGCCTGGCCAACCCGTATACAGACTTTATAAACTAAGTCAGATCATTGATCGACCAGACGAATTGCTGCGAGAAAAAATGCACTGTCGTGTAACTATCGATCTTCCTATAACATTTGAGGAAGCAAATTTCATCAAAGAACAATTTGTTCCTCAATATAATCTACGTGAACTAATGCTGATTCCTGAAAAAGTAGAAATCGAAACAGCACAGGTAGCAGTAGATATTCAATTTGAAAGCGTCGATACTATTGTACTGAATCAAATCAATGCTATTGAAAGTGATACCTACGATAAAGGACTATTGGTAGACATTTATAAAGAATTATGATTAAGATCAAGAATCTAACTGTAAGAAATTTTATGAGCGTGGGTAATCAAACCCAGGCCATCGACTTCGACCGTGGTCAATTGACTCTAGTCTTAGGTGAAAATCTAGATCTAGGAGGTGATGATTCTGGGGCTCGCAACGGCACGGGCAAAACAACTATCATCAATGGCTTGAGTTATGCGATCTACGGTCAAGCCTTAACCAACATCAAACGAGATAATCTTATTAATAAGATTAACAGCAAAGGTATGTTGGTTACTGTGACCTTTGAAAAGGACGGAGTTGAGTATCATATAGAAAGAGGACGTAAGCCTAATCTATTAAAGTTCTCAATCAACGGTGAAGAACAAGAACTCAAAGATCTCGACGAAAGCCAAGGTGATTCTCGAGAAACTCAAAAATCAATTGAAGAAGTATTTTCAATGAGTCACGAAATGTTCAAGCATCTAGTAGCGTTGAACACCTATACAGAACCTTTTCTAAGTATGAAGGCCAGTGATCAGAGATCGATCATTGAACAGCTATTAGGTATCACACAATTATCAGAAAAAGCAGAGCATCTTAAAGAGCAAATTAAATTCACAAAAGATGCGATCTCTACAGAAAATACAAGAATAGAAACTGTAAAAGCTTCTAACGATCGTATACAACAAAGCATTGAAGCACTTGAAAGAAAACAACGTATCTGGGAAGATCAAAAAGAATCTTCTCTAGAAAATCTTAGAAAAAGCATAGACAGACTCAACAATATTGACATTGATCAAGAGATTAACAATCAAAAAAATCTCACAGAATGGTCAAAAAACAAAAAAGAAAAAGACAACCTCACTGCGCTGATCGCTAAACAGGTTGCTGCACTTGAAAAAGAGCAACGTCTATTAGAAAAACTTGAAAAAGAATTAGTCAGCTTGGCAGAGCACAAATGTCATGCCTGCGGACAGGACATTCATGACCATAAACATGAAGATATGCTTGCGACCAAATCTAAACAGGTCGAAGACAGCATGACTTCTGTCAAAGAACATGAACTAGAACTGGCAGATCTAAACGAAGCTCTAAAGCTATTGGGCGAGCTAGGAGCATGTCCTAGCGTTATATATAATACTCTAGAAGAAGCTCTGAATCATAAAAACACCTTAGACGGTCTAGAAAGAGATTTGATCATCAAAGAAGCCGAAGCGAATCCATATGCCGAGCAGATTGACGAGCTGCGCAAGACGGCAGTACAAGAGATCGATTGGAATTCTGTAAACGAATTAACTAGGATCAAAGATCATCAAGAGTTCCTGCATAAATTACTGACCAATAAAGATAGTTTTGTACGTAAACGCATCATAGATCAAAATCTAGCGTTCTTAAATCAACGATTGACCTACTATCTAGACAAAATAGGACTTCCGCACATCGTAGAATTCCAAAATGATCTAACAGTGATTATTACACAACTGGGTCAGGATCTAGATTTTGATAATCTCAGTCGAGGAGAACGTAATAGGCTAATACTTTCATTAAGTTGGGCATTTAGAGATGTATGGGAAAATCTATATCAAAGCATCAACCTGTTATTCATCGACGAACTGGTCGATTCAGGTATGGATGCCAGTGGTGTAGAGTCTAGTATCGCTGTATTGAAACGCATGACCAGAGAGCGAGATAAGAACGTTTTCTTAATTAGTCATAGAGACGATTTAACTAACCGTGTAAACCATGTGCTGAAAGTCATTAAAGAAAATGGGTTCACTAGTTACAGCAATGACGTGGAGATTTTAGCGTGAGCACCGAATCACACGACAAGATGATCGAAGCTTTCCAGCAGTATTTTAAATGGCAGGATCGTTTTGAGTATAGAAAATCAGATGAGGCAGGTATAAAGGCACGTTACTGGCTATCAGAAATACGCAATGAGGCATCAAAAAGACGAGTAGAAATACAGGCAAAACGCAAAGAACGAAAAAAAGCCAAGAAAGGCATACTAGGCAGGCCGCCCAAGGTAACTAAATGAGTGCAATGGACATATCAAAATCAATCTTTACTAGAAATCCCCGAAGGCTATATCGGATTCGTTTATCTAATCACTAATCTCACCACCGGACAAAAGTACATAGGCAAGAAACTAGCACAGTTCAAACGTACTAAACCACCACTCAAAGGCAAAAAACTTAAACGTAGATCCGTAGTAGAAAGCGATTGGCGCGACTATTGGGGCTCTTCTGATAGGTTAAACGCAGATGTCCAACAATTAGGTCCGGAAAACTTCACCAGAGAAATACTTTATCTTTGCAAATCTAAGGCAGAAATGTCATATCTTGAGGCTAGAGAGCAGTTTGAGCGCAGAGTTTTAGAAACAGACGACTA